TTTCATTTCTTTGCTAACTCTATGGTTAGGTATGGATTACCGTCGGCACCTGTAACAGAGTTTTCTCCGGCAATTTCGTAGTCCGGCATCAGCTTTGTAGCGCGGCGTGCTAGTGTTCTATAAAGTTTCACTCTACTCTCATCATCTGCTTTACTAGCGATAATTACACCTGTGGGGTCTTGACTTGCTACTTCTTTCTGTAGAATGTTAGCCACTGTACTAAACACACGAACTGCATCACCGGTTCCTGTTACGCCAGTTTCTGGCTTGCCGGTTTTCATGTCAGTTAAATCAAAATGTATTTCTAACTTGTTAGCATCGTCTTTTCTACGATTGAACACTTGTACTCTGTACAACTGTCCTGCATCTGTCTGAAAGCGATAAGCACGCTTATCGGGTGTCTTTACATTTTGTACATAATCATAAGGACTGTCTGCTATCTCACTCAATGCACTAAACAATCTGCCAGGCTTCTTTGTTTCTTTTGTATGAATTTCTGGCTCTTCATGACTACCGGAAATGTCCTTGTACTTTACACCTAACTTATCAAACACAGCTTTCATGCGTTCCATTTCTTCAGGTGAAGCAAATGTGATAGTCATATCCGAGGGGCCAACGCCCAACTCATGCGGATCATAATTTGCTAAACTTGTATAGTGCTGACCTAGCTTATAAAAATCCATATCGTCAGATTTGTCTACAACTAGAGTATTTTGTGGAGCGGTTAACAGTGAATGTTGATAACCTTTTGGGTCAGGCTCAACTGCGGTTGAACGACCCTGTTCGCCCATGTGCTTAAAGTATTGAACTTGACGCTCACGCTTCTCGGCGCCAGCTTTGCTAGGATATGTGCCTAAATTTTTACCCTTCTTGCTTACTAATCTATAACCGCCTTTGACTTTGCGGATAGTTTCCTCTACATCTTTAAAATGGTCTCGGTGATGTTTCTTGATAGCATTCTGTGCTTGTGCTGCTCTATCATATGTTCTTGTTTTATAGTCGCAACCAGGTTCTTTGCATTGGCCATAGTAACCTTTAGCACCATACATATCGGTTTGATATATTAATGCTTTTGCTGTTCTTGGTTTATTTTCTTCTTTGACTCCGGTGTCTAAATATTTGTCCAATGTTGCTTTAACATCTTCAATGTTACCCACATGTCCTTTATACTTTACACCAATGCCGCCTTTTTCAGTCCAACTGCTTAGATACTTAGGATAATCATCAATTAAGATGTTAGGTGTGCCATCTGGCTGTGTAGCAAACTGTGCCTTATCTCCTGTGAAGTGCATACCTTTAGGTTGAATATTCAAATACTTCTTTACCCAGGCTGCTTTCCACTTAGCACTACCCTCACGATCATACTTTAGTGGCGAACTTAAAATATACCAATCACCGTTGGTCATTTTGTTGACCATTGCAATAAGTTGATCTGCTTGTTCATACTTGGGCAGTTTATAGAAGAAGTCTGTACCAGCAAATGATGCCATTGTATCTTCCATGTCTTGTAACGCAAGTTCTCGTGGTTCAGCATGTCCTGTGGCTGCGGTAACGCCTGCATAGAAGTTGGCTAACACACCGTCCATGTCTACATAAACTTTTGGTTTATGTTCTACATCTTCATTGCGTATGCCTTTGCTGCGACTTCCACCACCTTTGCGAATACTGTTTAATTCATCGTAGGCCGCTACTACTGTATTCAGGGTATTGGATAATTGTTTAACATTATATGCTGACTTACGGAAAGCACCGCCATGCTCTACTTCTAGATCTTTTGCTAATGCTTCTGCTTCCTTACGGGCTTTATTTCTAAGACCAGCAAGTGTATATCGGCCAGCACCGCCTAATACCAGCACTTCTGTGTCGTCCATTGGCGCTTCTTTGTCTAAACGATAAATGACCTTAGTACTATTAGAAGTATCCTCTTGTGCAACAGATTTTTGTAACTGTGCCTTGCTTACCCAATCTCGTGCAGCAGGAGTTAAAGGTGCGTCAAGGAATTTATCAACTCGTTTTAGAGGAGTATTAAAGTTTGGGTTATCATCATTATAAATTTCAACAAAATTTGGATCAAATACACTAGCTAATAGATCCTTATTATCCTGAACCTGCTTGTGTGATTTTACAACTATTTCTGCAGGAACTTTTCGATCACGCTGTAGATTACGAGCAAGAGCAGTTTTTAAATTAGTATTAACAAATACCATCATGGTTTGATAGCCAATAGCTTCAAGCTCTGTTTTAAGATTGGCCATTTTAGTAACATCTTTAGCTGTACCATCAATGATCAACCCTAAACGGCCATCTAAATATGTATCTTGCTTCTTACCAGTAAGTTCTTTGGCTCGCTGACGAGCAAGATCGCGCTCTGGTTGCTCTTCAGGCGGCATTTTAAAACTTAAATTACGCTTACGCATTAGATATTCAAAGGCATCGTCGCTGTTAACTACCTTAAGGCCGCGGCTTACTAAACCTAATTGACTAGCTACATAGCTTTTACCGCTACCAGGTCCTCCAGCAAGAAATATTGCTTTAAAAATACCTGGGTCGTTAGGGCCTTCTTGTAGATCTAAAAATCGCATGGTAATCTCGTGTTAAATTAGCTTTTTAGTATTTATCACTTTAACACAGAATCACCAAACACAATTTTACTATGAAGATCTGTTTTGTTTCTATCCCATTCATGATCAGCATATGGGCATTTAGTACAAACATCTTCTGGCTGTGGTAGTCGTTCCCAATCTGAAGAATTATGTTCTTCTAATAGATTATAAGGCTTATAGTCCCTGATATACTGCCATTTTTTATCATATATGTTCTTTACATCGAGGACGCTAGGTAACATTGCTGTCATAGGGCATTTATATATCTTACCATTTTTTATGTGCATCCCGGGACAAATACATTTGCTATATGCATCTTCTTTAGAATTATTAAACTGTACCGGTAACTCGTTTTCATCCATTAGTGGATAATGCCATGAACCCTTATGCTGATTTTTAACTATAATACGATCGTTATAAATTTTAAATAAGTTAAGAGTGTTTGGGCCTGTATTAGTTACAAAGTGTTGTCTCAGATTTCGTTTAAACTTATCTGGCGATATACCTATAAATTTGCCCACACTCTCACATAAATTTTTTATATAAATTGATTCTAGCATAGGATGGCCATGAACACTTATAATTATTCTAAGCCTGCTATCTGAATCAAGAAGATCTTTGAGCCACATATTTTTATGTAGCAATAGGCCGTTAGTTGTGACTGTATACGATTTTACAGGAGTTAATTTTGCTAATACTTGCTGTAAGTGGGGGAACATTAATGTTTCCCCACCTGCTATCTCAATATGTCTGACATCAAATCTTTCAAATAATATATCTAGATCGCGTTCCCAGTTAGATTCGTCAGGGATTTGCCTAGTTTCTAAATGATTTGAATAATTAACACAGCCTCTACAACTTAGGTTGCAATTAAATGTTGGGTGGTAAGCAATATCATCTATATAGAATTTTTCAGCCATATCATATTACATTGCTTTAGGATTAAACTGATATAACATTTCCTGCGGTTTATTTGTAGTAATGATAGCTGGGTTTTTCTTATAAGCACTAATTCGCAATAAATCCTCACCGGTACCAACAACACCGATACTGTTGTCAACTAAGCTAATAGCAGCTAGATATTTCCATTCGCCGCCCATATCGCTGTTCTTATACCAGTTGAAATTACTCACAATATATGCTTTGCGTACTTCATCTGGATCAGCATTTGGCTTATTGAATGCATCAATCACAGGCTTTGCTTCAGCACCAAAGATAGTACCAAATAGTTTATTGCCCAGCTCTGCTCTGGTCTGTGGATCTAAGTTTGCAGCATTGACCAATGATACAAATACGCTGATATTCACAGAGTCTTGTGCGCCTCCGCCTTTCCCGCCAGTTTTTCGATAATTGTCTACCAGTGGGGCCAATTGCTCGTAGCTATTGATAATTTTTAAAATTTGTTCCTTGCTGGGTAAACTCCCTGTTTCGCCAAAGCGGCCGCCGCCGCTGCCTGCCTTCTCACCAATAGCTGCTTTAACTTCTACTGGTTCGCCAGCAACAGTAACGTCACCTTTACCTGCAATACTAATTTCCTTGCTTAGAATTGCCAGTGCATGTTCTAGTGGGCCTTTCATTAGCTTGCCTACACCAAATGACTTCATGTGATCTAGAACTTTTCTATTGATCGGGTCGCCAAAGGTAAACTGATCCACAGTATAGATACCTGGGCTGATTAATATTGATGCGTCAATTACCTTGTCGTTGGCCAAATTATCGGCAAGTTTTGCTTTCTCTTGATATGTAATAGGTGCATTTGAAAGAGCCTGTGCAATATCTACTACCCAATCCTTACCATACTCGCCTTTAAGAACATCCGGTAATACTGCACTGATGCGATCTGTTACATTATTTTTATTTAAAATTGTATAAATCTTATCCAAAAGATCTGCGTTCTTTTTAGCAATCTCTGCATCCTGTGGAGCAGTATCAATACTGTTAACAGCTTGAATAATTTCCTGCTTGGCTGCATCAAGACTTCCGTATTCATTTAATACGCTTTCTCGTAAATTAATTTGTTTCTGTATTGAAGGATGCATGTCCTTCACATACTTACGAAGTACTGGTCTTAAACAGGCTTTATCTCCCTGTGATGCTCTCACTTGACGGAAATCTTTAATCATTCTAGGATCAGGAATAGCAAAGAATGCATCCATCTGACCTTTAATATCGCTAGCAGGGAAAGGCTTACTTAATAATTTATTGATAACTGTTACAACACTATTATCTGGCACGCTGTCATTTAGTACTCCTTCTGAAACTTTACGTTTCTGCTTAGGGCCCTGACGTTCCTTCCACTTCTTATCAGTGCTGCACCAGTAGCGACCATAACCTTCGCCTACACTTTCCTTTTTGCTCTTACCCCAGTTCTTAGCACCTTTCTTACGGCACTGAACCAGTGCGCCACTAGCGTATGCACTGGGCCATACTTTGTAGCGAGCCTTAACTTTATGGTAGCAAGCGTCTTGCTTTTCGTTCAACTGTGACTCATGCACAATGCTGCCACCGCAACTAGGACAAGTGTTGAATGGAATATCTGTATACTCTGCTACGCTTTCTTTTTTCGTAGCAACGTTCTTTGCTGCACCTTTACGTTCTGGATTCGGATCCTCTCTACGCTTACGGCGAGCAGCACTAGCGCGGCCTTTCTTGCCTAGTGCATGTGCTTGACTTTGTGGCAAGCATTTTGGCTTACCTTCGCTGTCATCACCGCGGGCGCAATCGCCGCGAATCTTACCGTCGGGTCCAAATCGTACCCATTTATCTTTAAACCACTGACGTAAATTTTCATCTAATGACCCTGATTCATTAACTAGATCATTATACATGTTTGCTAGCTCTTTAGCGTCTACACCTTCGTAACTTTTTGCAATGCGGGCAGCATAATATTCAATGCCGTGTTTGCGTGGTTCTTCTTTTCTTGCCAGTACTTCTGCTAATGCTTTTAATGCTGCTCTGTAAGCGCCGCGTCTCAGCAAATGTCTACCAAACATATCATCTTCTGATACACTAGAACTTGAAGTGTCCTGTCCTGCTTGTCGAGCTTTGCGACCTGCACAGTGAGCCTTCTGGCTAAATCCCTTAGGATTTGAACAATCAATTGACTTTTTATATTTCTTAGTCCAAGCCTCGTCAAGTTTTTCTTTATCGACTGTGGACAGGATTTCTAACTGTTCTTCTAATGACAGTTTTTCAAATTCGTTTAATTTGTTTAATCTTGGATTTGGCTCAACTGAATTATTCATAGGATTAAAATTCCATACGCCTTGTGCAGCGGATTGGCCTTTTGCAAAACTGCCTGTTACAGCGTTTTTAATATCTTTAGCTATTCCGCCAACGGTTGTTTTATCTTGCTTGTCTGCTGCATCTGCGCCAGCAGCTTTTGGTTTTCTAATAATTAGTTTATCTTTTTTATCAGCTATTGTGTATTCACCCTTTGGGTCTTGCATAACAACAGCATCAACATTTGGTTTCTTACCTACAGGAGAAACTACCACACCCTGATCTTCACCGTCGCGATTAGTTACTACTGCACCCATAGGTGCTTTAGTTGCTGGAATTATTACCAACTCATCGTCGTTATCATCGGGCTTAGGTGCCTGCGTAGATTTTTTACTAGGTGAAGGTGATGAAGCTGTTGATGGACTAGGTGAAGATCCCGATGAAGTTGGGCTCGAGCTCTTTGGTGTAATCGCGCCTGTTTGCTGACTAGACACCGGAGTAGAAGGGCCTGCACTCATACCGTATTCTTTTAAAAATGATTCCAATGTTCTAATATTTTTAAATTTCATTTGCGTGTTCCAAGCTCAATTGTTGATCAACATACACTTGCTTAAACTTCTGTAGTAGTTCTAGAAATCCAGCATTACGAAGTGTTTTAAAAACTAAATTTTCTGTACCAAACTCACCATGCTTACTGAGTCCTTCCTTACGATCTTCTTTGATCCTATCCCAAATTTTATTAGCTGCATCTAAGTCGCGCTTTTGAATAGCATCACTGATAGCATTTACATAAGTTTTAGCTTTTGACTGCACATCACTATCGTTAATTTTTGCTTCTACCTTCTTTGGTTTTGACAGCCACTTGTGTGTCATTAAACTAAAGATACCTGCACTAGCATGAGGTTGATCGCTAAACTGAACATATAGTTCTACAGGTTGTTTTTTAATAACTATTTCGTGTTGATTGTTAAAAACTGTTTTCTTAGCGTCAAAGAAATTACGCATAAAAGTTTGCTTATCCGCGTCAACTGCTACCACAATATGTAAATCAATATCACTCTTAGGTGTATATGTATATGCAGCATTGCTGCCGGAAATAGTAATGTCAGTTACTTTTAAATCTTCTACATCTAAAAAATCTATAAAAAATTGTGCGATCTTTGAAAGTCGATCAGATACTTCTGGTTTTAAATTATAGTTGTCCCAAAGAGAAGGATTAAGTTCGTTGTGGAACTCAATAGCACCCATTACTCCCTTTAGTTCACTAATTTTCATTATGCCCCCAAAGCCTTGATTAGTAATGCAGTTACAACACCAAGTAGAGTAGTAGTTGTAAGAGCAACAATACCGATGATCCAATTTTCCATCTTATCTAGACGCTTTTCGGTACCTTGCTTAAAGTCGCGCAATTCTGTAGTGATGTTTTCAATACGCAACATGTCAGCAATAATATGTGCTTCCAAATGTGCGCCTTCTAGGTACATCTGTTTTTGCTCTTTCTTGGCTTCTGCTTCAGACATTATAGTAGATCCTGTTTACTAAATTCCATATTAATTGTGTTTTTAGTATCAATTGTACCATCAAACAACACAATCCCGTGTAATTCGTCGGTTAATGTCTGTATAGTGTGTACTTCAGCTCGTTCAAATGCAAACTTAAAAATCCAACCTGCGCCTGTTAATGACTGTGCTCCAAAGTTCTCTAGTACTAAACTACCAGTGCCGTTTAGATAAACTGGCTCGTTCATCATAATTGGCATAGCTCGTAGTCCGATAACTTGAACAACACTTTCAAAATCTTTTTGACTATTATCATTATAATCGCCAGTTCTTGTAATGTCTAATGTAGTAAACAAAGTGTAAAATTCAATATTACCTGTAACAACTTCAGCACTACCCATTGCGCCGGACCGTGATGTGTAACTCATGTGTGTATCTCCAATATTTTATATTTATCACATCTAGGTATTTGAATAGGTTAAAAAATTAAATCAAAAAAAAGCCCCCGACTAGCGAGGGCTTTTTCATAAGTTTTAAAACTTATTAGACTACAGTTAGTGTACCAGCTACAACTGTTAGGTTGCTTAGACCACCAGCTGCGCGGATTGCAGTCTGTAGTGATGATGCTGTAATGCCGTTTACTTCTGTAGCAACGTACATAATACGAGCATTTGCACTTTCAACTACTACTGGGTTAGCAACAGTTGCGAAAGCATTTAGTACCTTCTCACCTGGATCTGCTGATCCGGCTGTGAAGCCAAAGTTTGCAATGTTTGCTGCACCGTTAACTTCGTCAATCTTGAACCATGTTAGTGCGCCTGTTAGAAACTGACCTGATGCTGCACCACCATTTACTCTTGTCTGGGCCATTGTTATTCTCCTAAAATATTATACACACTTTCGTGCTTGTATAAGTTTATTTATCAAAATTTGAAAATTTAAATTAAGTTAGGCTCGACGTCGATTCCAATATGCAGCTAAAGCGCCAATACCTGTGCCTAGATTTTGTGTACCAACTTGAGTTGACAGTTTGTTTGCAAGAGCTGCGGTTGCTGCGGCTGCAACAGCATCGCTGGATATATCAGCAGCAGGTGCAGCAAGATCTGAATTCACATAGTTTCGATCTTTTAACATATCAGTTAATGGTACTAATAATTCTGATCCTCGAGCAATTTTTCTAAACTCTTGTGTTACTTGAGCCACAACTAATTGCTTCTGTATATTCTTTAGATTACGCCAATCTAAAATCAATCGGCGCCAACGCTTGTATCTACTATCAGTAATTTTTAGTTGTGTTTCAAATCTATAGAGATTAGAATATGCATCGTTACTAGTAACCAATCCATTGGACATATCCATAATGAATCGCCAATGCAGCTTTGGTTGAAATTTTAATCTTCCTAGATATTCGTTACTACTGGAATTTTTTAAGTTGACTTGCTTATTCTGAGGATTAGCTACAGCATATGCTAATAGATACAAGTCGGTGGCGTGTGTCCTAAATAATAAGTAACCACCGTACTGTACAGTTTTCTTAGCATAAGTTAAACCGTAGTCTTCAGTTTCATCGTCTAACGTAAGCATGTATGTAACTAATGTAGTTAGATACAAAAGATTAGCAACATCTTTACCATCAAGATCAGCAAAATTTCTACTATATCTGTATAGTCTAGACTCGGTTAATACCTTATCAAGTAACAGAAATTCCATTACTTGCTCCCAGGCTTACCACTACCAAAATTTAATCTACTAAATTCTAAACGGTCAACAAGTTTAAGCGCATTACCAATGCGGTCAACAGCAACAAAGCCTTCTTCGTTGGTTGCTACGAATGCATCGCCCTCTTGTTTAAATGTAGGTATCTGACGGATCTGTTCCAACTTACGGATTAGTCGAATTTTTGCTTCAATGATCTTAAGATACAAATCATATACAGCAACAATATCAGCTACATGCTGTCTAATAAATTGCACGCCTTGTGTTAGTTGTTCAGTGGCGGCTGCTTGCTTTTCTGCGGTCTTGTAGCCATCAATTTTCTTTTGCATGAAGTCTATATACTTCTGTACAAAACCTTGTGCAAACTTTTCAGGTGCATCAAATGCGCCTGCTCGAATATTGTTATTGACGTGTGCTTTCAATTGCTGTATAAAGTCAGGACCAATTATTTCATTGCCTTTCTCTAACCAACTAAATGTAGCAGCAGGAATTCCTTTGAGATAATGATCAGCTTCGCTAATAGCTTCCATTACATTTGCACTTTCGGCGGCAGTTAATGTAACTGTACCGCTAAGATCTTGAATGCGAGCATCGCGATGCCATACACTAGGAGTACTGCCTAACTGACTACTGTCAAATCCAAAGGTTGCAGTAGTGTCTGCTAGTGTTGGGCCACCTGGATATTCAGTGTGCCATACAATACCCATTTCGGCACTCATAATTTGTCTAGCTAGATCGCTGTCCTTTGGTACTGCATATACGATTGTGTTTGGTTGAAATGTAATATATTCTACACCGTCAATAGTAGTTTCTTTAAGGTCGCTGCGTGTGAACAGCATGTCACCTTGTACAACAGTATTCCATTTTAACTTACTAAGATTCTTTAGGGCTACAATCAACTTTTCTTGCAATCCTTCTGCAGGATGGTTTGCCTTAATGTCAGCAACAGTAAAATTTAGTTTTGGACTTTTTGCAAACACACCCTTAGTGCCTACAAAGAACTTACCAGTGGCAGGATCACGGCCGGCAACTACTGCTGGTGCACCGTCCCACTTAGTGGTCATGCTTACTGCACCTTTGCTGTGTCCTTCTAACATTTCATGAAGGCTGTAAAGATAATCAATCGCTTCCTTGGCGCCCGCAAAGCCCTTGTTAAAGATGTTATCCTCTAGATGCTCAAGGTGAGTGTTCTTACCTTCAGCTTCAGCGATTAGACTTTCACTAATAATCTCTGTGATCAGGGGCTTTGAGATTTCAATAAAACGCATCTTAGATACCTGCTAATTTTCTTAAAATGTTTAATTCTTCATTAAACTTGCTCTGCATGATTCTTTGCTTTTTAGCAATAGCTGCTTCCTGTGACCATTTTTGCTGTAATGCTGATACATCGTATCCTTTTCCTGCAAATTTTAAAATTGCGTCGCCAGCACGAATAGCATAATCTTTATTGCCGCGCATTTTTGATAAATCATCTTCAATACTAGAGATCATATGTCCTGGCAATGGTTTAGCACCTTGTGCAGGTTTGAATGTTCTCATTTGTTTTATTATCTTACCCAGTGCTTGATCAGTTGAACTGCCTACACCTGGTCTGGTATCACCAAATTTAAAGTTTGCTAACGGTGCCGGTTGCTGTGCAGCAGGTGCTGCGGCAGGTGCTGCATCTTGATCAGTGTCAGGTTGACCATCGCCATCTGTATCTTTAGGACGAACTAATGCAGCCACACCACGACCAAGGGCTGAACCAATTTTTGCACCAATTTTTTGTGCGATGCCGGCTTTAGGATCTAATCCTTGTGCAAACGGCCCTCCCAATTTTTGGCTAATCTTTTGACCTACTGATGGAGTTAAAGGCTCACCACTGTCGTTCGCACCGTACTTATTCATAAGCTGACGGTTTAACATGCCTCTTGCTTTGCCCTTAGTTGGATGTGTCCATGTTCTTGTTTTGGCGTCGTAGGTATATCCTGAATCTTTAGTACCATCCTTTAAACGGCCCGGCGCTGCCTTTGGTGCATCACTCTGCGTTGGGGCCGGGGCAGTGCCCTGTGGCTTTTGCATAAATGCTTTAGCAGCGGCTGCGCCGCGTCTGAATACATCTAATGGTGCTTCGTTGATGTTTTCAATTTCATGTAGTCGCATCGTCTTCTCCGGATTGGCTTTCTCGAATAACTTTCTTAATGCCCCTGGAGAATTTTGTGCTGTCGCGACCTTTAATACTGTTAATTAATCTATTGGTTAGATCTTTAGCAGTTTCATCATCGTAGTATCTGTCAATTTGTTCTAAGAGATTAATTGCGCTTCTGATAACATGTTCACCGCGATTTTCCACTACATGGTTACGGTCCCTGTCAATTGATATTTGATTAAGCTCTTCTAGAATACTGCGACTGCGTCTCACAACGGTCTCCAAGTTTTAGTATTAAGTATATTTATCACTTTTTACCTTTAATGAAGTCCATCAACGCAAGGCTGGAATTGACTGTTTCCTGTGCTTGTGGTTCTTCAGCCTTAATAGCACCACTACGCTTTAACTGCTCAACAAGCCCCTTAGTTGTAACTGTGCTTGCATCCTCTTCGCCTTCTTCTAAATCTTCAATACGAAGTGTATCGGGGTTAAATTTTAGGTCTACTTTACTGCCTACACCACTACTGCTTCTTGTTTTCATAAACTGAATTTGATAGCGTCCACGCTCACGCATAGCATTACTTGTAAAGATACCGATAACATTATCAGATGTGTTAATTTTACTGATGCCGCCAGCAATATGACTGTGGTCAAACTCAATTTCTTCTACCGCTGCACGATTTAGCTGCGATGCTGTTACTAGAAGTAAGTTACGCTCTACTGCTAGATTACGCAATTCCTCTGATACATACTTGTCCTTAACGAACAAGTTTTCTGCACTAATCTTTGCAGCAATAGGCATCATTAGATCTAAGTAGTCAACTAGCAATGCATCCACTTTGGTACCGCTTTGGATTTCATATTCACGCAAAAACGCACGGATATCATTAGCATTGATACCGCTGGGCATCTGTTTAATTCTAAATTTACCCTTGCCTTTGCCTTTCATACGAACTTTAAGATCAACGTCTTCGATATTACGCATGATTTCACGAGCAGCATGTCCACTGACCATACTGTCTAATCGCATACTAATAAGTTGCTCACTAAGTTCTAAACTTATGTAAACAACGTTTAGCCCTGCAAGACTCCAGTTGACGCCAAAGTTCTGTAAGAACAGACTCTTACCTGCACCAGATCCGCCAGCGAATACAGTGATTTCACCTCGATTTAGGCCGCCATACAGTTTCTGATCAATGCCCTTCCAACCAGTGCTTATTGCACCTGCTTGCTTCTTGATCCACTCAAGTCGCTCCTTGGGATTTTCAAAATAGTCTAAGCCTAAATCTTTTACAAGCCCAGTTTGTACTGCGGCTTTGATCTTGTTTTCTACTTCACCATAGTTTTGCTTTTCAAGCAAATCTGTGCTTTCAATAATAGCTTTTTCTAATGCCTTATGTCTACAGAAAGTCTCAAACTCATCCATAAACCAGTTTTGATGGTCAGGTGTTACGTTTTGAATAACTTCTAAGTCTAGGCCACCAATAGCATTAATCTGCTCTAATGTAGGGATACTGTTATATTTCTCGCTGTGTCCCTTTAAAAGTTCAACTGTAGTTTTAAACTTACGATTAAAAAATTCTGGTTTAATAATGTTTTGACAACGAGCAAATAAGTCAGCGTCACTGATTAGAAACTTTACAAACAGTTCCTGCACATCATCTGTATATTCTTTTATTTCGCTCATGCTACTAGTCCTCGACTCTTCAGGTGGTTATATATGTATCTGTAAATCTTTTCATGCCCGTGCTTACTTGGATGCCGATCAGTGGGTGATTCAAAGTCATCTTCGTTTTCTAATTGATGGCTTAATGGCCGTAACCTAACAACTTTATCAAAATCCAACAACTTAAATAGATCCTTGGCGTGATTGCTTGAACAATCGTTAGCGATTATTTCAGGCGCACATTTGTTTGACATGGCGGTAACAAAATATTCAATATTTTTACTTTCTAAAAATCTTGTTAATGCAATCAATTTTTCAAAAAGTTCTATTGCAATTAAATCATAATTTAAAAACAGCATCCTATATGCTACCGGTGTTTTGGACCTACGAACCGTATCGTCTAAATCAATAGTCTTTGATCTGGATGTTTTATCGTCTAACAGTACATGTTCGTTTGAATGAAATACACCCACATGGTTCTGTATAACATTATCAAAGTATTCAAATCTATAAGGATCAGTTAACTGAATTACTGCTACCCAATTCTCTGGATCGTTTATATTACTAAAAAACTCATGACAGCGGCGTATCATTCTATGATTACTGCCCCCACCCCATGCTTCATTTACACACTCGTCAAAATGGGACTTCATATGTCCTGCCCAAGTCCATGGACAAGGTTCCTTGGTATAGTTTTGAATAGCCTGCGGGTCGTTTGCTAACGAATCTGGAATGTGCCCGTATGTAAAACTACAACCGGTTGTGTATAATTTATTTCTCATAACATCTTTGCTTTAACTTGTGCTTTGATTTTATTATCTGTGGCGTGCTTAATAATACTAGCTACCGTTAGCAAACGACCATATTTGTTTGCAGCATCGTTTGCATCTTTTATGTCATCTTCCCAAGGAGGAAAACTTACCTCCCAACCCAACGCAAGTGCTTCGTCAATTAGCTCTTTGCCCGGGTCATCGCGATCAGGACATAAAATAATCCTATTACCCAGTTTGCTTATCAAATGAGCTTGCTCCGGTGTAACATGATTGCCCAATACTGCTACACCATCAATCATGATAGCATCAGCTACACCCTCAACAACAATTACTAGTTCGCGCTTAGTATCAACAAATCTATCTACATTGAAGACATATCCACTGCTCATTTTATGCAAATATTTAGGTGTTTTTTTATCAGGCGGACTAATGTGTCTAGCAGTCCAACCAACTAGTTCACCATTATATGTAAATGGTACAACTAATCGTTTAGCATACAATGGGTCAGCGCCAAACCAAAGTAGTGGATACAATCCATATAAGCCACGCTGTTTAGCATAGACTTTTACTTCGTGGTCGTCAGGTAAATCTTCTATCATCACTGCATGTTCAGGAAGATCGATTACCTTAAACTTATTAAGACTGTAAACATAATTTTCAATTTCTTCGTTTTCAAGCTCTTCACTGTACTTTAGCAGATCCATCTGAGCATCATGTATTTGCTTTTGATCTGCACCTAATCTAATTGCTAAATCTCTGTAACGCTTACCAATACCAGGAGTAGGACTCCAACCCGTAGTATACTTACAATTAAAACAGTTATAAGAAATTTTTGCGCCGCTGGTTATAATACCGGCTCGCTTACGTTTATCGTTACACATTGGGCAGTCAAAAGTCATCCACCCACTAGGAGTACGAGTGGTCCTAATAGGCAAATTATCTAATAGTAGTCTATGTACTTTTTCTACTACCGTATCAATCGACATAATTTTTATATTCTACCCATCGCTGGTACAGACCAACTTCTCTACCGTATGCTTCTACTTCCCACGGACTGTCAAAGTACTTATGCTCATTACGCTTAGGTTTCCAAATATTTCCTTCCCAGGAAGTCTGTAAGGTTTCACCCTTTTTATTTTTTGCAGTTACAAACTTTTTATAAAGTTGATTCTTAGCATATTGTTTTAGATGCACCATCTCATGTGCTAAGGTTTTAAAGATATCATCATCTGTTTTTTTGTTCCTAAGTTGAATAGTAAAAAATCGAGGATTCTTTTTATCTTCCTCGCTGATCATCATGCCTTCAACTTCTAGCGATTTTTCTATCTCAATATCTAATTCGATGGACCTTGCCATTCTAGGATCAAGCAAGATGTTCGCATAAAATTCCGCTGCGTCAGAGAGGTCTCTGATTAGCTTCTTATTCTTAGTACCGTAAACACTTATATCCATGCTGATGTCCTATTAAGGCTTTATAGTACATTATAGCATCGTGTAAGAAAAAGTCAAGAAAAAGTGCCGGGGTTACCGGCACTTAATCTAGAAGATCTAAAAATTAGAATTCTTCTTTTACTTCTTCAACCACTTCATGAACCACGTTCTGTGATTGTGAAATAGGTTGGGGAGGGAATACTGTAGGTTCCTTTGCTGCTTCGCCTTTGCTAACAGTTAAGCCTGCTAGTAAGCCAACAAACGCACCAATAATAGTATTGAACGCAGGATTGATAATTGCAAGAATATCCTTGTTATCAATTTGTTCATTTGGCATAAAGATACCAATTAATAGCACCAATACTACTGCTACCAGGATTGTGCTTAGGATTGTGATTACAATTCTAAGAATCCAATTAATCAGTCTAGCTCTTTCTAATTCAATTTTATCCATGTGACACCGCCTTTAATTTCTTAGTAGGATTTTATCTAGTGTTCCATTTGTGTCGTCTGGTGTGTGTTTAACACGAATCCAATTGCAGTTAACATTAAATGTATGGTGCTTAACAACACTACTGTTACTGAGCGCAATTGTTTCAACGTTGAACCAATCGCTACTAGCATCATCTAGGTCCGGAACACCAAGCAAACAACTTGCTTGTATTGTTATATTCCCTGTATACTGTGTGGTGTAAAATGCAATACTATGTTGGGCGTTAGGGAAATTACGATCCAAATTACCGTAAAGTGCGCTACTAACAATAACATTGGATGTATCGCCTAACATTGTATTTGCTGTTTGTGTAAAAGTAAGTTCCGCTTGGGTAGGAACAGGTTCTTCTCCAGTTTGGTCTGTGATCTCAATATCAAATTTAATGTTGTTATTTTGATCGTTGTAAACTGGCAAATTCTCATTTTCTTGTGTACTGCGGGTAACATAAAGTGTATATAAGCCTGATTCAATATTTGCTAAATCAGCTTCTTCAAGTACTAGCTTTACTTTACCTACATCTGAAGTATTAACTAAGGGCTTGGTAAAAATTCTTCGTTTAGTAGTAGGATGTACCATATAGATACGCAACGTATCAGAAAATACATTTTGTAATCTGCGATCGCGATCCCTTATATTAAACAAAATTGTATTTGTTAAACCCTTATGGGCTACCAGCTTTCTTAGGTTCATAGGTCTGTTGTCCACATAAATATTATCCACAGTGACAACAAGCTCTATTACATCATCGTAAAGGTATAGTTTTTGGTCACCGTAGCTGCTCATAACAGTATTTATCACATTTGACAGCGATTCAAAATCTGTAGAAGTTAACAGAGCATTTTTGGTAAATAATTTTAATGATTGATAAAACTAATATTAGTAATTATAACGAGCTAGAATTTCTAACAGGAATTTCATACTGCGGACAAGAATATTTAGGCATTGTTGTAAACCACGATAACAGCATTATTACATTCTACGACGTAGATGCAATGCCCACATTACAAGTTAAAAAAGAGTTTCTTGAGTTAGGTGAAGTTTGGTGGTGGGAAAGTAATAGGCAAATACCTATAGATGTATTTCTACATTACGAAATGCGACCGTTTCATCCTTATTTAAAAACGTTTACTTTTAAAGACGTTGAAATACTATTTGGGCCAGTTACAAGCCTACAGAATCTATTAAAGAAGCGAATCAAACGGCGTAGTATTCAACTAATACGCAAGACTAGTTAAGCGTAAGCCGATTCACAAATTAAATTCATTTGCACAACAATAGCAACAGCATATGCTATAGCGTGACTGTGCTTAAAATAGTAACTGCCATCAGTGGGTTTCACCCATACCTGTTTGGCAATATCTTCCCAACTCTTACCAATTAGATGCTTTTTACCCGGGCGAATAATTGCTAAAATCATAGCTAACTGTTCGACACTAGTAGGCTTGTACTGCGCTAGAATATTTGAATAGTTACTAATATGAAATAATTTTTCAACAAATTCTTCATGCTCAAGCAGTTCCCATAAGGGCTCTACTTCCATTAGTTGTGTAAGATGTGCTTCGTCCCTCACATCTTTATAAATGCCATTGTTTAGGATGTCTACTTTAAACCAACCATCTTCTTCGGCAGTTTCATAATCAATGCTGCTGAATCCCTCTAACGGAAAAGTAGGAATAGTTTGAAAGTAGACTCCGGTGTTATGTTTTGAATAAGTGCCGTCATCTGCTTTAATGCTAGCAGGTATGTGATTAACTAACCGCAAGAAGTCCTCACGGTTAGCCATATCAATATCTACGTCAAAATCAATTTTTGCTGTCACGATCTTTAATCAGTTCATTTAGCTCGTCTGCTACAGAGCGAATTTCTTTTGCAAGGTTAACTCCAACAGGATCAGAGTATGATCGCTCAATTAGCCGAGCAATATCATGAAGTCTAATGACGGCTTCGTCTGGTGTATTAACCTTCAGCATCAGCCCAGTACTCGTCTAGCATTGGAAAATGTTCTAGCACAATCTTCTTGCATTGCTCTGCAATGATCATGTGTTCTTTTTGTGTGCCATTTGCTGCACGAAGATCGATATAATGAATCCAAGAACGCAAACTGCCGGCCATGTAAAGTGTGCTTTCAGTTAAGCCCTCTGGCAGTACTGCACGAGCTTGCTCCTTGGCAATACCTTTATCCAGTGCCCACTTATATGCGTTCATGGCAGCATTACGAACCTTAGCCTGTTCCATGTTCCAGCTTTCTTGTAGCTCTGGATCATTAACCTCAACCGAGTTCTGGCGGTTCTTTTCGTCTTGTAGACGTGCTTCGCGCTTACAGCCTACATTCTCTGCTACAGCATAACGCTGACTGAATTCTTGGAAAGCAAAACTACGATGGCGTAGAATCTGACGAGCAATATCACGTGTGGTCTTAATTTCCATTGTGATATGCACCATCTCAAATGGACTCCAGTGCTTGTGCTTGATGAGATACTTTAGCAGCTTTGGTGCAGTTTGTGTGTTGCTTTGGTTAGCCGGATTGCTAACTCGTGCTGCATATGCAACTAGATCACCAGGAGTATGACAATCTGTAATAGCACTAGGCTTGGTTACGCCAATTAAATTTACTTCGCTCACTTTTTACCTCGGTTTAGTCTGTGTGTTAGATTAACAATCTTTCTTTGTAATGTAGGTTCTAGGTCATCGGCAACCTGCACATAAAATAATAATGCTTCTTTAATGATGTCTAGATCTTCAATACTAAAAATTGCTCTCGGTTTGTCGTTATTCATTACCTTTATCCTTTTCGTTGTCCCAACGGTCGCCCTGAACATATAACTTATAATCCTCAATGTCAATGATACCGTCGTTGTTCAAATCCTCAGGATTATCCCACCCAAGTTCTTCCCAACGCTTTGCGGATTCATACAGCTTATAGTCATCTTCATCAATGTCGCCATCGCCGTCTAAGTCCTCAGGATTTTCCCAACCCTTATCTTCCCATCGCTTTGCTGCTTCATATAGACGATAATCATCTTCATCAATGTCGCCATCGCCGTCTAAATCTTGAGGATTGTCCCATCCAGATGAGGCTGCATCCCAACGATCACCTGCATTATACAACTTAAAGTCATCCTCGTCAATATCCCCGTCACCGTCTAAGTCAACCCCTTGAGTCGCCTTCCATGCAGCAAACCCCGGGGCGGCGGCTGCGGCTGCGGCTTGCTTTGTAACAACACGCTTTACTACCTGAGGTGCTGGCGGTGCTGGTACTGACGCAACCAACGGTTCATCCGGATCATATGGTGTTACATCAAAAGTTGGTGTGGCGTTTCTAATAGTTGTTATATATCCTGCGGCGGCTATAGCCTGCGCCCGGGCGACTGCTTCACGATAGTCAATATACTTACCATCATCAAACCACCACCAACGGTCAAGTACCCATTTTGCTTTTCTACGATATTCAACTAGCCAGCGGTCGTCAACTTTACCAACTCTAACTTTTGTAATAGGCCACTTGATTACTTCAAGTCCTATATCTTTAATTGTTAAATTGTCTTTCATAAAATTATCTCTACTTACTATAACTGTTAATCATAAAATCTGTTATGATTTTTACTAATTCTAAACTAACATGAATATTATCTTCCCTATATGCATTTGTTCCTAAATGTCTGATCATTTCATATGCGGGGAAATAGTCCATATAGTTATATTTATTAGTAAAATGTCCTGCTACTGCTCTCAAAGTTGACTTGCCAAACTCATTTGCAACAACACAATCACTGTTTGTAAAAGTAGTTTGCAACGGTACTGGAGATACTGTTATTACTGTTTTAATTTTTAAATCATCAAGTATAGAAAGTGCTGGTTCCAACGCCTCAATACACTCGTTATAATCTAGTATCCTAAATTCAAATCTATCACTGTTTAGAGTCTGTTCATCTAGGGGCGGGGCACGATTTAACCATACATTATTTTCAGTATCATACCAACACTCAGTGAGTCCCAATGTTAAAACAAGACATTCTGCAGTCTTTAAGCCCTCATATAACTTAGAGATTTCTGTATGGCGCTGAAATATTCTATTAGCTGATACTGCGGGTGAACCAACCAATAAGAGATCTATCAATTCACCCTGTTTGGTACGATATATACAAGGTTGTATTGTTTTATCACTTAATGCTGCTAGGATAGTTTGTCCTATACAGCCGGGGTTAAATTGATTGAGTCCAAAATTTGGTCGGCCACCTTGTGCAATTTCTTCTGGAGCCTTGTATCTTTTTGTAGGAACATTATATCCTAGCTCGTGTAGACAATCCTCAATTTCACGAGCAAAGCAAGATCCAATAGTATATATCGGCTTAGTTGTGTCAAAGTCTATTTTAAACTTTGGTTCAAAATAAGGTTTAAAATACTGCTCGATATATCGAGACGAATTTCGCTCAGGAAAACCTCTATGAGGATTGTCTACTCTAGATCCAGCAATAGAAACTACTTCTTTTATTGATAATTTCATAGATTCTCTCAACTAGATTCCTGCAGTCTCACATGCTGTTTTGACTTCTTCTACTTCTTCGGTATTTTTTGCAAAGACCTTGAACCAGAACTTAGCATCAATAATATGATTTATCATTTTAACTTGTTCATCGTTAAATCTAGTGAGTAGTTCTCTACCAGTGTCACTCAGATACAATAACCAGGGCGATATCTTTGCTGCCCTAATATCATGTACTGCTCGAGGGGTGCTAACTACCTTAAAATAATCTTGCCAATCGCAACTGTTATCTTCCGACCATTCAGCAAGATACAATATGCTTCGTTCCAGTGCCCTGATGCCTGTTTCTTTCTTTACATACTCAAGTAAGAATTCGTCATACAAACTATCCTTACTCCAATCGGCTAGCTTCTTACCATTCTTAATTAACCATTCTGCGAATTTTTCTGGTTCTAGATATTCATTGCGTACACAGCTACGACCAAACTTTACAAATGCTTCGTAGTACTGACTGCGAATAAAGTCCTCTATGGTTTTAGGTTTACTTGCTGTAGTACTCAATTCATAAAACATTTGAAATACACGGAAGCCCAATCGTACATGCGTCATTTCTCTATCTGCCCAGCGGCGCTTCTTTGGGCACATGTGAGCTGATAGAGTTCGCTCGTTACGAAACTCTTTCTCACACCACTTACATGTAGTGTCACTTTCCAAAGATGTCTGCAATAGTCTTGTCGTCATATCCATGCGCTTTTGCTAATTCTTTCAATTCATCCTTACTATTTAATGCTATGAATAGTTCTAAGTCATCCCTTTTAAAATTAGGATATATGCTATAAACAAACTCGCTGAGCTTATCTTTCTTTTTCTTACTATTTGGCGGCTTGATATAAGGATGAAATTCTACCTTACCAGAACCTGCTGCGGTCATTAGTAGCCACTGTAGTTCAGGATGCTTGCTAACGTCACTGAAGTTTTTGTTAACAAGTTCATTAACCATAAACAAGTAATGAGCAGCATTACGGCCTTGTGCGCTGCTAGCATAGCGCATCATCATCCAGGGCACAAATGCTTTCTTCTGCTCGTCAGACAATCTATCATAGAACCCCCGATCCTTACGATCAAGAGCTGCCATAATATCCTTTAACGGGATAGCAGGCTCTTTCTTGATCTTTGTCATCCAACTAGATCTCCAACTTGTAAATCACAAACTTTGTTTAGCTCTTTAACAAAGAACGCACACAAAGGTTTACCTTTGTTCTCTAACGGTACAGCTAATACATGTCCGTTCTTTAGCTTTGGGAAATACCATTTTACATCTTGGAAGATATTTGTAATGGAAATTTCATAGCTGGTAAGTGAGTTACTTACCATTGGATTAAGTGCTAGACAACGAAAGCCTCTGTTATTTAGACTTGCTAAGGGGATAACTTCAACCGCAGTATAATCCTCGTCGCAGATTACGATACTCCAATCCATTGGCATTTGCAAACTATGTTTACCTATCTGCAAACAAATAGCAGGAGCATGGAAGCTCTCCAAAAAGATCAGGGGTAAGAAATAATAGTCGATGTAAGTAGGATCACTAGCATCAAGTACACAATAGCGAACATCTTCAATTTCGTCTGGTACAGTATCTAAATCATAGGGGTTGTTATCAACTGTTAATATTTTCATTTTGTTTTCCAAATAGTTTGTTAAATTCTTTTACCATATTAGCAATCACGCTCTTACCTTGCCGACGTGATTTATCTACTACAATCCTATTACTACCTCGGTCCCAGTTATAAGCAAATGATAGTTTTGGGCTGTTACTACACCATTCACTATGTACAATAAACACCTGATTTTTTAGCTGGCAACCACATCCTATGCAGCGACCCTCAAGTTTTAAAAACGCACGGTCAGTATCTGTGAGGTTTCTATATTCGTCTCGTGTCATTTGTATTCAACCTTAGTTGTTTGATGTCTAAAGTTTTGCTCCTTGTAATAGGCTTTACGATGTGCCAAATGTCTCTTACTATACTTTAAATTGCTAGTAAGGTCAACAACTTGAACATAATCTTTATCTTCGGCTTTACGAATGCCGCGGCCGATGCTCTGAATAACACGGACAAAGCTCTTACCTGGCTCAATCATAACAAGATTAAAGATGCGAGGAATGTTAATACCTACGGCAGCAACACCATAGGTAGCAACAATAACCTTATTATTCATTTCGCTTACTTCAGCATATTCCCTTTGCCGATCGGTGGTTTTCATTTCACCGCTAATGAAAACCCAATCTGGATTACGCTCTAATAACATTTCGCCTGTTTTAATTCTATCAATCAGGACAAGTGTATTGCCACCAGTACTTAGTCCGTTGACTATTTCACTGATATGGTCAATTCTAGTTGGATCTGTGAGCAGCCATTTTAGTTCTTGAGCGTAACTATTAAAACCTAATTGGCCGTCTTGTAGTTGCAGGATATTAATATCCAAGTCAGCTAATACACCCATGTCCTGAAGTTCTTTACTACTCAGGTTACCAACCACAGGCCCAATAGCACAAACACACCCAACTGCTTCGTATTCATCTTTAGGAATAGTACCTGTTAGACCCCAACGAATTGGTACATTACGGAACATGCCACCCAACTGATCACGAAGTACATCAGCTTTTGCTTTATGCACTTCGTCAACCATTACACATACTACACCTTCTAAGAACTCATCAATTGTGACATTGGCAGTGCCTGCTTTTGTGGCTTTTTCTAAAATGTCTAAGCTCTGCCATGTACAGATAGTATGGGTTTTACCAAAGTCTTTTCTATCACCAAAGTAAACACCAACATCGAGACCCAAGTTGATATAATCTCGCTCTGTCTGTACAACAAGGTCTTTGTTAGGAACAATTACAATTGTACGCCCATATGGTTCACAGCGATGACTTAGGACCGCTGTAATGATTGTCTTGCCTGCGCCTGTAGCAATCTGCTGCAAACATTGTGGGGTATCAAGAAAGCGATTGATTACCTCTACTTGATAATCTCTGAGTATAATCGGCTCACCGGCATTTGGATGATTCTTAGGCCATGGAATGTGTTCATAGTCCAGTTGCCCTACAGCACTAAACTCAAAGTTCCATTTAGTACGCATATCGTTGAGTTCGATATCGTACCCTTCCTCAACCACTAGAGGCAATAGTTTATCTAACAGATTGAAATAGGTGCGGCCGCCAATATCACAATATCTAATGCAGCCGTCCCACCTGCCTAATTTAAAAGCAGGCATATGCCTAGCATAGGGCAAGAAGTATTTTACTGCATCCGAAATCTTACGTCGGGTTCTAGGATCAAGCCCAACGAACCTAACATTAACTTCATCGCGGATTTCTAATGTAACCTTCTGCATACTATACTAATTTATACTCGTTCAATGAATTTGTCAAGCCTTTAAAATAGATAAAAACTACCCCCCAAGTTTCCTCGGGGGGTAGTGCCTAACGCTGTGGGAGAATAACGTTTAGGCAAACCGCTTCATACAGGTGCTCTCTGCAAGATCCTTCCAGTTCTCAGGAGCCATCTTCTTAAGGTCGGCTACCTTGAGCACCATACGCAAACTAATCTCCCGGAGTAGACTTGACTTCTCGATCATAAAGTCTACGACCTCCTGCTCACCCTCATCACCAAAATCGTATTCAGCAAGCATGCCGTCGTTAACGATCTGGTTAATTCGCAGAAAGCGATCGCTCACACTATCCATACCCAAGTCAATGTAGTGACAGCGTGACATCAGCGCCTGCAAGTGATCTTGAATCTTCTTACTACGAACATTCTCAAAGTTAACGTTGGTAATAAAGATACAGCCGCCCTTGAAGTCAAAACGATCTGGAATACCTTCGCGGCGCAGGGCGTTGGATTCTGCCTTCCAAGTAATGGTACGCTTCTTGCCCGAGTCAAGCACAGCCTTAAGCATGTTCAAGCAAACTTCGTCAAACAAGATGCTGTCACAGTCGTCAAACACTAGGATGTCACCTTCTCGACTGTTATTAAACAGCGTCTGGAACAAACCAATTGGGGTCATTGCACCCTTAACAATTTCAGTACGAGCATCCTTACCGCCTGCGAGCTTATGCATCGCTTCGTACTCATCAAGAATACGCTCAACACCAAAGCTCTTACCAACACCCGGAGGGCCGCTAACAATAAGACCACGCACAACACCGTTAGCAACAGCGTCAGTCATTTGGTCGAGAATTGCGAAACGCTTACGGATACGATCCATAGCCTCTTCTGGGGTCTCTACAGGAGCAGCGGGCTTAGTAACCAATGCTGCAACAGGTACCACAGGTGCAACACTCACAGGAGTGTCAGTGCCGACGTATTCAACGTCTTCAATATTTTCAATCAACACGCGGATTGCTGCCTTATCTGCACCGAAGATGTTTGAAGCATCAACAGTAACGAACATGCCCTTCTTGCCTACCTTCATAGGCTTAACGAGCGGAAAAACAGTATCGTAAATTGGAGCATTACGATAACTGCCCTGCTTAATCTTAACTAACTTTTGCATTTCAATGTCTCCCACAACATTTAACTTACATATTAATAATAGCATCTTTTAGGATGCTGTCAACCATTTTAGGCAAGAATTTTTAGCATAACAATAAGGGCAAGTATTGCGCCCCAATAGCCCAAGAATGCATCAAGCCCCTTAAAACCCGTAAGCCCAGCAAGAATGTCAAGCAAATTGCTCAACACTACCCAGGCCCCACCGAGAATTAATACTGCTGAAAACATTGCTTATTCCTTACCCTACATATACATAATAACATCTTTAGGGAGAGTGTCAACCTTTTTTTAGCTGATTAAAAAGCCTGCTAAATCAATGACTTAGCAGGCCTATTAAAATCAATGACTTACGTCATCATCATAATTGTTATTTTTAGCTTCTTTTTTGCGGTCTTTAAATACCTTAGCCCTGTTAAAAACATGTGCGTTTTTTGCCACAGGATTACGTTTAGAAACCTTGGGTTTTTTAGGTTTTTTAGCCATAGCACAAGTCCTTAAAGTATACTAGATACTAGCACCCAATTAGGAACTTGTCAACCTTAGTATTCAGTACAGCGATACTCTGTTCGACGCTCTAGTACATCACCCCAGCGATTCTGAACAACAATAGTAACTTCTTCGCAACGCTGTTGTGGTTCTCTAACTACAATAACTCTGCGAGTATTTTCACGCTCTTTCTGTTTTGCATTTGCATCGGCAATAATTGCACCAAGTACAACACCACCAATTAAGGGTGCTACCCATTTGCCACTGCCTTTGTGATTATGATGATTATGTGATCTATAATAATCATGATGTCTAGGACCAGCAACCGCCGGTGTTGCAAGTAGCATTGAAATAGCAACTAATGAAATAATCTTTTTCATATTATTCTCCTCTGTCTTATACAGGGTCATAAGTTTGTTCAAAAATATCTGGCTTGCAAGGATAGAACTCGCCTTGCACACCTTTAATAATCCAATCACCCTTAGATGCTGTCATTACACCCTCGAGAGTATCAATCTCAATCTTTCCATCATTGATAAATGTTTCGCTACCCATAAAAGCAGCTAGTTCAACAAAATTGTCAAGGGTACCAGTAAACTGAACAGCTTCAATGACTACCGGCTTCTTTTTAAAGTGTGGCATGTGTATTCTCCTAACAATATTTAGCCAATTACAATATCTTCCATACCTGCTGTACGCAATCTAGTAATATGACCAATCTGCCACTGCTTGGTATCCAAGCCTTTCATAATTCCTAAAAACTTATTACGCAATAAACTGAACTGGTTGGTCAGGTGAGTGAGAGTTATTACACTCTCCTCACCGTCCACAAACTTTTCAGCATCTCTGCTGCTTAACTGACGATTATAACTTTCTAGATATTTTCTAAATACCTTACTACGCTCTTTGCGTAATTCAATATTTAAATGTTCTAAAATTGCTTCAATTTCTTGAAGTTGATTAAATCGCTTTTCAGTTATGCCTGGGAGGGCAGCACTGGCTTTTTCCAGACTGCCCTTGATCCCACACTCGTACCTGGCTTCGTCAAGCTCGTTTTCGAAGTACTCAATGCAATCAACAATAACACTAAGATCTTCTACGATCTTATTATACCAGGTGCTCATGCGTTAACATTCCCAGTCATCTTCATCTTCATCTTCTTCTAACAAAAGATCAAAATGACTTACTACTGCTGTTTTTAGAACACTATCATACTCATTGACAAAAGATTCAACATCGCTGATGTCAACATTGTCATCAAAGAGTCTAACTAGTGTTTCAGCAGCCTGTAGTCGTTCTTTCCTTGGGATAAAAGATTTAACTGAATCCCAAACTTCTCCTAGAAGTACTACTTCAGGACTCATCTGCATACTCCTCAGTTGTTGGTTCAAAGTCAGCAGGATCAGCATCAACTACAGATGTAGCACTAGCGATTGGATTTTGACCCCACTCGTCAATAATTACCTGTAGTTTATCATCTGTCCAGCCTTTTCTGAACTCCTTGATAACTTCGCCAGTCACTGGAGAAGTGTATGCAAGTTTGTTACCTTCCTTGGCCAAGATGCCCTTTGCTTCAAACAGGTCCAATAGGCCACTATATGGATTCATGCCTGATTCATAAGGAATCTTAATCTGAACGCTTTCAAAAGGTTTAGCATAACGTGATTTCATTACCTTACATGCACTACGAATACCGCGCACTTCAGAAATCTTGTTACCGTCCTCATCTTCCTTGAGCTTGAGCTTACGCATAGCAACAACAATTGAGGACGCATAAACGAAGCCCTGACCACCACTGATCTTATCGTCCGGATCAAACATGTCCTGTGACGCATAAGTGTGATTTGTTGCAACTAGCCCAATTGGGAAAGGCGCAATCATGTTTACAGTATTGCGAACCAGGGCAGTAAGAGCTTTAGGCTTTCTACCCATATCGCCCTTCATATCACCCTTCTGGAACTGATCAACGTCAGTTGGTGTAAGCAACATGCCGAGGCTGTCGATTACAAACAATAACTTTGGCATTTCCTCATACTTCAGCGCACCATAATTGGCTTTGTAGTCTTTCATAAAGTCTGAGATGGCTTTGGCTACATCGTCAATCATGCTAACTGAAATACGCAATAGTTTTTCGGGACTAGTATCAACATCTAGTGCCTTCAACCATTCTTCGTCAAGTGCGTTCTCGGAGTCAAAAAGAACAACTTGACAACCCATCTTTTGGGCGTTCTTCACAATATTGCCGGAGCAAATAAAACTCTTACCGGAGCCCGATTCGCCTGCAAACACGCATACCTTACCTAATGGAATACCCTTGTTAAAGTCTCCGCTGATAAGATAGTTTAGAGTAAGGTTGCCAGTGCTGACCCAATCCACTGGATCGTGGAAGCCTGCACTAATACCTGTAATGTTTTTAGTTAGACCAGTACGAAACTTGGTCAGATCAAAAGGTTTCTGCATATACTGCTCCTAATTAGGCTTGCTTACGATTACGAATCATTGCAAGGATGTCATCAGCTGACTTCTTTGCACCGTCGCTCGCTGCTGGAGCAGGAGTTGCAGGAGGCGTTACCTTTGCTGGGGTTGTATCAAATGGTGCTTCATCGTCGTCACTGTCATCAACAGGCGCTGCTGGAGCAGCCTTAGGTGCTACTGGAGCACTAGCCTTTTGAGTTGTTGGACTTGAGGCACCAGCCGGAACTTCAACACCATATGGCTTGTAGTAATTACCCCAACGAGCAGCATCATATAGTTCACCATTAACACTTGCTTCAAACATTTCAGCAATTGCCTTATAGTGTTCAGCAGTTGGACGAGCTGGTAGGAAATCCTTTAGATCATACAGCCCATGCTCATCGATTGCAGCAAGTTCTGTTTCATCTAAACTACGCTCCTTACGAGCCCACTTAGAAGTGCTATAGTCTGCATACTGACCCTTAGTTGTCTTTGAAAGACGGAAGTCTGTACCATTGACATAGTCAGTTGGGATATTTTCCATATCAGGGTCCATAAGCGCACCCTTAATGATATTGAAAATTTGAGGACCAATTACGAAACGACGAATTGGATTTTCTGGAGATTCCTCATTTAGCGGATTCTCTGCTACAAAGCCCTGGAAGATATATGACTTCTTCTTCCAATACTTACGACCCATTTCTTCAAGTGAAGGATCCTTAAACCATGGACGAACTTCAGTTAGAATTGGGCAGTTATCACCATACATTTCACCGCATGGTACCTGTACAGTTACAGGCTTATTTTCGCCACCAACAACACCCGGGAAGGTCAAGCGAATCATCTGTCGCTCTACCCAAAAGAATGTGTTATTAGGATCACCGTCTGGGAGGAAACGGAGCGTTGCACTCTGTCCTTCTTCAATGTTCCAAAACGGGTAAATTGCGTTGTCGCCTGCGGTCTTGTTTGAATCTTTAGAACCGGGCTTATTTTCCATTTGTGCAAGTTTTGCACGGATATCAGCTAATGAGGCCATAATGTTTTCTCCTTAAGTTGCCTTGTTGCCTTGTTTTGTAACATATCATCGATATGCTACTATGCCTTAGTATATTGCCATGTTGTAATAAAGTCAATGACTTTCTACAATTTTATTTATGCCAAACCATAAAAAAGTCCTGCATAATGTTAGTTATGCAGGACCAAGAAAAGATACGCTACTTTCTGATTAAATTACGAATGTTTCTAAATATTTTTCGTATTGTTCCGATTCTGATATGCCCGGTATTGTTTTTGTTTTAGCTTCGGAAGCACTGAGTAAACAGCTCTTAACTGTACCATACTCAAATTGATTGAGTGTGCCGCCTGCATTTAATTTTTTACTAATGCCATGAAGATGATTGCTTAGTACTGGATTTTGAGCAGCGTATCCTAGTTGTGCTACTTGATGCCCTAATCGTGCATGTGGTGATTCAAAATCAATCACATCACTTTCACGTAATGATTCTTTTAATCCCTCAAAAGTTTCTTCCTGAATTGCACTTCTAATTCTACTCTCATATGCTTGTTGTTTTGCCATTGCTCGCTTGATGCCGTTCATAGCATCTGAAACACGATTATCAAAATGTGTTTCAACGAACTTTTGTTCAATTTCAGTTGTATCTTCTTCAATAATACTTAGATTCTGATAATCATCTAAACTTTCTACAGCATTAGCATATGTCTTAACACCACTGAGTTTTTCAAAAGTATTTCTAATGCTGTTAATTTGTTCTAATGCTAGTGTTACATATTCTTCATTTGATTCATTTACTAAATTTGCTTTGCGAACATAACGCACAAATTCTTGAAGTTTACGATATTCTGCTGCTAGTTGAGTAATTGATTCGCCTACAGTATCATGCATTTCGCCGCCGGCATATAAGTGGCGAGCCATTGCACGAGCAGCCTTTAAACTGTTCTCCTGCATTCTGAAACGCTCTTCGCCGCGCTGAATATAAATGCTGTGAATGTTACGACTGCGAGAGCCGCGAACTTCTTCATTAACAGCCTTCTTATGACGAACAACAATTTTAATGTTGTCTAGGGGTTGATAACTGGTTTTTGTTGACCCTGTCATCACACCAAATCCTTCCATAACGTCTGCCATGTCTTTCTCCGAATTTTGTGCAATATTGATTTGTTCACCCTTTGGCTTGATCTTCTTGTCAAACACTTTATAATCAAAAGTAAACGGTGGGTTACTTCTTGCAAGCTTCTGAAGCATTTTTCTAATAGGGTGTTCGCTTAAATCTTCACTGGTTGCTAGACTAATAAGATCGTAATTGAGATCTAGACGTACTAAAAGATTAGGATCAGATACAGAAAATCTAGTTGCTTCTTGTGGATTTACAACCAGCTTTCCTTCCTTATCATAATTTTTTACAGCGTATCCAAAACCCTTTAAAATATTAAAGATTTTTTCCGCTAGCACATTAGTATCAATTGCCATAATAGTATTATCCTCTAATACTATTTATCAAAACATGGGCATGGGCTCATCATATTCGTCTACTGGGCCACCAAACGAATCATCAATTCCTAGACTACTATTAACCATACTGTATACATCATCTTCAAATGTACCTATATAGCTAATCATACGAATAGCTATAAGCATACTCATTACCAAGTCATCGTGTTCGCCTGATTTAGCAGCAAAGCCGTTGCCCTTAGCAATAAAGGTTTTTAACTCGCCTATTAAGGGTTTACTGTTTATGGTAATTCTATTTTGTTCAACTAGGCGTTTAAAAATCAATGCAGCGTCATTTTTACTCTTTTGGCTAGTATGGAATCCTTTGCGTGATCTTTTACCCTGTACTTTTACTGGCTCATTTAGAAATTCTCCTGGGAAATTTTCTTCGCCAGTATCTCGAATTACAACTAATGCTGCTTCACCAATAGTGTTATTTTCTACAGTCCAGTAGATCTGATGTGCGCCTTGATCTTTAAGGTAATGCATAATATCCATCATAGTACGCATCTGTCCTTCTACAGGTGTTTTATTATGTTGCCACTCTGCTACCTGTATCATTGTGGGCAACTCAACTACCTGAATAGCGGCAGGGTCGCCGCCCGTACCAGAACTAGGATCCAGTGCTACCACATACATATACGCAGGACTTGGTTGCTTATACCAACGCACTTGACCCATACGATATCTAACATCACTGCCCTGTAGCTCAACTAGCTTTAACTGATTAATTAGTGTTTCTTCATAAATTACGAATTCGCATTCATGTTCACGACGGAATCGTTCTTCACCGATACGGCCTCGTTCTTCTCTGGCCCATGTATCGTCTCTATCAGGATGTTTGTTCCAAATAGCTAACATTGGTTTAAAACCATTTACACCAATATCTCTCTCGTTGCCATATTCATCGAAGCGATTATTTGCCTGCTTCCAAATCATAGCAAATGTATCTTCATCGCTGTTTGGTGTACTTGTAACAATACACTTACCACCTGTAGCTAGTGTAGGTGATAGTGAAGTCCAAAATTCTTTAGCAATGCGAGTAGGAACGAACGCAAACTCGTCTAAGTACACGAGTGTCAGAGACATACCACGACCGGTTGTTTCTGTGGTCGTAGTGCTTACAATACGGCTACCATTATCAAATGTAATGCTACCTTTGTTATATTCTGTAACACCTGCACGAATATGATCAGGACAACACTCATATGCATAACGAATACGCTGCATAATTTCACTAGCACCAGCTTGCTTGTGTGCTGCTACAAGAATAGTACTATCAGGTATAAACATTGCATACCAAAGTAAATAACCAGCAGCGACAGTAGTTTTACCCATCTGTCTGCCCAACATATTAATTGACCAGCGATTATTATTATAATTTTCAATTAATTCAAGCTGGTATTCATACGGCTCAAATGCAATACCACCTTTAGTAGGATGCTGTATCCTCATAAAGTTGGTCATAAAGTATAGTGGGCCGTCTTTTGGATGACAGCACATTTGAAATTCTTTAAGAGTATTAGAAGTATAGCTTACCTTACTGTAAGCTGGTTTGACAAGACTGGTATCTGCTGTTCCGCGCATATCTTTATTTAGCGACTAAAACAAACAGTTTTACTGATATTATGATAAACGCTTTGCTAGTTTATCTTTAATAGCATTGATTAATGCTGTTTTGTCAGTAGTATATTTGTAGTCTAATGGCTTTGGACCGGCTACCATTGGGATAGCAACATCAGCATTATCGCAACCACATGGCTCTTCTGCTGGTTCTTCTGGCATATGTGGTGCAAGAGCCACTGCTACATCTTTCATGTTTGGCTCTTCTTTCTCGCCTGCTGCATTATAATCAATACCTGCTAGCTTTAGAATACGATGTAGTTCTTCCATGTCCTTAGCTGACGCACTGATATTTAATGTAGCATCACCCACAGTCTTGCTTTGATTAAAACTAATAGTAGTATTTTCTTGTGGTCCTACTGCACCAGGCATTGTTTCTGGTCCGGGTGTATAATAACTTTCTTTAGCAGGTACTTTTGATGCGCCTGTTAGTTTATCAATGGCACGCTTTTGGCCTGCTTTACGGCTAGCGGTTGGACTGTGTAGTTTACGATCCATTGGCGCTGTAAACATCTTGCCAGTAGCTGCTCTTAGTTCATCGCGCATTCTAATGCCTTTAGCACGACGTTCTTTTTCGTCTGCAACAGACTTTGAAATATAACTACCTAGTGTTTGAGGTGATAACTCATCTAACTGATCTTCTGGAAGGATTGAGGACTTAGTTACATTCGTCTTGAATACCTTGTGGTCAACACCAACTCTCTTGGCAGCAACTTTATGTGCGTGAGCGGTGTTTTGTGCTTTTACATGAACTGAACCGGCTTCAATTTTTTTACCGGCGTGCTGTGCAGGAAACTCTACCTTCCACATACCATACTCTTCTTTAATGCTATCTGGTGCTGGAAGTGCTTCTACATCACCTACGATACTATCGTAGTCGTCCATACTTAATGGGCCATCTTTTGCCATTGCGATCATACGCTCTGCTACACCGTGCAGATCCATGTCTTCTTGTGCATCTTCACGAGCATATTCCATTATACGAAGTAATAACGGAACGTCTAATGTTACTGTGTCAACTTCATCACCTTTGCTATCAGCATCAGTTGGATCTTCATCATTATCATCAAGCGCATCGGATGCCATAGTTCCTACTGCGCGGCCAATGCCTCCCGCAATGCCTCGAGTGACTGCGCCTGCTTCTGCGCCGACGGCTGCACGGCCAACGGCTGCGCCCAGTGCCGGTAGAAACTCGTCTAACTGCTCGTCTTCTTTTACATCATCTGAATCATCTGCTAAGTGAGCACTAACACCTGCTGTGCTTTTTAGTCCCCAGTGCTGTGCTGCTTTTTTAGCTGCTTCGTATGATGTTGGTGCATAGCATTCGTGTCGTAATACTTTATCTTTTTTAACATACAAGCAGATATAAGGCTTATCGCCTTCTGCTTCTTGTACACTTTCCATGTGATCAAAGTGACCACTTTCTAAATCTTGAATTACTTGCTTGGTCCAGATGCTTACATCACTTGAACCGATTTCGTCTAAGCCATCGCTGCCTGCAAAGTCTGCTACGTTGTCGATAGCTGCCATAACTTTAACTGGACCATACTTGCTGAGTAGGTCAACATGCTGGCTCATAATGCGACGAGTAATTGCACCTGCAACTGCATCAACGCTGTCTTGATCTTCATTAATACTTTCTTCAGCTTGTACTGATTTTACCATTGCTAAGAACTTTGTTCTCATAGCAGGATCAGCGAAAATCTTTTCAAGCGCACCAGCAAATGGTGCTATGGATTTTAGTAATGCTGGATTTAATGCTTTACCCTGTTCAGCTTTATCAATTGCTTGAGCAAACTTTGCATCAACTTTTCCGCCTAAAGCACGAGATACTGCTGCGGCACCAGCCTTTGCTTTTGGGTCTTGCGCCGGAGCAGTTGGTGCAGGCTGAGGTTGTGCAGCGGAGGGTGATGGTCCATTAAACTCAAACAGTTTCATTTTTAGTTCCTTCTGGCGCTTTGGCTGATTACATCAACTTCTTTATTTTCAATACCCTTACCCATATTGGCGGTATTGTTCATTGTGTCCCAAAGTGGCTTTAGATCCTCGCCCATTAACTCGTCCTTACTTGGATAGTTACGGAAATAATCTGCACCCTTTTCAGCTTTGATCTTTGCTAGCTCGTCTAAAAACTTTTTGTTGAACTCTTCGCCAAAGAAAGGACCGTCTTTGTACAGGTCTGGATTTTGCATACCATAGTGCTCTTGATCTTCATTAGCTAGAACACTTTCTTCTTGTTTGGCGTCTCTGTCTTTGTTAAACTCAGTACGCTCTTCTGCATTTTCACTTTCCAATCTACGGGGTTCTTTTACACCGTAAACAAGAACACGCTCGTGTGGTAATCCAAGATTAACTGCCAACCATACTTCTAAAATTCTTTCATTAACAGGATACTTGAGAACTACGTCTGTTGCACACACTTCTGATACAAACTTAACACCTTTAGCACGAACAAATTCCATTGGATTTTCTTCAATTGGTCTGCGCTTCCAAGCAGCGGCACTGATAAGACCATATTTTTGTAGTGCATTTTCAAGCTGAGTCATTTGCTCTGCGCCGCAGTTAGCAGCAAACTTGACTCTATATGCGTATTCTTTTTTGAAGCTTTCGGCGATGAATTCTTTTAGTTGCATAGTTATGAACTCCTGTTACAACTATTTATCATCTTAGTCAAAAAGGAAGGGGCCTAGGCCCCTTCCTCATATTGCGTTGTTCTACTCGTCGGGCAATTCAAATGCCCTACTTATAATTATTAAGAAACTACGAGACTTGTACCTACTGTTACAGCGGCGCTTGAGAAGTCGTAGCCGTTAACGTTGTCTGTGCCAATAGCCTGTAGTTGTGTTTCTAGTGCAACTTCGTCAAATTGTGAACCATCAACAATGCAGTGAATCTGACCGCTAGTGTTTGATGGTAGGAAGTATGCTAGAGGTTGAATTACCTGCAAAGCACGTTCTACAGCTTCACGTGTAGCATCATCTTCAGCTGTTAAGCTAGCACCAGTATCAACCATGATTAGCTTAAGATTATGTCTGCTGATTAGTGTACCTGTTGCAAATTCTGCAACACCCTTACCATTACCTTTTACCTGTGGCATTTGTTTCTCCTAAAAGTTTATTGCTTGATTAATTATGTCAAGCCATGCAATTATTTATCTTTTTGGTTAATAATTTTAAGTAATTCATTGCGGTCAAATTGACTGCCTGCTTCTTCCTGTGATACCCCGTTAGCTTTATCTAATCTAGCTTTTTTAAGCATTAAATCAACTTGTTTGAGCTTACGAGTAACTTTGCTGTCTTTAGCTTCTAGCGCAATTTTAAGCATATTGGCAGCATTAGCGAAAACGGGACCAGCAGCCATATCAGTCATATTCATACCTAGTGCCATAAGCTGAGTATAGCTATCTATAGCTTGTCTAGCAATATCATCCATTTCGCTATCATGAGCTTCCATACCACGAACTTCACTCAATGCCATATTAATTTTTTCACTTATAGTAATAGCATCTTCAACTGTTTGTATAGTTGCTATAGGGCTATCAGTCTGAGATGGTTGGGCGGCGCTGAGGGCTTCATCCAATGAAGGCAAATTAAATTCTTCTTCTAGCTTTTTAGTCATAACACTACTTATTGCTTTTTCTTCTTAGCAATACGGCTTCTAGGATTTCTTTTCTTTTTAGTTTGAAAGATTTGATCTTCATTGAGAACCTTAAATCGTATGCCTTTTCTAGCGCACCATTCTTGTGCAGCGGTCCATTTGGCAGCATTTAATGTAGCTTGAGCCTGTTGCTGCTTGCTTCTAGCTGCTTCTAATGTGGTCTGTGATGCTGGTTTGATTTCAATAAGTTCAACATGCTCCCGGCCATCTTTATCCACATATTGAATCATAAAGTCTGGAATATAATTTGCATGTTTTCCAGTGAACGGATTACGATAAGGAATAGCTATACTTTCGTTTGCCCATTTTACAATGTTAGGATGCATGTCACACATACGCATGAATGTTAATTCCCAACTGCTACGAAAATAAGGTGCTTTACTTCCTACATATTTTGCAGGGTTCTGCACAGTATAAACACCTTGTGCGAATGCCGACATATTACTTCGCTGTATATACTTGCTTGACGTTACTGTTAACCTTAGGCGCTACGAGGCCAATTCTATTACCTGGTGGCATCAGAGCATTAAGAACTTTATATGTATCGTTTGTTAACTGTAATGTATAATCGTTCATTTCAAAATAAGTTAAAGGATTGACACCCTGTTTCTTTGCAGTTTGCATTAAAATGTCAGCCATAGCTTTAGCATTAGCTTCTTCAAAACCTGCAATAATCAAATGACGAATTACTTGATCCAGCAACATTGGGTCAATTACTTCTTTTTCATCAGTACGAAGTGTTGCTAGAATACTTGTACTAGCTTCAGGTAAAGGAAAACTAACAGTAGAATTTTCCAAGTACTGAACTAGTGTAGATCTAGATATAGTTTGCTTGTTTTCATTACCAAAGGTCTCAAACATTGAGGATGAGCCATTAATATTTTGTGAACTACTAGTAATAGCCATATCCTATCCTTATGGTGTCTGATTAGGCTTTTCAGTAGCGGGCGGAGGTGTTTGTCCTCTATTTGCTGCCGGCCTAGATCTATTGTTTGCATTATTTGAGATTGCACTAACACCAGTACCTATCACTGACCCAACTACAGCATTTTTAATGTTTTTGCCGCTTATTGCTGCGCCTAATGCTGCTCCTGCTGCATTGCCTACTAGATTTTCTAAGAAACTTGCTTTCTTAGTTTTACCTATTGCAGATGCAAACTTAGCTGAATCACCGTATACATCAGGCAACTTGGCTTTCTTCTCGCCTTGAATGAGACCAGGTACTGTTGCGGCGGCTGTTGCGGATGCATCTTTGCCTGCTGCGCCTGCTGCATCTTTAGCGGCAGGTTGCGATTGTGGTGCAGATTGTGGCTGCTGGCCTGCGGGTGGTGGGCTTCCGGCCTGTGCCGGTTGAACTGGTTTAGGCTGACCTGCTCGAGGTTGTGCCGTTCCTGTTGCTGCGCCATTTGGTATACCTAAAAAGTCTAATGTACTGACGCTGCCGTCTTTATTGGACGGTGAAGCAGTGGTTCCAATTGCAATTGGTTTGCGGCCTTCTTCGAATGCTGGGCCAATAAATTTATACGCTTGCTCAAATCGTTGCACATCGGCATCGTTTAAAACAAAGTTAGTTACACTATAAGGTACAAAATTCTCATAATCAAATTCTAATTCATATTCAAATATATCACTAGATGAGTAGTCAATGTCACCCATTTTTATTGACTTTAGTGTAGGATTTATAATACTATACTGAACACCTTTGTTTGCATGGTATAATATAAAATCAACTCTTTCAAAGAAGTTTGGATCTTGGTTAACGTTATAACCATAGGCATTACTGTCAAATGTAGTTTCTTGATCAAAATTTGGTTCGCCGGTTGCTTGCTTCATTGCGCCGGCAAAGCCACCAAATGCTGAGTTAGATATTAGTGTGCTAGTACTTGCAGGTTTTACTGGGTCTCTATCATTTCTTAATGTCTTATTTCTGACATTCATAAAGTGGTATGCATAATATTTCATTATCAATGATAGCCACTCATTACCCACTGTATCCATAACAGTAAGCGAGACAGGAGAATAGTCGACGCCTGTTTGAATTATTTTTTTACGATTATATGAATTTTTAGTTTCAGTTTTAAATGTAATGTCTGGCAAAGATGCCTTGCGAACTAAACTACTAATTTGTGTTCTAAAAACATTATTATCAACTGATCCAAAAAGGCTAGCAAACAATGATCTATTAAGAACAAAGTTTACATAGCCTTGAAACTTTTGTCGAGGAGGATTATTATCAGGTCTTAGGTGATAGGCATTGCGGAAGTCTCGGGCATAAAATGATCGTCCTGATCCTATGCCTAGTTTATCAAATAAACCCATGACGAGACTCCGCTATACTTTTTCCTCTAACCTATTAAACGCCTGTACCAGGTTCGTTAAATGCTACTGCTTCAGGGAATGGATTACCTGCTGTTACACGACCGTTAACATCATTATCACCCTGATAGTGTGTTGCGTTATCAAAGCGAACCTGTAGAGTAATCTGTACAGGATCGTTTGCGCTGTAATCAGCATCGCTATAGTCAACGTTTGTTAAGAAGCAACCTTCTAAGAACCAAACTTCACTTGCGCCAGCGTTAACACCGTCAAGCACTTCAATCTGCATGTCAAACTTATAGTCTGAACCTGCGGCAGCGGTTGTTTGCTGGAAGTGATTTACCTGACGCTGTACTTGAGAACCTACCATCTTTGTTACGCTGTTGCTGATATCATCACGTAGCACAACAGTTACCTGTTCCCATGAGTGCTTGCCTTGTACATATGCCTTTGAGTTGTAACTATCAAGTGTTACTTCTTCATATGTAATCTTAGGACGGGTAACGTTCTGAACGTTTTGTGTTAAAACTCTTGATTCAGCTTCACCACCGAAACCACCTAAAAAGCTAACACGGAAACGATACTTTAGCTTAGGCATCAAAATGCCTGAACCACTTGTACCGGTAATTGGAACACCAAACTTACTCTTGGTTTCCGATGTGTTGATATTTGCCATCTTGTTCTCCTACGAACTGTAAAAAGTTAAAACTTAAATAAGTTTTGTATGTAGATATTTATCATATTATTTCAAAAATCATAAACTCTTGTTTTAATTCCAAAAGAAAAGGGGCATTTCTGCCCCTTTTCCTGTTTCACTATTGTGAAATCTATTAACCAGTTGTACCAAGTGTGTTCTGGATACGAATTGGAATATAGATAAACTCAACTGCCTTAATTGGCTGAATGGCAACATCAATGTGTAGTTCATTGCGGTCAATTCTTGCAGGTGTGTTGTTTGTTGTATCACAAACTGTTAGGAAGTCAAACAAGCCACGCTGTGTTACTAGCTGACCTAGGAAACGGTCAACTACAACCTTAGCGTTCTGACGTGTAACTTCATCGTTTGGTTCAAACAAGAATGGCTTAACGATATCGTCTAAGCGTTCACGAATGTAAACAACTAGACGTGCTACGTTAATACGATCCAATGCACTTGCGCTTGGGTTTAGAGTCTTCTGACCAAACACAGCAATACCTCTTCCTGGGAAGTTGCTGATTGGGTTGAGCTTGTTGATATACAAGCTATCTCTTTGACCTTCGCTTAGTGCAACGCTCACAAACTCTGCTGTTGCAGAATTAATGTAACCTAAGCCTGTTGCATTAGTTACAATACCGCGCTGGAAGCCAGCTGGTGCGAACCATGGGAAAGCAACATTATCGTTATAAGCAAGTGTGCGTAGTGCAATGTGACTTGCTGGAACAACAACGTTTGTACCGTCTAGGTTTGTTGTTAAGCCATGTGGATAATATACTGCCGCATAAGCATTGCTGCTTACTAGACCGTCTTCACCATTTTCTTCTGCATTATTTGAGTTAGTTGCCCATGCTTGAGTTGCTGTTGAACTTGCTGCTAAACGTAGAGGAGCATCAGCAACAATAAATGCTGTTTCCTTACGATCCACATTCAAGCTAATCATTTCATCTAGTAGCTCTGGATATCCAGGTGCTGCAATTAGATTGAAACGATTTACTTCGTTACGAATGTCAGTGTTGCTAGTAATAGCAGCCTGCATTTGTTTTACAACTGCGCGACGTTGTGCTTTGCGTAGCATATGAGGAGCACCGTTGCTCTTATTGCCACTGTAATTTACCCAACGGTCGCCAACCAATACACCTTCATGTGTATGGCCAACTACCCACTGCTTGACGTTACCGCCACTAGCACGAGTATTCCAACCTAAAATTAGATTTGGATATTCAGCTGCTGATGGAGCATCTGCGTCAATTGGACTGTTTGCATCTGCACGGAAATCAGCAAAAACTACACCCATATCAGTTACCTGATCAGTGTTGTCAACAAGGACCCATTCATCGGCGCCGCCATCCCAAATATAAATCTTTGGGAAGTTTTCTAAGTCGCTACTGTCAATCCAAACTTCATCACCGGTCAATGCAGATACTCCGTTTGATCGTGTAGTTGGTTCTGTTGGTGTTACCTGAATGTCAACATTAAATGTTGTCCAAGTACCGGCATTATTATATAATAAGTCGATGTTTTCAGGAGTAATATTGTCGTCGTACCATAAAGTTCCGTTAGCAGTATCACCTGTTAATTCAGATGCACTAACTTCATAGCTTAACGATTCCCAGTTTGAATATGGCAAGTCGGTGAGGAAGTTTAGATCTGTTGGATCAAAACCTGCAACGTTACCTGCGCTGAGTACGATATCAAAACCGCTAGTATTAGTAATTGTTAGTAAACCGCTAACATTAGCTGCAATTGCAGTACTGGTTCTTGAAAGTGTAGCATTAGCACCGCTAATAGCATTATTGATATCAGTAACCATATCGTCAACTGTAGCATTAACGTTACCGCTTGTAAATGTAACATTAACTGGTGTACCATCACCAAATGTAAATGCTAGTGATATCTTGTTAGCATGGTTAGCTAGTACAACCGCATTAGCAGCGGCTGCTGAAGTTGGTGTAGCGGTAACAGTACCTTCGCCGTTCCAACGCTTCAATCTTAATGTTGCTTCACCTGTTACGGTATCTGCCCATAAAGCACCTGTAGGTGGATTCATGTTGTAAGCGGTTAGAGCCTGATATGAAAGGTCTCTAATTACAACGTCTTCAGCAGTAAATTGTCCGGAAGCTGAATCATATACTTTAACGCTTAATGTTGTACCATTATTTTGTGGTTCTTTTTGTAGCATTAGGTCGCCGGCAACCAAACTGCCGCCGCCGCTGCGAGTTCCTGGAAGATCTAAATAACTAGCTTCTTGGAAATCGGCGCTTGATGCTGAGTCCCATGCAGTTGAACCAATGTGATACCACTGACCGCCAATCTTATGATAGAATTTAATTGTTGGTGCAGTTGCGCCTGTTGTTGTAAAGTAAACTACAGCATAATCACCGTTAACACCATATGCTGTTTTAGGAACGTTACCTGCTGCTAAATCTGCAACTGCTGGTATTTTAACTGTCTGGCGTACCCATGCAGTACCACTCCAACGCTTTAGACCCCAAATTGTTGAAGATGAGTCTAACCAATAAGTGCCGTCTGCTGGATCGCCTGATGGTGCAACTGAGCTTGCGGCTAACTGATCTAGATCAATATCTGCGCGAAGGATATATGCACGATTTGCAATACCTAGGAAACTGTATGCCGCTAGTAGGCCATATTCGTTTAATTCATGACCATGTAGTGCTGTGCCGCCCGAAGATTTGAAAATTGGGTTGCCGTAATTTGTTAATAGGTCACGCTGACTTGTAATCAACTTGACGTTAGCTGCTTCTGCGGCTGTAGTGTATGCTGCTGTTCCGCTGCCATCAGGTGAGCTCTTGTCTTGAGCTGTTGCGATGACTATTAGCGGAACTGTACCAGTACCAGCTGGAGCGTAGAAACTTTCGTCAGTTACGCTTACACTTACGCCTGGTGATACTAATGTTCTTGCCATTCTTGTTCTCCCATAAAAGGTTGGTTTTGATGCATATATTTATGCAAAACACACCTAAACCGGTATTATTAGGAGAAGCAAGATTTAAAAATAACAAAAAAAGCTAAATAGCCTCAGATCACGCTAAGGTGAGTCTTAAACAAATTACGTTGAAGATCATTTACAAGTTTGTCTAGATCTTCCATGCTACCGTTATTATTAATTACATAATCAACCGGAAAGCCTGCCCAATTCCATTCACTTTCGTGAACATCGCGCCAACGAGTTTGCATTATTTTGCGAGCAATAGCATTGCCTTCGTTAGCCTTAACAGCGTCATCAAACCATTGTGGCAATTCACCGCGTTGAACCCAAACGATGATTCCGTTTAAGCTCTTAATAAGCTCAAGTTCATTTCTAAATCTAGCATCGCTGATAACAACATTTTGGTCGTTATTTTTGATCCTAAATCTATACTCTAAACTTGATAGCCAAATGTCTTGATGAAAGTGATTACGAAGAACGTCTGTGCCAACTAGTTGAAGTGCAAGACGTGGAGTAAAATTATCAATACCTAGTTTGCGAGCCCAGAACATATCTGGTGTTTCCCGAAACTCTCTGCTTTCTACTGTATCGCCTTCAAGTAGCTCGCGGCGCCAGCCAAAAATAGCTGCACACGCATCTTTAAGTGGTGCTGCAAAACTATCTTTAACACAGCCGTACGAAATAAACCTACTAGCAACAGTATCCTTACCACTGCCAATGAAACCAACTAATCCAATAATCATTATTAACCTATAATAAAGCCCAAAGGACTATTACCTTCTTCCATATTATGAAGAGCTACCAACAACTCATCAATTTCTGCTTTGCCTTCTGCTTTGAGGTCAGCACCGTTGAGCTGAATAGCACCGCCGGCGCCCGGTAAGCCGCTAGCATACTTGCTGCGAGCCTCGCCTAACATTAATTTACAATGTGCTAGAGAGTAAGATGCTAACCACTGGCTAGCATAAATGTCGCCGAGCAAAATAGTTTCAGGAATAAAGTTATAAACACCGATTGCAACTTCTTCTTCGTGATTAACATTACGAAGAATTTTTAGAACCTTTGTGTTACGATTCCAAAGGAAGTTATACTCGCTACCAAACACACGACCAATTGTTTCTTTGTACTGAGCAAACGCATCAAACACAGCAAGTCCACCAATCTGACCTGCTTGTAGCATATACATGTTGTTAAATGCTACGTCAAAAGGATCAAAGTTTGTGCCGCCGCCACTGTTTGTACCGATACCTCTACGATACAGTCGACGCACTTCAATAACTTCATCGGGAAGAGTATATTCTGTTATGCCGCCCTGAGTTTGAATAAAGATAACGCTTTCTTCAACTGAGCCGCTGCTTAGTTGTCTATACTTGCCTAGAGCTATATCGATAGCAGTATCGTAATGTTCGCGATCAAGCTCAACATCAACCATACCATCGCCTAAGCGATTTTTCAAGCTCTTAATTAGGTCTTCCCTGCTACTGTATCCGATAGTATTTGCCATACTACTATTTATCTTTAGAACACCTTAATTAGCAGGGTATGCTCGTTAATTCGCCCATTCATCTCGGTTTCAACCGCATTCAGCCCCTCAAAGAGCTTTTGAAACTTAGTTCGAGCCAGCTTATCGGCGCCCTTAAGCAATTCGGGTTTGCGTAGCGTTTTTTGTACACTCTGCTTTGCGTTAAAGCCTAAGATTGTTGTACCCTTAACTTGAAGGTTATGATGTTCTTCAGCAACATATACACCCAATTTACGGTTCTTTGTGTTATATACCCAAAGTACCTGAGCATCTAGAATGTTCATTGGATTGATACTAGCTAATCCCAAACTTGGCTCACTCTGCTTATATTTGAGCTTGCCAATTGCCTTTTCCTTGCTAACAGGCTTTTTCTTTCTAGTCTTGCGTACAGCCTTACCTGTATTGATAAAGGTGTCGCAGGCAATAGCAATCTTTTCGTAAAATTCAAGGAACTCCTTACGCATCTTAGGAGTCATATAGGCATAGCCTTCCTTGATCTGCTCGTCTTTCCATGCTACAACTTCTCTTGCCTCAGAATGTTGTGCTTCGTACATTTCCTTAATGATCTTAGCATGTGCTGCCTTAATCATATTATCCTTATAACTTTGCATCTGGCTATAAGGATCAAATGTAGAAATATCGAGACGCTTACGACAAAGTTCGTCTAACAAATAATCCCAGTGAGCGCATAGATCGCTAACCTGTTCCCTCATACGCTGCTGAATACTAACAGTAATAACTGCCTTGGGCTTAACAGCCTCAACATCTGCTTTCTTCTTTTCTAAATTAGCAGCCTGTACTAGAAAGCCTTCATAGCACTCTTTAAGTTTAGCAATACGCTGTTCAGGTAGTGCTACACCTTTTTCCAGCAAGTAAGCCATCTTACCAACTGTAATAAAGTTATACTCAGGTAGGCGCTTCAGTGCGGCTGCACTTTTTTTATCAAAATTCTTTTCACAATATTTGATAAAAGATGCTGCCTTCTTTTTATCATCTACCTCTGAATGCACATAGGAGTCAGCCTCCCACAGCAAACGATTATAATCTTTTTCGATTCCGTTAATCCTAATGGGCTTCATGTCCAGCTGGACCAAACGCCATTCGGGTTCCGAAAACCCGTTAACAGATAACTTTCTAGGTGCTTTAGCTCTAGCCACAAGTTACTCCTGAATTTCAAATACAAATACAGTATAGCAGGAATTTAGAGTTTGTCAACCACATTTAAAACCCACATTTTTCGGCGGCCGTATATAACATAATCAATATGTTGCGACAGCTCTGTAGGGAATTGGTTATACCTATCTGCAATCAAATACTGTTGTTGTTCATTTGTAACATTATAACACAGGTTTTGAGTGTAGTCAAATAGTGTTGTTTTTGTACAAATCTGCTTAGGTGTTATATTATAACGACCCCACTGCTTAATTCTGTTTTTTGATAATACCTCATAATCGCTAATAATGTCCGGGTCAATATCATAATTCTCGATTACAAATTCTTTCACTGTATCAATATAGTGATCAACTGTATCAGTTTGATGCATGATTAAACTCATAGAATTTGGTACTTGCCAACTAGATAACTTTAAACCAATTAAGTCTAACTTAAAGATACCAGTATTATGCCAATCTAAATATGCATGCCGAATTTTATTTTCCCATTCAATTATGTTTTGATCTTTTCGTACTTGATCAATTAACTTATCATAAAATTCTTTATAGGATACATTTTTTGCTCGTCTTAAATAGATTGCAATAATATCAGATATACCATGTATATGAAAACCAATAACGAACCATGTGTAGATGATTGTTTCCAGCAAATCCTCTACAGTTAATGTACTAGTACTTTTGATAACTTGTATCGTTTCATTAACTCTATCAGATTCTTCTAAACTATCTGATGTTTCGTAAAACATATCGTATGCAGCAAACGTTTTTAAATCATACTTTTCAATATCATCTACCATAGGTGCGTTTTCTATCATGTTTAGTAGAAACGCATCAATGCCGTTGTGCAGTCCAGCATCTAATATATTTTCAATATTCTGTTTCCAGCTTTCTAAAGTTTCGCCAGGTAGTCCCATAATGATTTCAGTAAAGATTGGCAATTGCAAAGATCTGCCATAATTTGCTATTTCCGAAACATCATTGATATTCATGTTAGTACGCTTAACATTTTCTAGGACTTCATCAGTAGTAGTTTGTAGACTTAAAATAAATCCAGTTTGTATGTTAACTTCTTGAAACTTTCTAACGATGTCAAAGACATCTTTATTACTGTTCTTAGCATAGCTTACGCCGAGACCGCTAGGGTATCCTGTTTCTCTAGAAAGTTCAACTATCTTATCAGTTATTAGAATATCGCGCTCTTTAAAAATACCAAAGTTAGCATTAGTCATTGTAAGAAATGGCATTTTCATTTTGCTAAACCACTCCAATTCAGCAAATACACGTTCTAATCCAAATTTAACTACTTTACTAGATGTTAGACTGCCCCAATCGCAGAACGTACACTTATACGGGCAACCGCGGTCAGTCTCTAGTGTAGGCATCCACTCGATGTCTGGATGAGCAGCGATTAGTTCATCAAATATACCAGTCAAGTATGGGCTTGGTATTTCTAGGTCACGAATTCTTGGTGCATGGGCTCTGTGTCTAACAGGCTTTTTACCTTGCAAATATTGATCTAATATTTCATAGACCATGTGTTCGCCTTCGCCAATAACAGCAACGTCAATAAAAGGAAATTCGTCAAAGAGATTCTTATTACGATGAGGCAAATCAGGGCCGCCAAATACAGTATAAACTTTAGGATTTAGTTCTTTTAGTTTTTTAGCTATTTTGAAACAATATTCTCTGTTCCAAACATACAGACTAAAAAATACAATCTCGCACTCTGATAATTGAGCAACAACCTGATCAACTGGATCTCTTCTAAATATCCAATGTTTTACAGAAAAGTTTTCGCTAATGTGAGAATACTGACTAGCATATGACCAAAGGATACCCACGGTGTAGGGCAAATAAAATGCATTTAGATGCCGTGGGCCAGTTTGGAAGTTTGGTTGCACAAATGCAACATTCATCTTATTTTCTCCCTAAATTTTTCTTCCAAATGTCGATTGTCAAATCCAACCCAGTATCTAAATCTATTTTTGGTTCCCAACCTAGTGCGTTAGTAATTTTTTTGTTAGTACTATTTAACAGATAAATTTCCCCAGGTCGTTTTGGTTTTGTGTCCCAGTTAATACGACCGGACCAATTGAGCTTATCTGCAATCTTTTCAGCAAAGTGTCTAATCTTAATAGGTGCATTTGGGCCTAAACAAAAAATACTGTTATTACACTTTTCAGGATTTTCAACTATTGCTACCCAAGCATCTAATAAATCATCGATGAAAATAAAATTTCTGTAAGGTTCTGCATAACCTAAATTTACCTCATGTGAATTAGTTAACATTTGATAAATGATTTGTTCTGTTACAAAGAAATTGTTGTCTTTGCGACCGTAACTGTTTGTTTGACGAATAGCAGTAAACGGTAAACCATAACTGCGATGTGCATACTCTAGATACTTTTCACAGGCATACTTTGCTACTGCATATGGTGCATTCGGGTTTGGTAATGTAGTTTCATCAAATGCAGGTATGTTGCTTGGATCTTCCTTGCCGTCGCGAATTAAATCACTGATTGGTTGCCATCCATATACTTCCATGGTGCTAGCAAAAATAAAGTTTTTTAAATTAGGTACATGCTTTGCTGCTTCAATTAAATTAACAGTACCAACATAGTTAACATCGCTGAATACATTCTGCTCGTAAAAACTCTGCTCTACTTCTGTACGGGCAGCAAGATGGATAATAATATCAGGTTGTACTGACTTAACCTGAGACACAACCGAAAGATGGTCTCGAAGGTCGCAAGCTAAAAAGTGTAATTCGTGTCCTGATAATCTTTCAGAAAGGTGCTGACCTATAAATCCTGAACTGCCTGTCATAAAAATTTTCATATTAAATCTTCCCTCGCAAAGCCTGTTATTTGCATTGTATATCTATTATATTGACTTATGTTAGCAACAGAATGAATTACATTTTTATGTATGATACTATAGTTTCCTTTTTGATAATTTGTAAAAACAGAATTATTCATTTCAAAAAAGTGTCCCGGTATGTGATTCTGTAAAAAAATATTTATTCTTACTGGAACAAGGTTCTCTGTATTCAAATCATTCTTTTTTGCATCTGCTAATAATCTAACAAACTTGTCTCGGTGCGGAGGAATGAATCGACCGGGCTTTAACAAGTTAATTGCAACCATCGAGTATATAAGTTTATCACTAAACATATTTTTAATATCGTGCGCCCAGTTTGGACAATCATTATTAAACATCTGATAAACCCATGGGCCATCAAATGGATAATCCGGCACTGGAGTGCCTATTTCGTCCCAGTATCCGCCTGAATAATTTACATGATTATGCTCAGTAAACTTCAAGGTATAAAGCATCTCATTCGTAACGAAATCTATGTTTATAAAACCTAAGTTATTCATTAGTTGCAATAATCCTCTAATGTACCCTTACGGCGTAGGTCAAGTGTGGCACAGTGGATGCCGCCGCTTAGTGTCATACTATGACGGAAACGAACTGGCACACTATCAATGCCGTGCTTGTCTAGTTCACGCATAAGAGGTTCTTGTGCGCTATCGCAGATAATTGTGTTCTCGTTAACGCTGAGAATATTCATACCAATGTATGGACTGCAAGGAGCAATGTAACCCTGCTCAGCTAGTTTGCTTCCCTGCACAACACAATCATCAAACCAAATTTTATCCCACTTCTTAAAGATCTCTGGACAGTTGTCTGGTGTAACTCGTGTACTGTTCAACAACACTAAACCAGGACGCAATGGTACAATAGTACTGTCAAAGTGTGCAAAGCTGTAAAGCTCACTGTAATGTAATCTATAACCCAATGGTTCTAAGAAACGCTTGAGCCACTTAAATCCCTTCATGTTGCCGCTGTTACTGACCTGATACAGTAAGTCGCGGCCTACACGAACAATATTAGGAGCATCGAAGCAGATCTCGTGATCCATCAACGTAGCTTTACTCAGATCTTCAAACTGATACATATTATCATGTAGTTTTGGTTTTGGTACTTGTACCCATAACGCACCATCTTCAAAGGCTTGATAGAGAATGTCTTCGTATAATCTTGTTTCAAAATATCTTGCGCGAACTGGTGTGGGTGTTTCAATAAGCATATCGCCTAATGGAAGAATTAAGTCGCGAGGACACCAGCTATACCAACCTTTGGTATTCCATCCTTGCCCAATGTCGTAATTAATATTATCCCAATCAATAATCTTAGGACGATGAACTTTTACGCCCATCTTAGTAAGTGTGTCAGCTAAACCATCTGCATCTTCGTTTGCTTCATCAATTACCCATTGTGGATATGTTCCTTCTAACGGAATAACTTTTTCTGCAGGATGATTAGCATAGCTAAAACTTCGGGCACTTATATCTGTTGCGATACGACTATGGTGTGCATGACCAACAATAATTTCCTCAAGTGGATCCCAATCATTATGTGAATTTACAATCAATTTATATCTCCTAAAAATTCGCTGACACAGACCCGATAATTATTAAAAACGCCTCGATTAAAACTTTTATGACGTGCTTCGTCACCTAGACCAAAAATTACTGTATCAGTATAAACTAATCCTTGATCATTACATACATCTTCATACTGTTGTCCGAATGTATCCCAGTTCCAATCTGGACTAAAATTTTTCATAAAATACGCACCTAAACTCATACTGTAGTTGTTTTGCATGTTTACTTCATTGATCATACTAATACCATCATCAGTATATTCTCGAGTAAATCTAACACCCACACGGTGATTTTCTAATGAATAAAATGGCTTGCTTAAACTACATGTAACTTCTGTTATCATAGGATATTTGTTTAAGTCAATATGAATGTTTTTTGATATGCCCCAATACGCTAGATCTAAGCAAACTGGCGCTTTATAAAAATCGCACATTTCCATAAGTTTTTCAAATTCTGGATGCATACAACCATAATCGCTGAACGGTGCGCTAACTATAACAGCCGCTAAACCTAAGCCAAAAAACTTAGATGTTTTAAAGTCGCCATCAATATAGTCAAAATCAGAAAACTTAGATATACATGCGTGATACTGAAAGTCGCCACGCATGGCAAAAATTGTTTTTTCTTTTCCGTGTTTTAGTACAAAATTGTCAAACGTTTGACTAGTGCCTTGCGTATAATCTGCGTATTTAAAATGCTCTAAACCATCTAAGGTTTTTAAATCAGTGTAAGTTAGCCATTCTCGCCATATCTCGGTATAGTCAGCAAGGGACACATCACTATACTCAAAGCGATTATAGTGATCTCTTATTTGGCTGCTTTTTATAGGGCGGGCGCCCTTAATTAAACTATGCATAGGGCCTTTTAGACTGATTATCTAATACTTATCGTTTGGTAGAATGATGTTCTAGAAGTTCTGATAAATAGTATTATGCCCAAAATAAGCCTGTGGAATCCTATTAAGACCAACGACTACAAATTCATCGACAGAATTGTAGGTGAACACCTATATGCTGGTGGTACAGGTGTACATGTTCACAAATATTTAGGTATACATGATACTGTAAATGCTAATTCCGCTGATCCTACTAGACCACCTGCGGGCAACACCGTTAATGATCAGGTTTTCATTCAAGATTTGCTGTTCTTAGAAAACAGAGATCGCAAATATGATACAAACATTTACGAGCTGCGCGGGCAATACAATATACAAGATAACGATAGTTATGATTTAACACAGTTTGGCTTATTTTTAGCCAACGATACTGTTTTTCTAACGTTCCATATTGAAAGTATGGTAGAGTCATTGGGTCGTAAACTGATGCCCGGTGATGTTATTGAATTACCTCACTTGCGAGATGATCTTCTATTAGGTGCAGAAGGTGCTATTAATAGATTTTATGTAGTTCAAGATGGTGCTAGACCCAGCGAAGGCTTTGATCCGCGCTGGTGGCCACATTTATGGCGTGTCAAGTGCGGTCCAATCAGCGACAGCCAAGAATACAGAGATATACTTGGTACTGGTGAAAACGAAGAGGACTTGCGTAATCTTGTTAGCAAATACGAAAGCGAAATTGCTATCAACGACGCTATACTTGCACAAGCTGAACGAGATGTTCCATATGACCCACAATGGAGAAGAACTGGACATTTATATTTTGACCCCGAAGTACCAGATAAGCCAACTATAGGCTTTGACTTTGCGGGTGACACTGGCGTTCCTGTAAACGGAGTACCTATTGCTGGTAGCGGTGAAAGTTTCCCAATAATTGGTATTAGCGATGGCGATTATTTCCTGCGTACAGATTTTAGTCCAAATAGACTATTCCAGAAATCGGGAAATAGATGGATTCGCGTCGGTGACGATAATCGTAGAGAGTGGGCTGCGGCTAATCGTGTGCTCAGCACATTCATTAACAACGACAATTATAGAATTGATTCAAACGGTTTAAGTGAGCCTGAAAAAACTAATCTCAGTAAAGTCATTAAACCAAAGACAGATAACTAAGGACACATATGGCAGGCAAAAACTTAGATTATTGGTATGATGAACAAATAAAGCGATATCTGATTCAGATTATCCGTATCTTTTCTCATTTTAAAGTAAAAGAAAATACTCGTAACGGTATTAAGTATAATCGTGTACCTGCTCGTTACGGTGACATGAGTCGTATGGTTGCTAGTATTTTAAGAAACAATAGTGAAAATGCGATGAATAACGCACCAATGATCACTATTAGTATTCAGAGTATACAGCCTGCCCGAGATAGAACTGCTGAACCATTCTTAGTTGATACAAGACAGGTTGCTGAAAGGGCATACAATAATGACATGGGCACCTATGGTAGTGATCAAGGAAACTTGTATACTACACAACGATATATGCCTGTTCCATATAACATGACCATTCAAGTTGACATATGGACTACTAATACTGATACTAAATTGCAGTTACTAGAGCAGTTATTTGTAATTTTTAATCCAAGTATTCAATTACAAAGCAATGATAATCCACTAGACTGGACCAGTGTGTTTGAAGTAGAAATGACTGACATTAATTGGAGCAGTCGTAGTATTCCAGCGGGCGTTGACGAATCTCTAGACATTTCAACATTAACATTTAGTGTACCTATTTGGATTAGTCCGCCAGCTAAAGTTAAGCGTCAAACTATTATTCAACAAATTATTGCAGATGTGCATAGTACTACTGGTAGTATTGGCGAGCTCGGTTTTGATTCTCAATACAATGACTTCTTTGGTTCAATTCCTGATACTGCTGAAGTTGTTATTACGCCAAACAATTATAGAGTTCAAGTTTCAGGTTCAAGTGTATTTTTAGTTGATTTGGCCGGTATAAGAAAACCATGGGCAGATTTAATTGAAATGCAAGGTATTTTGTCAGCAACTAGTTTGCTAAAATTAAATATCAGCAACGATACTGATAGCGAGGATAATTTTGTTATTGGATCAGTTACTGCTAACCCAACAGACGAAACTGCACTTATTTTTAATTTAGACCCTGATACATTACCCAGCGACACACTTACTGATGTAGACCGTATCATTGACCCTAGAACAGCGTCTCCAGGTGCAGGATTACCTGCTGCCGTGCTAGGACAACGATATCTAATAACAGAAGAACTTCACCCTACAGGATATCCTGCTTGGGGCATAGCTGCAAAAGAAAACGACATTATTCAATATAATGGCTCAGCGTGGCAAGTTGCATTTAATTCAGCAAATGTTACTACTGTGCATTACATAACCAACGATTATACATCAAAACAATACAAGTGGACCGGTAGTTCATGGATAAGTAGTTACGAAGGTGAATACAATCCTGGATACTGGAGACTTGTACTGTAATGACTGTTGCTGCTGGCGTAGTTTTTTTAGCTAAAGATACAGGACGTTGCTTACTCCAATTACGCAACTCAGACAAACGCTTTAAGAATACTTGGGGCTTTTGGGGTGGTATAATTGAGAAGGGCGAAACTCCCTACGAGTGTATTCAGCGAGAACTCACTGAAGAAATTGGCTTTGTGCCAGAATTAACAAAGCTCAACCCTATTGACGTTTATCAAAGCAAGGATAAAAAATTTTATTATTACAGTTTTGTTGCTGTAATAGATAAAGAATTTATTCCACAACTAAACGGAGAAAGTGCAGGCTATGCATGGGTTGATATTGGTGTTTGGCCGCAGCCGTTGCACAACGGTGCTAGGCTTACACTGAACAAAAACGGCGGAACAGATAAACTACAAACTATCCTAAAAATCCATACAGAATAAATATTGTAATGGATGACATCGTTGATTTTGTTCTGCTGCGAATTCAGCAAGAACTAGAAAAATATCATAAAACAAAAACGCTGCCGTTTGACTTGCTCGAAGGGGCATATTCTATCGATGATATTAAACAAGAATACTACGAAAAACTAAATCCTAGATATCAGAAAATTGCCAACGCACTTATTAAAGACTACGAAAGAAAAATACAAAATAATTTAGATAGTTTAAAAATTGCGCTGAGAAAAGATTATGTTAGCACAATGAATCAGCTAGAGACTGAATCTAGCGATTTTAAATTTCCTTCAGTACTAACAAAATACAGACCTAGTATAAATCCAGTTAAAGCACTTTTTTATGAAGTTAGAGAATTAACACGAACATATAATATTGAAAGTGAATATCATGTATGGTTATTATCGTTACTTCAAGATCTAGAGTACAACAATAAAATCGTTGATGCATTAAGCATAGATATTAAAAGATTAGAAAAAATAGTCAGCAGATATTATCTACCTATGATAAATTACACCGATAGCATACCGCTTGAACTATTTCATGCAAGACAATTAATAAAAGATTTTCGACACTACAAAAATACTTTTATTACACTAAGATCTTGGCGTCCTGAGGATTAAACGGAACAAATAATGTTTCTGCAAAAGACAAATCATTGTTTTTTGCCCGCTCGTAAACTTCTAAAGCATGTAGATAATTAGTTGTTGAAACCAATAATCTATCGTTTGCTACTACAGCAAATCTAGTTCCGCTACTGTTAGTTTCCAGTGTGATCATTTTGATGTGGCTCTGTAAATGCCGTCCCAGTTCTTGGGAGGACTTTTCTTGTATTCTAAAATACGATCAATCATAGCATCATAATAATGTGCTAATTCGCCCTTCCAACTGTGTCTCATGTCTGTAGCTATTTTCTGTGCTGTATTCCAATTACCTGCGCGGTATTCTTGCAAGAATTGATTATGTGTTTTTTCGTCTTGTTTATTAAATTCTTCTAATACTGTAAAAATCTTTGCTGGTTCAGTTTTACCCTTAACAGCAATTAAATCAAGCTCAACTACTTGGTATGTATCCAAAACCGCGTCAGCAGTCTTGGGTCCGATAATAATTTTAACTCCGTAAGGTTTGCTTTGACCTTCGAGGCGGCTAGCAAGGTTAACGCCGTCGCCCAAACAGGTATAGTCAAAACGCTGATCGCTACCCATATTACCAACAACCACAGTATCAGTATTAATACCGAGGCCCATTCCAAAAGCTGGTACGCCTTCTGCTTTAATTTCATCATTAAATTCCTTTAGAGATTTTAACATTTGGAATGCTGTACGAACAGCATCCTTAGCATGTTGTGAGTTGTTCACTGGTGCGTTCCAGAAAGCCATCTGTGCGTCACCGATATATTTGTCTAGCGTACCCTTGTTCTCTAGGATAGCTTTAGTCATAGCAGTCATATAACGGTTCATGATGCTTGTCAAGCCCTGAACATCTTTGCCATAGTGTTCTGAGATTGTAGTGAAACCACGGACGTCTGTGAACATGATACTTAGTTCTTGCTCAGTGCCACCTAGCTTTAGTAACTCTGGCTGACGCTGTAGCTGTGCTACTAGGTCTGGGCTTAGGTATGTGCCAAACTGTTTCTTAATCTGTTGCTTCTGTAAGAACTCACTTACAAACTTAACGCCATAAACGTGCAAGGCAACAAGAACAAGACCAATAGCAGTTGCCGTTGCGTCTGTGAGCATGTTGTAGTTAATAAACAACCAATAAGAGCCACCAACACTGGCAGCGATCCCAACAACAGTTGTGAAAAGACCAACATATATCCACCTTGATAGTAAAATAATAATTAGGCCTAACACTAGCAATGCTCCTACTTCTGCAAGATCAGACCAATCAGCACGCTGAATGTTTACACCATTGAACATAGTGCCTACTACTGCTGCTTGTAGTTCATGTGGGTGTACTGGTCCTAGTGCTGTAGGAACCGGATTACTAATACCTGCTGCGGTTGGACTTACAAATACCACAGCACCGTTAAAACTTTTTGGAAGTTCTGCTAAACTTACACTCTTTGACTTTTGGCTCCAATCAATCCACACACGGCCTAAACTGTCTGTGGTAACTGGGCCAAACTGAGGGATACGCATTTTTTCTACGCCTAGTTCATTTAACTTAATTTGAAAACTAGGATCGCCTGCAACAACACGAAGTACTTCTAAACTTAGTGCAGGATATAATGTTCCGTCTACACTGGCTACTAATGGTACGCGGCGATTAACGCCATCAATCTCTGGTAGTGTATTAACTGTGCCTGTGCCAATTGCTAGTCCTTCATAGTTGGGCAAGTTAGCAATGATACCTGGATATTGAATCACAGTGTCTAAATACTCTGGTCCCATAATTGCGGCACCAGTTTCGCGAGGATTATTTTTTGACTTGTCCGATGGCACATTTGGTAGTATAACTGGATACTGTAGCATTGCTGCTTCCATGGCCTTGTCGCCTTTGAAGCGATCGGGCTCTGCCATTAACACATTGAATACTACTAAGCCTGCACCCCTATCATAAAGGTCTTTTACAATGCCTGCATACTGATCACGTGGAAAGGGCCACTGACCATACTTGTCTAGTGCAGCTTCATCTATGTTAACTGTATAGATGTTATTAGGAGTAGGCGCTTTGCTGGTAATAAGTGTGTCAAAATATCTAAGACGTACACTTTCAACAAAACTAGGATCTACTGCTCTTAGTCCAACAATTAAAAATAGTGTGAGTAGTGCAGTCCATGGACTTAGTAAAATTTTCTTCAACATGTTATTGTCCTTGTGTTACTGTAATTGTGCCGCAGCCGCCTGCTGTAGCACAACTGTGAGTTATTGAATAGAAGTTTTGTGTAGCGCCAACTTGTGTTAGGCTAAGACTTGTTGGGTTGCCTGACAAGTCAATCTTAGCCATATGGCCTGCACTTCCTTCTTGAACGACAGTAACAGATTTGCTACCACCGGTTAATGCTAGATCCAGATAATGATTACCACCATCTTTTTGCAGGATATTTAGCGTATTATTATTATTTGACACACTAGCAAAGATTCCTTTTGCGCCGCCTGTGCCAGTTTGACTTAGTGTTAAACTATTACTGCTACCGTTAACTGTTAAGTCCATGTAATTAGTTACAGAATTATTTGTGCCACTTTGTGTAGCAGTTGTAGTATTGTTATTGCCGCTGCTGTAATACTTGAAATAGTTTTCTCTTGTACCACTTTGTGTTATAGTAATACTATTACTAGAACCAATCTGTTCAATAATAACTTTAGAATCTTTTACTGTTCTACTTGAGAATGTGTTAACTTTATTTGTATTAACAGTACTGGCATTAAACGAACTACCACTGCCGCCGCAGCAATATTCTGGCACGGTTGGTTCACTAGGTGGTGGAGGGGCAGTACTTCCCGAGTTTGGTTGAACTGATGTAAAGGTTTGGCCATTTAGTAAGGTAGCACCTATAATTTCGTCAATGAATAGAATTGGACTTAGTGCTGTATCACCTAAGTTAAAAGATATAAATGCTAAGTCGTAAGTGCCTGTTACACTTACTGTAATAACAATCTGTTGCCAACCTGTTGAGCCATAGCTGCCAGTTGAATAGTTACCGGTTCCTGGATTAGTAAAACCTAGTAGTGCGTATTTTTGTTGACCATTAACTGTAACAGGACCAGCAGGACCAGTAACTACCACCATCGACCCATCATTGTACGGAGTATAGTCTGTACTCACGTAGTTCCACGCATAGGTATATGTTTTGCCAGCTTCTAGTACTACACTGCGTCTAGCATAAGAAGCGTTTGTTGGGTACATGTTACCATTCTGGTAAATGGTATTTTTAATTGATGTTGTTTCGGCACTGGTAAATCCAAGAGTTGACATTGAGCTATCAAACGTTGGAGAACCACCACCAGCTTGGATAGACATCATGTATGTGCCATAAGGGGTAACTGTCCAACATTTGCCGCCGCCCGGGCAGTAGTTACTCATACCTGTTGTTACTTGTGCGCCTGAGCCGTTACTGCTCCAACCACCAGTCTTTACTGTGGTGCTGCCATTACTAACAGTCCAGTTAGTGTAGTTGCCATTTTCAAAACCAAAGTTAGCTTCTTGTGCTGCTACTGGCACACTTATGAAAAACAATAGTGCTGCTAAAATCTTTCTCATTTGCTCTGCCTAATAATTACTTGATTACCAGAGTTAGGCGCAGGTCCCCAACCCAACTTACCCTCATCACCGTTATGAATTATAGTTAAGGTTAAATTAGAATTTAATCTTGCTCTTACTTCAGCATAATGGTCGCTATCAGTAGTTCTATAAAAAGTTACATATGGATTTACTTCTACGCAAATAATCTTCTCAGAACAAGTTTTGCTTGTACTAGTAGACGTGGTCACAGCAACTACCTTAGAATCTTCTTTTTTGCTTTTAGCTGCGTCTGCATTAGCGGTTCTAGTTACCGTTTCTTCTTCATCTTCCTCAAAATTATTTTCTTTTGTAGTTTTAGCCATTTGCTCCTGAACTGCCTCAGGAGGACTAATAATTAAATCATTAGTAACTTGACTGTCAAAACTAATTCTAGGGTCAACTGTTGTTAGCTTTAAAATAATAGCTGCGCTCGGAGATGCATCAAAGTTTGACACATATGTGGCGCTGAATGGTTCTGTTAATTCTACAGATCCTGCTGCATTTTCTACTATAATTTTACCGGTTTGGCAATTAATTAATTTTTCTTCATCGCTGCGAATAACTTCATTCTCGTCACGGCAGCTAGGCACTAGTACTACTAGACTTCTGCCTGCTTCGTCGACGGTCATGTGAAAATCTGTACCTCTAACTGCAATTGCAGCACTAGGCGTTTTAATATTAATACGCTGAGGATTTACTTTTGCAATCTGACCGCTGGCATAACGAACAGTACCCATTGATACCTTCATTGCTAATCTACCAGCGTCACTTTTCTTTGGATCGTAAACAAAGTCGTCTATTACTAAACGACTGTTTTCGGTAATTTTTACTTTTGTATTATCTTTAAAATTAATGTTTAGTGTTGTACCCTTACGAGTACTAACAGTATCATTAGACACAATACCTGTATTAGGTTTACCAGCAATAATTTGTTTGCCTCGTTGAATAGAAGAGTCAGGGCCAACCTGAGTTGAGATTTTACCAATCTCAGCCCAAGCTGGCACTGAACTAATCAAACACGCAAAAACTAGTGTGTTAAACCAACGAAACATTAGTTATTGGTTGTAACATTGATGATGTTACTACCACCATTAATTTTAATGTTCACAGTGGTATCAATAGTACCTGCCTGTGTAGTTGTTACTTGGTTTAATGAACCAGTTAATACTACTTTTAGGTCATGGCCGCTAACACCTGCGGCGCCAGTTTGTGTATGACGCATAACGTTGCTGTCGCCAGCAATATCAACATCTAACTTACCGTTGCTGCTGCTTAATGTGTATGCTAGGTCGTTTAAACCACCAACAATCTTGGTCTTGCTGCTAATAGCACTACCTGAGATTGTTTCTACTAGTTTGTTTGTATTACCTTGAATGTTTTGATCAATTGTAACACCAGTACATGCACCGTTGCTAGTACCGCAAGTTACAAGTATATCGTTACTATTACCAGTTACTACACTAGTATATGTATTACCATTACCTGTTATTTTATAATTGGCTTTATTGTTATCGCCAGTTTGGGTCATTGTTACTGAATTGCTATTGCCGGTGATAGTTGCATAATCACTGGCGCTTACACCAATGTTATTGCCGCTACCAGTTTGTGTTAATGTAACTGTGTTGCTACTACCAACTTGATCAATAAAAACTTTATTGGTTGTGCTAGTTGCTTGAGCATATGCACCAGTAGAGCCCAACGCCATCGCGAGGCTTAACATTAAGCCCATAAATGTCTTAGTCATTTAGCTCTCCTTTTTCAAAAACATTATCTACTTTGAGATTTTTCTCAACTTTCTTTTCTTTCTTTTTAGCTGCTTGAGCTTGTTCAATTTCCTCTACAGATTTTGGATCATACTCCCAGAAGCCTTTTCTCTGCCCTTCGCGAATCATTTCAACTACTGCGGCTTGAATAGCCATATTAGTTGCTCTGTTTGCGCTTTCATTTACACCCATACCTACTTCAGCTTCAATAGATTTAGTACCGGCTTCTACAAATCGTAGTACACCTAACTTATCCATGTAACTGTATACAGTCTTTGTAGTTGTGATACTAACTAAAACTTCGCCAGTTGTAACACTTACTACTCTTAGACTAACTGTAATCATGTCTGCTTGATACTGTGTTTGTGGTCCGATGCCTAGTATACGCATACCGCTACCGCCTGTTATGATATTACTATCATAACCTACGATACCACCTTCTACTAAGATACCTGCAAACAACATTGGTGGTAATGGTTTTGCATTTTGCCCGTCATAGATTTCTCTCATCTGACGAATCATCTGACGTTCCTTCATTAAGTTGTCTAAGCCCACACGTTCAACAACCTTAAACCAGCCTCCGCCGCCCACATCTTGAAGTGCTTTCATTAAGTACGTTTCAGCTCCTTGTGTAACTGCGCTGCTTAACTGTGCAACCATTGGACTTGGCTTACGCTGACCGGTCCTATCTAGGAAATTGTAAACTGCAACCACAACAGGACCGTTAGCTGGCTTTGGTAACACAAACTCTGGACGGTCTAGCGTTGTGGGTTCAATTTTTGCATCTTGAAATTGCGTTTTAGTAAACAACTTATCCATTTGTGAATAACTTGCACATCCACTCAATACAAGACTTACACTTGCTAGTAATGCTATTGATATTTTTTTCATATTAGCCACCACCTGATGCATTAATTACTGTTGCTACAGGAACTTTAATAACTGTAACAGTACCATTTGCATCTGTAATTGTAAGTTCAATTTCATTGCCTAATTTTTTATATGCAACACTGCCGCCTGTTGGGAAGTTAATTAACCCTTCGGTTACTCCACCTTCGCCAAACAAATTATCAGTAATCTGTTTTGCAAGTTCTTGATACATTCTACTTTCAAGAGCTTGCTTGAAACGATAGATTGGATCTTGCATTAATTTTAATTCTGCTTTTGCCTCTGCTTGAGCTTTTTCATCTTTAATTTTTTGTTTTGCTGCCTGTTCTTGATTATAGATGCTCAACACATGTTGTGTGAATCCAATACCACTAAAAGCAGGGCTGTTAAATTGATGAACTATTTCGGAAGCCGAAGCCGCACTACTGAATGCCGCCAGGATGCTTAGGAGCAGGATCTTCTTTACTCTCATTTTTTTCTTCCTCATTGTGTTTCTTTTCACTAGATAATTCAAACTCTAGTAAAAATACTTTTAAGACTTCCATCTTTAATTTCATGTTCATGTGTCTGTTCCCCAGATTAAATATTTTTTTCAGCTTTGAAAAATCAAATATTTTTCTCAGTTTTGTTAGTCGGCTTCCCATGTGCTGATTCCCTTATTTCTTCAATATCTCTCAACACAATAACAGTATCAAGTTTTTGCTGTAAACGAATAATATCGTTATCCAGCATACGAATTCTATCAATAAGTGCAACTAAAGTCACATTGCTTTCTATTAATGTGGGTGTGATATTTTCTGTAATGTATTTCCAAATATAGTATACCAGATATAACAAAAGTACACTAGATACTATAGGGAAACCATATTTGCTTATAACTTCCGATAGCTGTGTTAAATTAATCGCGTCCATTTAAAGATACCTCTTGGATTATCTTTCTAAATAGAATTTGATTATTATTAATCACTACTTCAAACTTGTCGCCGTCTTTTACTTTAATGTGCTGAGGTGTTAACTCAGCATCCATTAAAATATTATCGCCAACTAATGAAAACACATAATCTACAAACAACATTTTAATCTCTCCTTGCGTCTACCTTACCGTCTGCTCTCGCAATACGGTCAATATCAGGTTTAAGTCCTATAACATTGCTTATAGTCATATCAACGCGAATAATGTCATTATTCATAGTTTTGACACGATTATCTAATGCAGTAATAATACCTTTTAAACCCAATACCTGTTTAGTCACACCTTGTAAAATGTAACTAACGCTAAGAAAGATAAAATAGCCAGCAATCAACGATCCGGCAATAGGGAACCCTACCTCACCGATAAGCTGAAAAATCTGTTCCATGGGGACACCACCTTTGTGTTAGTATTTGTTTTTAAGGTGTGTGTTAATTGTATGTGTACTTACGCTATTATTTATACTTAAGACTAATAATCATTATATTACTATACAAACAAAAGCCACAAAAAAAGGCTAGTTACCTAGCCTTTTAATGTTTAATTTTAAATTAAATTATAGTCTACCAACTGCTACTTCGATAACGCCTTCGCCGCCATCAAAGTTTTCTAGTGACTTACCAATTACAGAGCCCATTACTGGGTTTGCTTCTGCGCGAGCACGACCGTTGCCTGCGGATACCATCATGTCACCCTTAGCAACTGGACCTACTACCTTACAAGGTACGCGACCTTGTAGCGCAATAGCTGCCGCTGTGCCTTCTAGTTCACTGTTCATCAAGTGAGCTGGTGCTGTTGTTACAACGCCTGCTACCTTGCGGCACATATCTGAGTCGCATAGTGTAACTTCTGCTTCACCACCAAAGTGTAGAACTGTACCTGGTTCGTAATCTGCGTCTGCTGAATACTTTTCTGCCAAGTCAGCGTATTTTGCTGTTGTGGATGTACCGCTAAATGTAGTTGCATAAACAGTAGCAAACTTATTAGCACTCTGTCCGATATCACCAACACCGTCAGTACCAGTCTTAACAATCACAGGAACACTGATTTGTGTAGTAAAGGTTGGACTTGTGCCAAATACTAATGCGCCGGAGCCAGTTTCATCTGTAACCGCACTTGCTAGGTTAGCACTTGAAGGTGTTGCTAAGAATGTTGCTACGCCTGTGCCTAGGCCTGTGACAGACCCTAGTGGTAAGCCGGTGCAGTTAGTTAATGTACCGCTGCTTGGTGTGCCTAATGCGCCGCCATTAACAACAAATGCACCTGCTGTGCCGGTGTTAACTGCTAGTGCAGTTGCAACACCTGTGCCTAACCCACTTACATCGTTAGCAATGCGAACAGTTAGTGTGTTGTTTGCACCGTTAATTGTTTTGTTGGTTAGTGTTTCAGTACCAGCTAGTGTTGCTAATGTTCCACTAGTTGGTAGTGTAACATTACTTGCACCTGTAGTTGTCAATGTTAGTGCAAACGCACCGTTGGTTGCTAGTGTGCTACCATCAGCTAGTGTTAGTGTTGCACCAGTTGCTGGAGCAGTAAATGCAACCTTGTTAATGCTTGTAGCACTTGCCACACCCAATGTTGGTGTTGTTAGGGATGGGCTGTTAGCAAATACTAATGCACCCGAGCCTGTTTCGTCTGTAACTGCACCTGCTAGGTTAGCACTTGAAGGTGTTGCTAAGAATGTTGCAACACCTGTACCTAAACCAGTAATAGAGCCTACTGCTGGAGTAATAGCAATGTTACTTGCGCTAGTAACGCGACCATAAGTATCAACTACTACTTGGCTTACTGCTGTAGCATTACCATATGTTCCTGCTGCTACGCCTGATGCACTTAGTGCAACATCGTCAGCATTTACAGTAATACCTGTACCTGCACCAACTGCTAATACACCTGATGCAAATGTTAAACCTGAACCTGCTGTTGAGCTAGCTAGACTGATTACACCACTACTGTAGCTAACACCATTTGTGCCACTTAAACGTGCATCAATGCGTGAGTTTGCTTCTGCTTGACTTGGGCCAGTATATGTGATTACACCAGTACTGTTATCGTAACTGAGTGAACCATCACCGCCTGAATCAGTAACACTGATGTTGCCGCGGGCTCTTGCTGCGGTAAAATATAAATTTGTACCTTCTGCTAAATCTGTAGTAGTAAAGTTACCAAGTGTGCTAATATTACCTGTAATATTACCTACGAATGTGCCGTAGAATACGTTGGCTTGTACATCAGCATACTGGAAAGTATTATTTGAAGTATCAATTGTTTGACCAGGCTCTGGAACATATCCTTTAAAGAATTTCCAGCGGCCGTCGGTAGCATCACGGAACACACCAGTGTGTGCATATGTGCCGTCGTTATAGTTACCAACAAAGCCCAGATCTGGATTTGTAATTGTACTATTAGAATTTAAGTAAATTAGGTTATCATCAATTGCTAAGTTAGTTGCGCTAATTGTTGTAGTATTGCCATTTACAACTAGGTTACCATCAATGGTTACTGTACCTGATGCATTAATATTATTAAATGTAACGTTGCTAGTTGTAGCAACTGCTTGACCAATTGCAATAACACCTGATGTATAAGAAACACCTGTGCCGCCACTTAGACGTGCATCAATACGTGAGTTTGCTTCTGCTTGACTTGGACCAGTGTATGTAAATACGCCGTCGTTATATGAGAACGACCCGTCGCCGCCTGAATCAGTTGCGCTAAACAAGCTCTTAATATATGATGCATTAACTGCTACATCATCAGCATTAACAGTAATACCTGTACCTGCGCCAACTGCAAAAGTGCCGCTAGTATATGTTAGGCCGCCGCCACCTACTAGATATGCATCCATTCTAGCGTTAGCTTCTGCTTGACTTGGGCCGGTATATGTAAATACGCCGTTGCTGTAGCTGAAGCTGCCATCACCGCCCGTGTCAGTTGCGCTAAACATACCTTTGATAAAGGCTGTATTAACTGCAACGTTATCAGCACCAACATCGATACCGGGACCAGCAACAACATTGATTGTTACTGCGCCGCTTGCTCCGCCGCCACTTAGACCGTCACCTGCGGTAACTGATTCGATATCACCTGCATCATTTGTAAAACTAAACACACCTGTTGAGGCGTTATAACTTAGGTCGCCTGCTGCACTAAACAATGCTCGAACATCAACGTTACTAACTGCAACTGCATCTGAAGAAACAGTAATACCGTAACCCGAACCAATATCTAGTGTGACTGCTCCTGATGAGCCGCCACCTGTTAAACCATTGCCTGCTGTTACTGCACTAATATCGCCAACTTCAGTAATGCTAAAAGCGCCGGTTACAGCATCATATGATAGGGGTGAAGATGCACTAAACTGATTCCTAACAAACGCAACATTTACAGCAACATTATCTGCGTTTACAGTAATACCATCACCTGCGCCAACGTTTAAGTTAGCGTCGCCGGAGTTTGCACCACCTGATAAACCATTACCTGCTATAACACTAGTAATGTCAGCTACAATGTTGCCTACTGTACCTGAAATGTTAGCAAGGTCTGCTGCGGTAGCCAAAGGATGTCCGCCAGCAGTAGTACCGTCATGAACCACAACTGTATTCTTATCTGTATCAATCGTGATTTCCCTTGCTAAACCTGTAAAGTTTGCGTGTTCAGCAGTAGTACCACCACGTCTCTGAATTGCTGTTGCCATCTCAAAAACCCCTAAATTATATGTTTATATTTATCATTTTTAACGAATTAGCCATAATTCTAATTCATCATTTAAACTTTTTATTTTAACCCAATTCTTACCGGTTTGCTGTCCTTTATAAACAGGTGCAACACCTAATACACAAACCTTTGCCCACGATGAGCGCAATTCTCTAGAAGAATATTCTTTGTTTAAATCATAACCTGCGCTATTCTTAATTTTAAAAAATTGATTACCTTTACTGTCGCTTTGTATTTCGGTTGCATTCTCCGGCATAATAAAATTACTAGACAATGTAGTTTTATCAAAACTTTTTAGTAAAGATGTTTCCATTTCTAGCCATTCTATAATATTAAATTCGCTAGTTTCATAATTGTTTAGAAAATCTTTTTGCTTTTTAGTATGCCAATGATTCCATGCAGTATTACCAATAATTGCAGCATTGTTAACAACAACACCCACAACAGTATCACCTTCATCGGCACTAATAATTTTTCCTGTAGAATCAAATGCTACAGTAAAACCTACTCGCTCTTCATTACGATTATTTCTATCAGCCCATTCAAACATTTCAGCATAACCTCTAAAGTTTGAATTAAATTCTCCAGCTGAATAGGTTGAGCCTGTGCCGCTGACTTTAAAAATATTTTCGTTGCCTGATTTAGCTGATATTGCTGCCCAAATACCGCTAGGTGCTGCATCAACATCTATGTTAATAGCATTATCTTCAAATTGTAAACTTGGTACTTTTACTGACATCGCATCATCAACAGGATGACGATGATATACACTAAAAGATGCATTATTAATTTTTTGCATACTACCTAATGCTACACTACCATCGCTGAATACGTTAAAACCTTGGCGATTCATTCTGCTTACTGCGCGAAGTACAAATGTCTTTTCATCATCGCCATCGCCTTCAACAATTAGACCGCGGGTTGAACCTAAGTTGTTTGAAGGTATAACTGCTTCGCTAGATGCACCAGCTTTAAAATGAACAGATCCTTTGCCTACAGTTTTAGGTGCTTTGGTTCCTGTAGCTAACTGTCCGTTTTTACCAACTAAAAGTACTACATCGTTATCTTTACTGAATTGTAGCCCATCTGATGTAGCATCAATGAAATATTGTTTTTCACCTGTAACAACTACACGGTCGCGGCGACTCTCTGTAGATTTACTTAATGTTGCAACAGCTGAATTAAATTTATCTTCAAATTCTTTTTTTAATTTTTCTGTAACTGTATTAGTTATATTATCAACCAATGCGTCTATATCAATGTCTATAGCTTCAGTTTTTACAGGTGGAATTTCCTGTAATACTAATGTTTCTAATTCAACAGATTCTTTAAGTATTTTTTCTTTTGAATTTGTTTTCTTGGGTCTAGCCATGTGTGTCCTCTGTGTTAACTTACAATTGCTCTGTCTTGAACTCTACGCCAATTTGTTCCGTCGCTGAATGCCATTGTTGCGCCGCCAGACTCATTGCTAACAAAAATCATTTGTCCTGGCACACTAGGATTTGGTAAAGTCCCAACTGTAAAAGATTGTGAAACTTCGCCAACTGTAGCCGACATATAGCCGTAGGAACCAATTGATGTAGTACTGTTAGTTATCGAGCCATAATTATAGCCTAAAACTACTGGGGCGATCATGTCGCCATATTCTGTTATTTGTTCAAATAGAATACCTCTAACAACACCAGTCTGTAAAACATAGTTTGCACTATCATATGTTAAACTAGCATTAGCTGCAAGAGTACCTGATTCATTAAATTGAATTTGACCGTTAGACCCTGCTGCGGTAGTGGATACTGCTATGTTGCCAAATGTTAAAACACCATTACCGTCTGTGGTAATTACTTGGCCGTTGGTACCGTCTTCGGTAGGTAAAATATAAGAATTTGCAATAGTAACGTTTGTGCCTTCAACTTTGAAAACTTCGTTAGTATTGTTTGATCCGTAAATCTTAAACACCGGATTGTTATTTCCAGTATTATCTCTAACACGAACTACTGTGCCTGTGCCATTGGCATGTTTAAGATCTAAATATGCGCCGGAGTATTTGATGGATGGGTTAGTGCCTAGTCGTAAGCTACCGTTAACGAATAGTTTTTCGTTTGAGCTTGTAGAACCAATACTTACTGTATCGTTAGAACTGTCAACAAATAATGTGCCGTTATCAACATTTAAATCACTTAGATAAGAACCTATACTGCGCCAATCAGCTACAATATTGCCGTTTACTAGTTCAGTTGTATATACATTAATTGTAGAATTGCCCGGGTCAATCCAATAATCGCCTTCTAATTGACCGGCGAGGGTATACGACGATCCGTCGCGTGGGGAAGTGAATAATGTAGGACCTCTCTTTCCGATTTTAAAATCAGTCTGAGTGGTACCTTTAAAGTTACCAAAAATAGCCATCTCTTCTCCGGTCAGTCAAGTGCAATGCACCTGTCTAAAACTTGCGTTTTAGTCTATCCGTTAAAACTATTTATCTATTGCGATAAATAACTGTATGATAATTCAAGGGACTAGATTAGTTGGCGGTAGATTTGTTGGATCCGGAGCCACAGTTTCTGCTGCACCTGCACCATTATTAACAACAATAGGTGAGCCATATGGCGGTGGATACTTTGCTGGAAATTATACCTCAGGTAGTGTTACATATGCGCTAATTATTGCTCCTATTAGCGGATCTTCGCAGATTGGCACAAATACAGGACAATATGCAAAACGATCAAATGGCTTAGGCGGTGGCACTAAAGGTGATATTTACACCAGCAATAGTGACGGTCTAAATGCCAGCAGTTATTATGCAAATCCTAGTTTTTTTGGCGGGTCGAGCGGCTGGAGTACATCAGTAAACAAAAATTCAGTGTACTGGGAACTTAGACATCCAACTAGTTTATTTAGAATTAATGGTTTCACTGGTTGGTATATACCCAGTATTGACGAACTAACAGTAATTGTTAATAATCTACACCCAAGCACAACTACTGCCGCATTATTTCAAACTGGTGGTGCTCAAGCATTAAATGCGCCAAACAACGGCGGCGATAATTCAATCACCACAGGCATGTGGTCTTCGACTACAAGAAAAATAGGTTCAGCATGGTATCAATGGGCATGGGAAGCTGCTGGCGGCATTTATAGTCCTGTTCAAACAGGTAATTTCTATACCTCTTTCTTTAGGCACAGAGCTATACGCAGAATTGATAGGGCAACGCTCTAATTAAATTAGTGCTTCAACTTCGCCTAGGCCGTTGTCTAACTTGTCAGTGATTGCTTTACCAACAATGGCTGCGGCTGGTACGCTGCGAGGATTAAGTGCAGCTACAGCATAACCATTGTGTCCTTCACCAGCGGTAACAAGTACATCGCCCTTACGAACAATTCCTTTAACCTTTACTGGAACGCGGCCGCGAAGTGCAATACATGCAACTGTTGGTCCTGTTAATTCACTGTTCATAACGTGAGCAGGGTTTGTAGTTACTACACCTGCTACTCTTGTTGATTCGTGTGTTACTGCTATAGTAACTTCTGCGTTACCGCCAAATACAAGAACTGTGCCAGGTAGATAATCTGCATCACCTTGATAGTTTTCTGCCAAGTCAGCATAGCGTGCGCTGGTAGCTGTTGCTGTAATAACGTTTGCGGCAAAACTGCCGTTGGTGTCGCGAACTACTGCTTTACTTGCGGTGTTAGTAGATGTAAAGACATTAGTGTCAGATAAATTAACTGCTACATCGTTAGCGCCAACAGTAATACCCTGGCCTGCGCCAACTTCAAATGTACCGGCGCTGTATACTAATCCGCTACCGCCTACTAGATATGCATCAATGCGAGAATTTGCTTCTGCTTGACTTGGGCCAGTGTATGTAAACACACCAGTTGAGCTGTTATAACTAAAGCTGCCATCGCCGCCTGCATCGGTTGCACTTACTAAGCCTCTTACATAAGAAGTATTGATTGCAACATTATCAGCGTTAACAACAATACCAGCGCCGGCGCCAACTTCAACATTACCAGTATTTGAAAGTGTAATACTTGTTACAGATGTATTTGCAACTGTAATATTACCCACCGCAGTATTAGCATTGCCTACAACACTAAATGCGTATCTAACAGTAATTTCATCTGTTGGGCTTACATCAATGTTTGTAAGACTTAGATGAATATTTGAATTTGTTGTAACATTATTAAATGTAACTGTATTAGACTGTAATACATTTTCAATGTCACCATTTTTAACAATATAAGCATTTGCTGAGAATGTTTGAGGATCGCTTGTTTCTACAACACTTAGATCCAATCTTGCAGAAATGTTAGCTCTGTTATAACCTGTTGGAATAGTAATAATAGAATCCGTTGCTAATGAACTATTACCAGAGTTTATTGTTTGGAATCCAAGTAGTGCAGGTGTTGCATATTCAAATATTAATACGTTACCTGTTTCAGAGCTATTAGCATAATATTCTAAACTTACATTTGGACTAAAGTTACCTGTAACAACAGGGTAAGCCGTATCAGCAGCAATAATTAAACCGTTACCTGCATTAACAGATACAGATTCAGATGTAACTATAATACCGTTACCTTGTCCTACTGACAGAGAGGCATTTGAAACTACTAGTCCAAGACCGCCAGTTACTTGCTGCGATGTGACTAATTGATCATTACCAAATAAAATGTTACCATCTTCGTTAACAGACAGTGCTTCATCGCCAATGTAGATAGAAGCTGATGTTACATACAAGTCTTTCCAACGAGCCGTTGGGCTACCTAAGCTGTACACACCGTTAGCATTTGGAATTACATTGCCAGGTATAGTTGTTTGACCGGTTGTGTCAAGTCTTAATGTATTATTACCTGCAACCAAATCTACGTTTGCAGTTGTACCAACAAAGTTATTAGCTGAGACGTTTGCATTTGCATCTCTAGCAACAAGAACGTTTGCAGTAGCAACACTGGCTGCATTTGCTGATATATTATCAGCATTTACAATCATGTATGCACCAGCACCAACATCTAATGTAACTGTACCTGATGTTCCGCCGCCTGTTAGGCCTGCACCAGCTGTTACACCTGTAATATCAGCATTAGCAACAGCCATTGCAATAGAAACAGTATTACCAGAATTTGTAACAACGATTCCAGAAGTACCCTGAAGTGTTAGTGTATGCCCGCTACTGACTGCTGTTTTTGCGCCGGCACCACTATCTGTTTGAACACTCCAATTACCGTAATTGTCTGCGGTGGTACTGATAACACCTGTGCTAGGGTTAACATTAATTAGACCTGTACCACTAAACAATCCTCTAACATCAGCATTGCTTGCACCAGTATAACTAATAACGCCGTTTGCATAACTTAGATTTCCAAAGCCACTTAGGTTTGAAACACTAAATTCGTTTTTAATTGCAGTGATATTACCAGACATGGTAATAACATTGCTTGCTTCAGAAATATTTAAATATGTTCCTGCATCAATACTTTTAATACCGTGAAAGAATACGTTAGCATTTCCAAGTATCTGCTGTCTAGAACCTGCATAAACATTGATACCAGTGTTACCAACATCTTCAACTTGTCCAACATCACTATCAGCCGTTAGCTGAACATGCACACCATTTACATAAGCAAAAACTGCTGAATTGCCTGCATTAACATAAAGTGAGTTATTGCTAGTGGGCATTGTTGACGGTATTACTAATTCTCCAGTAAAATGTTTGGTGCCGCTAATGGTTTGATCACCACTAGTACGAACCACTGTTGCGTCTACTGAAACGTTATCAGCATTTACAACAATGCCATCACCTGCGCCTACACTGATGTTCCCAGTTGAATATGTTAAACCATTCCCGCCTACAAGATAATCATCTATTGCACTATTAGCACGATCAGTAGTGTAATAAAGATTATTATTACCTTCATCTAAGTCATCTGTGCTAACAGGTATTGGATATTCTGCAACGCCGTTATTTGTAAACATCCAAGTGTCATTACTTTCATTCCACTTAATGTATACTGTAGGATCACTACCTCTATTAACTGCTATATTACTATTTGCACCTGAACCGGCATTAGCATTAAGAATAATTTGAGTGTCTTGAACATTTAAATCAACAACATTTAAACTATTAATATTTGCAGTAACATCTAAGTTACCTGTAATAGCAAGATTACCTGTAAGTGTAATATTGCCTGCGATACTTTGATCACCAGAAGTTCTAATTACAGTATTATTAACTGCAAGATTACCGTTACCGTCAACTTGTAATCCGTCGCCAACATTAATTTTATAATATGCGCCGGTTGTATTATGCGTAAATGTTAAACCATCAGAGGTTCTTGTAACTAATGCATTAGCGGCTGTGCCGGGATAGAATGTTGTATGTACATCTTCTAAGTTAGCATCGGCGCCAATGTTTAAGTGTGAAACATGAATAACGTTTGCATATACTTCTTTAATCCAATTTGTACTGTTACCAATTGAAGAAGTATTATTTGTTTCAGGTACAATATTAATATTAGCAGCTAATACTATACCGTTTTCAAACTTTTTGACGCCGTATATATCTTGATTGCCGCTCGTGCGAACAACTGTGCCATCTACACCAACATCATTAAGTCCTATAGTAATACCGTCACCGGCGCCTACATGAAATACGCCGTTTGAATAAACTAAACCATTACCGGCTGCAACACTATCTAAAGTAAATACACCTGTGGTACTATTATAAACAAGTCCGTCAGTGGCACTAAAATGTGCGCGAGTTTCGCTAGCACTTGGACCAGTGTATGTAAACACTCCTGTTGAAGCGTTATAACTAAAGCTGCCATCGCCGCCGGCATCTACATGCGTAATAGCAGCTCTAACACGAGCATTTGTAAAATATAGATTTGTACCTTCGGATACTATTGTTGTTGATAATCCTGTGATGTTACTGCCATCACCGTGGAACCACCCTGCTATAATATTACCAGTAGTTTCAATATTTGAATTAGCAGCAACCTGTAATGGTACACTAATTACTAGTTTGCCTGTGGTATTGCTATAAGAAAGATTAGCCTGAGTATTAAAGCTGTTGAGACTTAATATTGCTGTAGTGTTACTAGCTGCTGGATTTCCGGGGTCAACACTATTAACAGTAAAGGTATTACCTGCTAAATTTGTAACAGTAATAACATTTGTTTGCTCAAGCTGAGTAACGTTACCTTCAATGGTAAGTTTGCCTTTGATAACCAGCTCTTCGTCAGCTTTGATAACAGTACGCTTTGTTGTTGACATTTAGAAGTCCCTACCAGAATTAAGTCTATTGTAACTATTTATCAAAACTTTCTTTAATTATTTTAAGTAGATTTTGGTCGCTTTTTCCAGTTTTGATATAATCACAATAGTTATAGTAGTTGTGTTCTATAACAGGCCATGCTTCATACATAATTTCTGCAAGTTGCTGTTTAGACATACGAGTTAATCGCTTGTATAGATTAGCTATTGCTCTAAATCTAATTGCTTCGTCTTTGATACTGTCATAGCTTTCGTCCCACCAGCGATCAAAGGTCTTAAATCCTAAATCTTTAAAAAACACTAAACTTCCTGGTTGCCCAAATATAACGAACGGCTGTAAAAACGCTATAGGCTTAAAACTTTTCTCTGAAATATCCAATTCGTATTCTAAATATGTAATGCTTCTTTCAACAGCATAATTAATGTATGTCTCAAGGTAAGCATTAACTTCAGCGTCGCCTCGAGCTAAAAGAAGATCAAAGTCTTTATTGTTTTTTAAATCAATATCATATTCCCAGGGCAGTGAATCAATAAAGTCAGCTGAAAATTGTTTTGAATTATTATCCCAATAATAAGGTGATACATTTTTACCAAAAGTAACAATATTATCTTCTTTTAAATTGTTATCATATATAAATTTAGCAAAGTGAAATCTAAACGATCTTTCTTTACGCATAAAAGTAAGTATTTTTTTAGATCGTTCAGCTTTTGATAATATTAGATTTTTCTGTAGATTAAAAAAATTGCTGTCGCAAGGTGTAATCCTAGTATCTCCCCAATTTTTAACTGCTACGAGAAAATCATTACTTAACCAAGTTCTAAAATTTGCTGTTAATAAAATAACATCAGTTTTCTTAAGGTCATATTTCTTAATAGTGTTAATAATGATTTCTTTAATAATAGACATGTCGTCTGTTACAACGACATCATAGCTTTCAATGCTATTATCAATAAGAATTTTACAGCGGTTTTCTTTAACATCATTAATTACATAATCAGGTATATTAAAAGAAAAGTCTGTTAGTAATTCTTTAAGAGTAGTTTCTCCTGCAAAAAACCCCAATTTGTCTGATCGTATTGGAAAAACATACTGCGATGTTGGAACCATTGTTGTTTCAAACGGAAAATGATTATCATTAAGCATATGCTTACCGTACAGATGTTTAAAACTTAAAAGTTTTAAATCTGCATTAGAAAAGCCATTAGTAAAGTAATGATTATTTTCAGGATGCTCAAGAAGCAGCATTTTATACATAAAAATATTTAGTCAAAAAAAAGCCCCCGCTGTTTCCAACGAGGGCCTTCTTTTTTCCGTTAAGGGTTAATCTTACTGGAATGATACGTTGGCAAGTGTGATTGCATCAACGTAGTCTGCTGCGTTACCAAGTGATGAAGCAGTATTTGTTAGTTCCTTATAACCATAACGTGTCATAAAGCTAACTACTGGCTCAAATGTGCTTGGATCCATTACTGGGCCTGTGCTCATTAATGGAATGTATGGGCAGTAGAATGCTGGAGCATCAGTTTCGCTTGAACCCTTGTAACCAACAAGTACCTTAGTACCGTCAGCTGCATAGTTGTCTACGAACACACGGATTGTTCCGTTCAATGTACCTACAAACTTAGTGTTTGTTGGTGCTTCGAATGAACCTTCTGTTGTACGAGCGAAAGTTGATGTTGTTGCGCTTTGTAGAATTGTTAGTGCTTCTGGGCTTACTACGATGTAGTTACCTGCACCACGACGTGTGCGAGCAGCAATTCTGTTTGCAGCGCGGTTGATTTCAATAGCTAGAACAGCATGACGGTCACCAATATAAGTTGGTGTACCTGTTAGGGAACCACCAAAGTCTAGTGTTGTACCTGCGCCAGCTAGTGAACGTAGTGAACCGATAATTTCTTGGTCGATTTCAACAACGATTTCCTGAGCTAGTGCTTGCATGATTTCAGCTTCTACGTCAACACCGTGCATTGCTTCTGCGTCTTGAGCAGCTTCAAATGTCCAGCGTGCGCTTAGACGTCTTGTCTTAGCTTCAACTGTTTCCTTTAGGATCTGAATGCTCATCTTGCGACCTGCTGTACCTTCAGCTGCTGCTGTAGCATTTGGGCTACCTGCATAAGTTGAAGCAAGTAGGAATGGGCTTAGAGCTTCATCACCTGCTGTTGCGCCGCCACCTGTCTCAGCGTAACGAACGCGGAGAGTGTGGATCTGGCCTACTGGGCCAGTCATTGGCTGAACGCCAACTAGTTCGTTAGCAATAACGCTTGGCATTACGCGACGAATTAGTGGTAACATTACCTTGTTTAGTGTTGCGACTGAACCTGCACCTGTTGCACCTGCTGTAGCGGCCTCTGACAAATAACGCTTTGTATTTTCGAGGACTACATCCAATGAGTTCTTTCTGTTGCCAGATAGACCTTCTAGTAGGGCTTCCTTGGTTGCAGACCAGTTGCTTTCAAATAAATTTGCCATCTCTTAACTCCTATTATTTTGAAAGTCCGGCTAATTTGCGGATTTGGTCTAATTCAACTACGTCCGCGCTGTCATCGGCTTCTGCGGTAACAGTTGCCTGCTTATTACCAGTGTGCTCACGCACAACTGATTCTGACAAAGTCTTTTTCACTCTTGTTGTTTCGCCATCAAGAACGCTTGGAAGATACTTGTTAAAAGATTCTTCTAGCTTTTCTGTTTTGACTGACTCAAGTAAATCAGACATGATTTCTTTCTTCTCTTTGCCTAAAGGACGTAATAGTTCGTCGAGCTTTTGCTTACGAGCCATACGATCTTCTGAGATACGAAGCTTGCTTTCTGTTAGCTTTACTGCATCTTCTTTAGCTGCAATAATTGCTTGACTTTCTGCAAGTTTCTTTTCTAATTCGGCGATTGTCTTCTGTACTTTCTTGATTTCTTTTGCTTCGTTTAAGTGGCTTGCACCAAATTCACTTGCAAATGCTTCAAAAATTCTACGTCCGAAGTCGTTCTCACGAGCCGCTGTGATGTCATCACGGAATGACTTAACTTCTTCGCTGATAACACGATTGATTGTTGATTCAATCTTGCCAGCAGCTTTGCTGATAAAGTCTTTCTTTGCTTCAGCAAGCTGACGCTTGCCTTCACGTACCATTTTGACCTTTTGCTCTACTAGTGCCTTCTTATCCTCGTGGAATTCTTTTAATTCTTCTGCTAGCTGCTCTGCAACAAAGTCATCTAACTTTGTTACATGTTCAGCTACACGAGCACGATCAGCACGCAATTCCTTAACTTCCTTTGCAACCATTTCAGTTACAAACTTGTCAAGTAGTTTTGCATGTTCACTTACGGCTTTGCGATACTTAACTCTTTCTTCTGCGAGGGCCTTCTTATCCTCAGCTAGCTCAGCTACTTCAGCTTCTACCTTCTTATTAATGAAGTTTTCTACAGCTTCTACGATTAGACCTTTGTCATGCTCGTAACGCTGTGCGAACTCTTCACGAAGCTCTGCTGTTACTTCTTCTCTAGCTTCGGCAAGGCGTGACTCCCAGGCTTCTTGAACAGCCACACGGGCTTCATTGCTGAGTCCGGCGCCTTCAAGTAGATCGTTAAATGTCACTGCCATAGTAGTCTCCTACTTTTATAGTTTAAGTTCTCTAATGAGTTTAGTGATTTCACTCGTTAGATGTTTTTCTGCACTTTTATCGTAACTTGCAGCGGCTGCTATTCTATGAACAGCGGCACCGCCGCGCATATTAAACAAACTCTCATAGATTGTTTTTGGATATGCATCTGGTGCACTGGGCTGGGCCACAATGTCTACAGTAACAATGTCAAAGTCAGATACGCGACCTGAATCTGTAACATTTCCGCTACCACGACTACTAACGCCCAGTTTTGCTCCAGCTTTTAACAAACTGCGAGCAATATTACCCATAGGTGTATCTATGATCTTAAGTTTACCAATACCGTCTGAGCCATCACAATACATGTCTGTAATTATGTGGCTCACACGATCAAGATTGATTTGAAGTTCTTCAGGATGATCTAGTTCACCTAAAACTGTTTCGCCCTTCTTCAATCGTTCTCTGATTGCATTACAGGCACGCTCGATCTCGCTACCAGGGTAAACGCGACCGTTTTGATTCTTTATGTCGCCCTGAATGAAAAGACCTTGCATGAATAATTCCTTGCCGTCTTCACTTTCCATGAGCTTGAATTTACCCATTTCTGGGTTCATAAATTCATAAAGTTTGCGTGCCATTATAATTTCCTCGCCTACAATTAAGCCTTAGGTACGCTGACCTTGGCTGGCTTGATGCCCATGTTGTTTGTAGGTGTGTGATCCTTTGGCTTGTTAGCGCCCTTGTCGCCTTCGCTGCCATCTTTGATCTTTGGAACTGATTGACCGCTTAGATTGAAGTGCTTCTTTGGTGCTGCAAAAGACTTTGCGCCTTCGTCAGCTGGAGCCTTAGGAGCAGCAACTTTGTCCTGAAGCTTTGTAGCTTCTTCAACAACTTCGCTGTCTTCTTCAACTTCTTCGTCTAGATCATATTCAACTGAATCCATCATTTTGTCTTCAGCATCTTCTGCATCTTCAGCGTCGTCCATGCCCATATCCATGCCCATGTCGTCGCCTTCTTCGCCTTCGTCACCAGCCATTAGCTTTTCAAAGTCTGCTTTAAGATCGGCTAATTCTGATTCTAGCTCGTCGACCTTATCTTCTAGGTCGCCTTCGCCTTCTTCTTCGCCTTCTTCGCCTTCTTCTTCATCGCCTTCTTCTGAAAGACCTGTTTCGTCGGCATCGATTTCTTCTTGGTCAGCTAGAATATCATCTTCAAAGTCATTGCTTTGATCGATTGTTTCTTCTACTGATTCTTCTGATTCTTCAGCTGATTCTTCAACTTCATCTTCTGCTTCGAGAACACGCTCATATTCTGAACGAGCCTTAGCTACTACATATTCATGTAGCATTTCTTCGGCTTTTTCGTTATCCTCAGCAAGAAGGAGTTCGAGAATCTGCTCTAATTTAGCTCTTGATTCTGACATTGTGGCCTCCTAAAATTAGAAAATACAAGATAGGGTACACTACAGGCACCCTTCTACAATATTACTTATAGATTTATGGAGTTTTTACCACTATAATGGTGTGTTTTTGAAGAATTTTGAAGAATTTAGCTTATTAAATTTATTTAGTAGCTGATTTTCAAATATAAACTATGTAGTTTAGACCTGGCTTTGTGCGGGCTGAGCATACATCATACGAACAAATTTATCATGCTCAATTTGTTCTGCTTTCTTGATTTCTCTCACCTTGCGTAGCTTGTTTAACTGTTCTAAAGTTAGCTTAGGCTTACGAGTGTCACCTATTTCTTTACGCTGCCATGCATCGTTTTCTGGATTATAAAACTCGTTTAATCTCATGTTATAGCCCTGCCCCCGGTGTTGTTGCTCCCACTGCTGGTGCTTCTGCGCCGCCAGCTGGTGAAGCTTCGATACCCTGCTGATCTGGTGTAGGTTCAATATTTTCCAAATCTTCTGTACCTATATCTGTATTTACCTCAAGTTCAGGTGCAGGTCTTATACCAATATTTTTAAGTGTTGTTTGACGATCGTCATCGTTGAATTTTTCAGCACCATTTTCTTGACGCCATAGCATTTCATTTTCTTTAATTTCAACATCAGTTAAGCCAAGATATTTCTTTAGTTTAAACTGATTAGCTAGATGAGGTGTATTCTGCAATGTAGTATACAATGTTGCTCTTTCCGAATCTAATTGTAGTTCTCGATAGCTGCTAAAGTTCATTGGCTTATTGAATGCAATTTTAAAATCGCTGTTATCAATCTCAATACCGCGCTTCTTTAAAAACATTTTAAATTCGTTGTCTAGATCTTCTTCAATTTGCTTTTGTAGGCGTTCTACATATTTGGCAAAGCGGAATTCTTGAATGTATGCAACACCCACTTTACCATCGTTGTATTGTGCAGAACCGTCTTCTGGGCCTGTGGGCAAATAGCTAGATGGAATACGCAAACCGCGTAGCAGTTTGTTATTAAAGTAGCGTAAATCGTCAATCTGACCTAGGTTTTCGCCGCCTGGTAGTGTGTCAACTTTACTGCCGCGGCCGTCTGCTGTTTGGGCAAAGAAGTAATCTTCCAACATGCTCATAGGATTATATGCAGCGTCTACTACACTTTCACCATTCTTATTTTTATTAGGTACACGCTTTTGCTGTACTTCATACTTAACTTGTTCTAGATACTGGCGTGCCTTGTGTGGAGGCATGTTACCTACATCAATAAAGAACACACGGCGTTCTGGCGCACGGTGTACACGATAGATAATGATACTATCTTCTAACAGTTCTTTTTGCTTGAATACTTTAAAGATTGGTTCTAGGATGCTAACACCAAACGGCCAAGCATTATCCATGCCTTCTGTTAAGCTGATATGAACCACATGCTTTGCATCAATAGGCATACCTTGGTCAACGCCATTCATTGCACCTGTTAGATAATTACTGGTGCTAGTAGCAACGCTGCTCATTACGCCTGTTAAACCTTGTCCACTGCCATAAGGACGAGCATGTAGTGCAGCGGTTGTGGTAGCTGACATTTCAGCAAAGTTAGGATCTAGGTTTTTAATGTAGTATGCTTCAATCTTTTTACCTTCGCTTTCATTGACAATTACTTTTTCAATGTTAGCAGGATCAACCCAATATAATTCATAGGTTTCAGGATCACGAATAAAAAACTGGTCGCCATACTTAATAGTACTGCGGAAAATACGGAAAGCACGCTTCTTTAATTGGTTAAGATTACACCACTGTTGTAGTGTTTTAACTAGAATTTTATTTTCAGTGTCAGTTGGTTCGCCGTCATATTCAATAGTAAATGGCAAACCACTATATTCATCTTCCTGTGTGCCAAATTCAGCAATGGTATCTAAGGCAGCATTAATTTCCAAATCCTGATCCATCTGATCATATTGGATATAACGCATTAAGCGATTTGGAGAACCGGCATAAACTTCTGGTAGCCAACTTGCATATCTACTAGCTACTGCGGCGCCGCCGCCAGTTGAAAAATCAGCTCGCTGAATATTCAGCGGTAAGCCGCTGTTGTTAACTGGTGTAAAATGTTTGCGCCAACTCATTAATTAGCCTCTTTCTTTTGAATTATAGCACTATTTATCGTTGAAAGAAACTTTTTATCAAATATATAGAACACTAACAGTTATCGAACAGCCTTGGTTACTTCATCTAATTTTCTATTTGCTGTTGCAGTATTAGATTCAATGGTAGAAAGTAGTCTTACCATTTGCTGTTGTAGTGTTTCAGGCTGGCTTCCGCTATCTCTATTTGGATTTAGGTTTGCTTGACTTACTGGCGTGCCGCCATTTAATGCTCTAACAATAGCTTGATAGAAACTAGATAAATCAGCGCCGGCTGCCGGTGTTGGTGGGACAATAATTTCACCTTGTGCTGCGCCATTATAAATCATAATAGCACGAGCATTTTCAGCAATAACTTTACCATCAAGTTTTGCTACTCGCTCCATTGTTTTAATAGTAGCATCATTAGCTCGAGTCATTGCATGAATAGATTCGTTCACTGATGTCATTTTCTTTACATCAATTTCAGTAAATTTGTTTAGAGACTCAGTCAACTTTGTAATTGCAGATGCACCAGCAAGTAATGCTTGAGTATTAAGTGTACCAAACTGATTAAACAATTCAATTTGTGCTGCAATAGCATTGGTTCTGCCGCCGCCCATTGCACCCTTGATCATTTCGTTCCAGGTGCCCCCTGATGCATCACCAAAGGCTGATAATGCAGCGGCTAACTGTTTAATTGCACCTGCTACTGCTGATATATTACCTGGTTGAATATTGGATAATTCTTTAACAGAATCAGTTTGTGCTTTTATTAGCATTGCCTCATCTTGGGCGCCGCGCATAGTACTGATTACTTGTGAAATACCGCCAGCAACACTATTAATAATACCTTGAATCTGTGTACCCATGGATGTAACTAAACCACTAACACCATCAAATACAGATTTAATACCATCTCCTACAGCTCTAATAATATTTGGAACTTCACGTATTGCAGAAATTAATACGTTTCCAATTACATCAGCAATTGCTCGAATTGTTTCACCGATTTCTTTTAGGCCGCCTAGTGCCACTTGGCCAACTACTTCAATTAGCTTCATTAACACAGGTGCAGCTTCTTTCATAAACGGTGCTGCTAATCTTAATGCGCCGCCAATAGCAAGAATAATACCTGCAAATGCAGCTAGACCTAATGCACCAACACCTGTAGCAACTGCCGTACCTAATGCTGTTGCACCGGTTGCTAATCCTGTCATTATACCAGCAATAGCTTGACCTATTCCTCGTCCTGCCGCGGCGCCAAATTTAGCTAATCCTGTGCCTAAATTACCTATACCTGTACCTACAGAAGTTAATAATGCGCCGGCGCCTTTACCTACATTTTTAGCAAAGTCTCCAATTCCTTTACCAATACCACTTAGAGATTTGCCAAACGATTCTCCCATGGTAGCTGTTGCACCTCGGCCTGCACGGCCAGCAGGTGCAGCCTGTGTTGCAGCGGCGGCTGCTCGACCTGAAACTCGATCTCTAATTTTATCTGTTAACCCACCAACCACTGCACCAGCGGCTGCTTTAGCAGCGGCTATAGCAAATAGTGTACCGAGGCCTGCAAGTATGGCTCCAAGAATTTTTGGATTTTCCCAAATTGCTCCTGCTGCGGCAGCAATAATATCGCCTGCTAAACTAAATGCTCCCCATATTGCATCAGTTACCATTTGGCCAATAAATCCTGCCCAGTTTATTTTTCCATCTTCACCTTTAAATTTGTCAAAGGTCTCTCGTATGCCTCTGATAAAATTAGCTATAGTTGTACCAGCTTCTCTAATTGTAGGGCCAAAAGATTTAATCGAATCTTTGAGACTCTCGCCTGCACCTGTGCCGGTTAATGCACGAACTATTTCAACAAATGCCTGACTTAATGGCTCTATTAGTAATGTTATTCCTTCAATAATAGCCTGCATGTCTTTGTATGCTGCACCAAACAAGTTTTGTTTGGCGCCGTCTAATACAGCGTTCAATGCATTCATTGTATTACGCATTGAATTTACCTGCTCTTGGAAAGGATCTGGTTTTAAATCTTTTGCTGTTGTATTTGCACTAGTCTGCAGATTAACCAATGATTGTGTCAAAGATTGAATCATTTCTGGATTCAAACCGGCTGCTTTAGCTTGACTTAGAATTGTTGAAAGATCAGCACCTTTACCAATTGCAGCTCTAAAGATACCTAATAATTCTTCGCCTACGGCTTGGCCATCAAACTGACCTGTAGCTAATACCTGCTGTTGATACTTGTTAATGAATCCGTTTAGATCAACACCTACACCTGCTAGTTGCGAACCAAACATTCTGATTGCTTGACCTTGCTCAGTTATTTGAGATTCTGGTGCTGCAATCAAACTCATAATTGCATCGCTGACTGGCGCGATGCTGTCGCCTGCAGAACCTTTAAGAACTGTAGCAAAATCAGCCATGTTTTGTGTAAACTGAGGACCAAACTTTAGCGATGAAGCTAGAATATAATCATTACCCTTAACTTGTGCTGCTACTGATTTTCTAAGTTGGTCAACACTCATGCCTAATGCGCCAGCATATTGGTTCTGTAATTTAATAGATCTAGCAACACTCATTGATAGTGTACGAGAATCCATTTGAGACACATCGTACAACTCTGATCTTTGCTGCAATTCGTCCATCATTGCACGAGATGCTTCGTAAATTGTTAAGCCTAACTCTTTACCATTTCTAGTAAGTGCTAAAAACTGTCCAGATAGTGCTGGTATACGATACTTGCCAACTGTTTGGGTTGCACGACTAAATTCTGACATTAATCCTGCAGATTGTTCAAGTGTTAAACCATAGCCTCGCATGCCGTTAATAACGCCACTCATGCTACCGCCAAAGCTATCACCAAATCCGGCGCCGGCAGCGGTTACAGCATCTAGCTGACGGCCAGTATCTTCAGCATATGCCGCTGTGGCCTTTGCAAGGCCAACCATAAATCCAGTAGCAGCTACGGCAGCGGTAGCTAGTTTACCCAATGCCATTGTAGCAAAGCCAAATACCTGTTGAGTATCTGCTTCAATGCGATCAGCAAATCGTGTGCGGAGTCCTTTAAGGCCGGTACCAATTTCTTTGGCTATTTCTTTTGTGGCTTTCTTCTGCTCTTCGGCTGCTTTTGCATCGGCCTTAGCAGCGCCAGCGGCATGAGTAACTAAAGAATCTAATGCGTCTTTATGTTTGTCATTATTCTTAGCCATCGCCCTAATTTGCGCCAGCATACGCTTCTGCGTGGCTTCGGTCGCAAAATCAGGTAGACTTGAGATTTTAGCGGTACTGCCGTCAGGTAAACCTATTTCCATTCAAAAACCCATTAAACACAGTTTTTATGGTGATAAATATATCTAGCAGATTAGATAACACCATCAAATTATATTTATCTGTTTTATAAACAGGAGTTTTATATGGCAAAGACACACAATCCATTAGCAGGATTTTTTAGAACACCAAAGATGTATACTAAACTTCCAAGTCTTGGAAGATTTTATACAGAAGACGTAGTTGACATGCCTGAAACAGGCGAACTACCAATTTTTCCAATGACTGCTAAGGACGAAGTACTTTTGAAAAATCCTGATGCGCTGCTTAACGGTGAAGCTGTTGCACAGGTTATCATGAGCTGTGTACCCGCAGTAAAAAATCCACGCAAAATGATTTCCAACGATATTGAAGCATTATTAGTTGCTATTCAAGGTGCTAGTCGCGGTGATAGTGTAGACGTTTCGGGTAAATGTCCAGAATGTGGGGAAGTGTGTTCAGCGTCTGCTAGTGTTGAATCTGCACTAGAAACTATGAGTATTCTAGAAGAAACTTATAGTTTTAAAACTGACAGCGGCTTAGAAATTACACTAAGACCGTTTACATATGAAAGTACTGTTAAGGCAGGTATTGCAAATTTCCAAAGCACTCGCAGCCTACAAAGTATTTCTTCAATTACAGATGAAATGGAACAGCTAAAAGCATTTAACGAAAGTTTTGTGCGTATTGCACAAATGAACTTTGATCTAGTTGTTGACAGCGTAGCCAGCGTTAGCGGTGTAGCTAATGGAGAAGAGTTCACTGTTTATGACCGCGCACAAATTAAAGAGTTCTTAGAGAACTGTGAAACTGCAATTGGCCGTAAGATTGAAGAACAAATTGAAAGTATTAACAAAATTGGTGTTAATAAGAAAATCCAATTGGAATGCGACAAGCACGGTCCATTTGAACAAGACATTGGATTTGATCCTGTAAATTTTTTCACGGCTTCTTAGCACGAGCCACGCCTGAAGAGATAGTTTCATATCTAGGCAGGCTAAGAAGCGAAGCAACCGCAATTCATCTACAGCTCACTGAACTAGTCGTTTACAGTGAAGGTGCATTCAGCTGGAGTGAAGTGTGGTTCCTTAGCAATTATGATCGCGAAACTGCCATTAAAGTTATAAATGACTTCAATCGCATTAAGGCAGGCAAACCCAAGAACGAATTCCTATAGCATCATCTATACTGTTAAGACCTAAAGGTCTTATCTTACTGCGTTCTTTCGTTTCGTTTCACTACACTCATTCACTTGTAAGATATTTTTTTAGTTGATTTAATTATTAAGAAGTTATCACGAAAGTGGAGCCATAGTTCACCCCTTACGGAGTGAACAAAAAGAAAAGCGTCATCACGATGAGCTTCACCATCTCTAACCCGGGTGCTACTAGGAGGCAGCGAGCCTTTTCCCCCCATACACTTCCGTCACTGATATCCCGCGGAAATTGATATAACCTGGTAGAGTTCAGTTATACCAACTTGTGGGTTGCTTTTTCTCAGAGCCCACATACTTTCAATGCCATAACGCAGATTGCATCTTTGCGACTGTATCTCCAGATCTGACGCCGTAGCCAAAACTACGGAGCCTCAAGGAGCCCACTACCATCGTGGGTGCCGTACAGTTCCTATAATGTGCCTAAAATAGTTTAATTAATGTGCCGGAAAGGAATTTAAAAATGCCATGTGTGCCGTGTATTTGTAGTTATAATGCCTTGAGCGATTCTCTTAAAATTTGTGAGCTACCTACTCGAACATTGATAATACCGTTATAATAATCATCAGTTTCGAGTACTCTTCTCTCAAATTGTTCACGAGCTTCTAAGTAACTAGCTACACCTCTGCTAGGACAAAAATAAAGTATTTCTCTAGTAAAGTTATCGGGTCCTAGTTGTACTACATCTTCTTTAAGATGATCGTTACTACCCCAATACTCTCGCCAATCACTTTCAATCGTACTTCTACGCTTGTTTTTTCTACCCTTAAGAGGCGGCTTTGTTTTTCTAAATTTTGCTAACTTTTTACCAACATATTTTCTGTTGTTAGTAAGGTTAGTAATTAGATATACAAACGCCTCTGTACCCTCTGGCAAGTCTGATACTGTTTGACCTTTATATGTCCATTCCATATTCATATTTAAATATGAAAATGAACATTAATAATTGATCTTGGTTATTCTACATATTCAGTATCAGTGTTGTAGCTGGTAAAGCCACCTTCTTTAATAACGGTTAATACGTTATTAACTCGCCCAACTAATTCCTCTTTATGACTAATGAGGAAAATATTCTTATGCTGCTCACGATTCATTTTCTTAAGAATAGCGAGTGAATTCTCAACACCGATAGTGTCCATCCCTGAATCAATGAGCTCGTCGATGCACATTAGGTTCATTGGATGATTGAGGCTTTCGTATACGTCTCTAAACGCCCAACTTAGACTTAAAATCAATCTATTACGTTCGCCGCGACTTAGATTATCAAAATCTAAATCGCGCCCATATTCTGTGATTTCTACAGAAAGATCACTGTTAAACTTAACATCGTGTGGCAAACCAATTTTTTCAATATAATATGCAAGTCGATGATTTAGATAGCTAATATTTTGATCAATAATTTTCTTACGAATAAAACTATCCTTGCTGGTTAACAACTTGTGTAGGAATTCCTGATGGTCCTTAAGATAAGTTAGTTCGTTGATCAAATCAAAACTAATATCCTGCAAGCCTGATTCCCTGAGACTATTAATTTGCTCAATGTAAGGATTAGCCTCATCTAATTTTTCAGCATACTGAGTAGCTAGTGTTTCTAAATTATGCTTGTGCTCAAGTGCTGCTTCAAGGGTGTCATAGAATGTGTCTTTAGTATCATCAATAACGCCAAAGGCATCTATGGCTTCAGTTATTTCAGCTAGTCTTGCTGATACTTCACTGTTATACTTCTTTTCCTCATTAAGTTTAATATAAAGATCTTTAGTATATTCTTCGTGTGTATCTAAATGTGCAGTACTCTGTTTACATGCAGGACATACACCTTCGAGTGCGTTTTTAATATTGTTTTCAAGCTCGAATAGTTTTTTATTACTGCGATTAAGCGATGTTTCAGTACGATCGCGTTCGTTTTCTAGAACAGTCTTAGAATCAGACTTTTCTTTATTTTCCTGATTTAACTTGTGATTTTCAATCTCAATAGAAATGTCAATTTCGTTAAGAGTCTCAATAGTAGTAAGCATATCTGCTAGTTTGTCAGATTTAGTTTTATCCCATGCTCTACTACGGCTCTCAATCTCTGTGATATTTTTTTCAATACGTTCATTACTGAGCTTAACAGTACTAATGCGTATCTCTTCTTCTTTGATTGAATCTTTAGTTTGTTTTAGTAATTCCTTAAGGACATCAGCCTTTTTACTTAGATCAGTAATACCTAGCAGCAATTCAATCATTGCTCGCTGGTCATTACTTTTCATAGCCAAAAACGGCTCTGTGTAAGTGTTAAGCGCAATAATGTGTTTAAACATTTCATGCGGAAACCCGATAATTTTTTCTATTTCTTTTTGTGTTTCTCTGCTATCGCCCTGTGCATCATCATCTTCGTTTGATGCATCGCCTGTGTCGTTACCATCAACAATAAGTCGTAGAATATTAGGTTTACGGCCGCGCTCAATGCGATAGTTTTTATTGTTAATTTCAAAATCAACAGTAACAATCATTCCCTTACCGTTGGTTTTGTTAATAAGGTTATCTTTCTTAATGTTTGTTAGTGCTTCACCGTAAAGTGCATAGCTTAATGCATTAATAATAGTGGTCTTACCAGTACCATTGCGGCTACCATCACCTCCTAGGTCTAGATTATGACCCAGTACTAGTGTTAGGTTACAGTTATCAAAATTAACAGCCTGTGTCTGTGCGCCGATACTCATAAAGTTTCGTGCGCTGACGTTTCTGATTTTTAACATTAAGTTTCTAATCCGTTGTAAATCTTAATTAGTAATTCTTTTTCAACCGTGTTAGATTCGATAGTATCCAACTGGCTAATAACAATCTGGTCTACACTTTCAAATTTAATTTCGCCCCCAACAAATTCCTGTTCTTCTTCTTTAACGGGAATTAGCTGAAGTTCTCTAACATTATACTGTTCAGCAAACTTCTCTCTGATAAAATTAGCTTCTTCGTAACTGATGCTAATGTTTAACTTTACACGAGCATAGGTATAACTGTCAAGTAATTTTTCATGGTTGTCTAATAAATCTGAAAGAGAAATTACCTTAAACTTTGGACAGTCTGGCCAATTCACATATACTGGTTCTTCGCCCCATGTTAGGAACATAGCACCACGTTCATTGTCATCAACGTCTGCATAGTTGTGCGGGAAAGCATTACCAATATAGTGAATGTTGTTCTTGTATTGACGCTTGTGGAAGTGTCCGCTGAACACATATTCTGGCCCACTCAAATGCTCTGCTTTGAGACCACCGTGATCAGGCATTTCCACCATTGCGTTCATTTTGAAGTAGGGCAGCTCTAAGTGACCAAACAAGTACTTAACTTTCATCTTCTGTACTTGCTTCCACTCGTCTGCTACTAGCCACGGCAAAATAGCAACGTCATCTTGCACAAACTTTTCATCTACCATTACAAAATTGGGTAGATCACGAGCATACTCTACGCTGTTAAGTTCACGCTTGTCCTTGTAGTACAAGTCGTGATTACCAGTGATAAAGTAAACTTTTTCAAAATTGTCATTGAGCTTTTTTAGATCTTTAATGCTAGCGTTCATTGTAGCAACGTTAACGCTGGCACGATGGTGACTCCAGTCGCCTAAGAAGATACAGGTCTCTGCACCTCGAGCTTTTGCTTCTGCAATAAACCAATCAACAAAGCGATGACAATCGTCTAAGTGAATGCGGCTGTTCTGCTTTAAACCGTAGTGGATATCTGTAAAGCAAGCCGCTGTCTTAAACAGCTGACTCATACGTCGTCATATTCCTCATGTGCAGGACGTTCACTTTCTACGTTTTCTCTAAGAGCTCGTAGTTCTTGCTCGTGCGCTAGCTGGCGACTGAAACTGGGCAAGTGTCCTTGCTCAATAAGAATATCGTCGCGAATAGTTTGATTACGCTTTTCTAAGTTTAATACTCGAGTAAAGCTGTTGTTTACAGCGGCAGTATAATAAGCAAAAGGATTATCTGATTTTGCTTCATTAAACTGTAACCCAACTTGACTTAGCTGTACTAGTGCTTGCCCGCGCATTTCATCAACGTAGGTATAACCACGCCAGTTAGCACGATGACTGTAACGCTCAACCAGCTTGAGGAACATTGTGCCTAACTTGTTTGTAATGCGACCATGTTCGGCTGAAAAATGTCCGTTACTAATACTGCCCTGCCAGTGACTGCGAACAACTTCTTTAAGCTCACCGTTTTGATAAGCATAATGCTTAAATGGGGGGAAATTTACACGACTCTTTTCTTCTGCTTCGTTCTTTGGATTCTTCTTACGGCCTTCCTCTTCGGGAATATGCTCGTAGGTCATAACACGAAACACAACATCTTCATCGGCTATATCGTTTATGTCAATAGCAAACTCTTTTTGCTTTGGCTTGTTGCGATAATCCTTGCTGTCAAACGTAGCCATTGCTTCAGCATATTGATCGGCCTGCAATCTTGCAGCCTTATTTTCTTTAGCTTTCTTAATGTTCTTTTTGTTGATATCTTTAACATTATCAAGAATGATATCGTACATGTTGTACTTGTCATCCTCAACATAACAATAGGTCATCTTACTTTTGTGAATTTCTTTTAAGATGTCTTTGTTGTTTAGATAATTTTGCTTCTTTACAGTTGTCATGTAATCTCCTACATTTTAAAACTATTATACATTCTTTTGTAAAACAGTCAATGCTTTTCTAGTCCAGAAATACTTTTTTATAAACAGATATTTTAATTAAGTTGATAAATATTGTTGGAGGACCTTACTAATGTCTGCACAATTATGGAATTCAACACAACGCTCAATTGACAGTTTTTTGAACCAAAAAGCTGCTAAGGCGCTTGGCGGTATTAAAAATCCATTTGTAAAAGATATTGCAGGTGGGTTGCTCAATTCGTTCATTCCGGGCTTTGGCGGCGGCATTCCTGATTTTAGAGAATCGGCTTATTCAACTTTAGTTGATAAAAGACTGAATGCTGTTAATAATCAACTTCAAACTGTAATCTCCGTTTATAAGGACAGCGAAGCAGCCGGTGCATTACAAACTACTTATGACTGGCGGGCTCGCTTACGTCCTAAATCCGGCGGTAAAGAACGATTCTACGCCGCCGGTACCGACACTGATTTTCTAATGAGACCAATCCGAGAAAGTAACGGATTAGTTTGGCAATACACCCCATCAGTTACCATGGGCGCCAGCGTTGAATACAATCAAACATTGCTACACGGAATGAATTACCCAATTACAACTTTCATTAATAGTCGACCTAATGAAATTACCATTACAGGTGATTTTACAGCTAACGACATCTATGAAGCAAGATATATGCTAGCAATGCTTATCTTTATGAGAATTGCAACAAAAGCATACTTTGGTGATTCTTCAGTTGCTGAAGGTACATTTGGTACACCGCCGCCTGTTTTGTTGTTTGAATATTTAGGCGAACACGGATTTAATAAAGTTCCTGTAGTTATTACTAGCTACGGCACAACACTACCGGATGATATTGATTACGTTCCAGTTGTTTGCGGCCCGGGCACAATGAGCACAGTAACTTATCTGCCTACAAAATTAAATTTATCAGTAACACTAACACCGTCTTACACACCGCATAAGGTGAGATCTAGATTTAGCCTCAGTGATGTTACTAACGGTAAAGCATATAAGAACGGGTTTATCTAATGGCAACTTTTTTTAGAAATGATAGTTTTTTAAAAGGCAGCGTTCAACTAGGTGATAGATTTTTAGATCTAAACGAATTACCTAGAATACCTATTCTTGATGACGATGAGCCTTATGTTATTGGATACGGCTACGAAGAACGCCCGGATCTTTTAGCACATGCACTTTATGAAAACTCTAGGCTTTGGTGGGTATTTGCTTTACGAAATCCTGATGTATTGATAGATCCAATTAGAGATTTTAAGGCAGGTACACAGATATATCTTCCTAATTCTGTTTCAATTGACAATATTTTAAAGTATAGAGGTGCTTAATCGTGGCTGATCCAGCATCATCTACCACTGCTACCACAGGCGGCGCTGTTGATAAACCAGTACCAGAAATATTTGATCCTTATCTAGGACGAGCATACGGTAACGTATTAGATTTATACGACAACGCTACATACAACATAAAATTAGCAGTAATTCGAGATCTTAGTGTAGTTAATACCGCACAAGGTAACGCATCTGCCAGCGGCGGCACAACAACAACGGCCAACCCTAGAGCAGATACGCCAACTGGAAACTCAAGCACTTCCGGCGGTACTACTAGTGCCTCACCGGCGCCCGCCGCATTGGGTAGAACTCAGCCTGTAAAGCCTGGCGATCAAATTATTATTGCACAAACCGGTGTTACTGGCATCGTGATAGACAACTTAACAATTGTATCTAATGTTGACGATGCATTGAATTATTGGCCTATGAAAATTGAATTTGATTTGATCCAGCCCGGAGCTGCAAATTTAATTGACCAAATGCAAATAGCTAGAAAATGGTTAAAAGTTGAGAGTACCAGTCCTCAATTTTTGATGTCCCTAGAGGTTTCGTTTATGGGACGAAGTGCTGATCCTGATGATGAAGACAAAGGCGGCGCACCAGTACTGGTTGACGGGCCGTATGGATGGATTATTGCAGTAAACAGTATTGAAATTAATGTTGACCAAACTGGTAGCAAATATCACTTTATAGCTACCCCAACAAAAAATATTTTATACAATGACAGAGATTTTAGAATTCCTGTTGAAATTAAATGTACCGGGTCAACGGTACAAGAATCGGTTGACAGTTTTAAGCGTTCGCTTAATACTTACTTGAAAGAAACCTGTCCAGCAGAATGGGTTGGCCCAGATGAATATGTGTTTGATACTAGTAGATTACTAGGATCTTCACAACCACTGTTGCCTCCAAATTCTCCTCTTCGTTCACCATCTGATCCGGACACTAACCCAGCTAGTGCTGTAAGCAGCGGTGGCGCTGCGGCTACCGATAAAGCCAATGATGCTCCTGCGGCCAATACTCTTGTTAATACCGGGCAAGCAGAAATAACTTACAAAGAAGGTTCCTGGATGGTTCCTGCAAAAACAGATTTTTATAATTTCTTTATTAAACTTCTGTCAATTTGTGACAACTTTGTTAACGGTGCAACAAACTTAGAAAACATTAATAATCCTACTTCAAAAACTATTAAAAAAGCAGCATTGAGTTGGATTTCTGTTGAGATGGACGTTGAATATATTAAGTATGATAAGGTTAGAAACGACTATCAAAAGAAAATCATCGTCAGACCTGTAATATACGAAACAGTAAGACCGGACCTAGATTTAAAATTACTAGGCCCTGATGATACTGATCAGCAAAGTAGAAATCAGGAAAATGCTGCTACCTTTAAATTACAAAAATTAAGAAAAGAAAAGAAGTTATTAAAATCCTACAAGTATTTGTTTACAGGATTGAACGACCAAATTCTAAATTTAAATTTAAAATTTGATAACGGATACAATTTACTTCTACCCCCTAGAAATGGTATGATTGGCGATACAGAGTTAATCACAGCACCGATGTTGAATCCAACACAGCCTCTTAATGCTGATCTTAGCACAGCAAGAGGGTTGCTTGGTTTGGTTGATAAGGCTAGAGATGCTGCAAAATTTGCTAATGTTCTCAAGAGTATGACGGAAGGACAAATAGGCAATATTGCAAAATCATTAGGCATTACAGCCGCCGCTGATATTGAATCATTAAAAAATTCAATAAAGAGCGGCACAACACAAGCAGCAGAAGAATTAAGAAATAAATTAAGTGCTAGAACATTGAATCAGGCTGCAAATTCAGCAGCTGAAGCAGAGCGAGCAGCGGCAGCAGGGTCTGGTAATAATAATGTTAAGAATCCAGACGGTACACCATATAAACCTGAATCATCAGGCGCAACATACGCTGAAGATTTGCTCACTGACATTATGGAAAGAGCCGGGGGACTTACTTTACAGCAGATCCTCGATGCAGGACTTATTCGAGCCAGTGATTTAGGTCCTAATCCCTATGAAATGAGACCGCCAGCTACAGTTGATTCAACACCTGCATCTTCTGGTCCTGCAACATCAATGATTTCAAAACGAGCATCACCTACAAACGTGCTGTTCAACTATATGTACACAAAGCATTCCACCCGTCAAGATATGATCGCACTTGATATGTCAATTCGAGGCGATCCCTGGTATTTAGGTTCAGCAAGAGATAAGTCAACTGAAAAAGAAGCTGCATTAAGTGCATCAAACGAGTCATTTATTTTATTACAGGTAGCAACGCCGCCGCCGTTTGACTTAGATCTCAACGACGAAGATAATAATACCGGATATTGGAATATGAACGGCCTAAGTAATTCGTTCAGCGGTGTTTATAAATTATTGAAGGTTGAAAATAAATTTCAAAACGGTGTATTCACAACTAGTTTAACAGGTTCTAAAGACTTCATGGTGCCTCTACATAAAATTAGGCCGCTAGAGCCCGGTAAACCTGCTTCAGACTTTGGGGGCATCGAGTTTGACGCTAACGGTAATCCAATTCGTACCGATGCTGAAACAAACTTAGCTAATAATCTTGTAAGGGCTCCACGTCCAGGTAGCACCACCGGCGGAGGGAATCCGGGTGGCGCTGGAGGCGGCCCTGGTTCACCGGGCGTAACTGGTAGTAACAAACCAGTAGCAGCTAACAGTACAGGGTTCGCTCACCCGTTAGGTGATGCTAAAGGTCTTTCAGTAACTTCTGATTTTGGTCCACGTGCAGAACCAACGCCTGGGGCGAGCAGGGATCATAAGGGTCTCGATATTGGCGCTCCGGCAGGAACTAGAATTTTTGCTACAGCAGGTGGAACAGTATCCAGAGCAGTAGCTTGGGACGGCACTAGTGCTGCTGGTAATTATATAGAAATTGATCACGGCCTTATCAACGGCCAACGAGTTACCACCCGGTACTTACATATGATTGATGCGCCAACTCTGCGTGTTGGCGATCCGGTATCACCAGGAGCATTAGTTGGGGGCGTTGGCAGTACTGGACGCAGCACAGGCAACCACTTGCACTACGAAGTTAGAATTAACGGCGTTCCACAAGATCCAGAACCTTACATTAAGAGATAAAACAGGTCAAATAAATTATGGCATTAAAAGCACCAAACGCAGTAACTGATAGATTAACTAACGACCCAGTGGGCAGAGCAGAAGATTCTGCTGATAAAAAATGGGGCATTTTCATTGGTATTGTTAGATCTACACAAGACGAAGCATTTACAGGAAAAATACAGGTTTTTATTCCTGAATTAGGTAAAGACGCAGGATCTAACAATGGTGTATTTGATTGTTTTTGGAGCAGTCCATTCGCAGGTGCAACAACACCAAACACTGGCACTGATATTAAAAATTATAAAAACACACGACAAAGCTACGGCATGTGGATGCGCCCACCTGACAAAGATAATGTTGTATTAGTATGTTTTGCAGACGGCAATAGAAAATATCCTTATATTATTGGTTGTACGTTTCCTCCTATGCTTACCCATATGGTACCCGGTGTGCCAGCTGGTAAAAGCTATAGTGAGTCGGGGATTAATGTTCCAGTAGCTGAAAAGAATCCGCGCGATGAAAAAACTACGCACAACGATGCAACACGGCCCATGCATGTTGACATTGCAGAGTGGATTGTTAAACAAGGGTTAATTAATGATCCTTTGAGAGGCACAGGCACCAGCGGTTCAAGAAGAGAAGCACCAAGCGAAGTATTTGGTATTTTAACACCTGGCCCTCCCGATCCCAAGGATCCAAAACTTAGATTAGGCGGCCACCAGTTCATAATGGACGACGGCCTAAGATCCGGATCACGCCATATAAGGTTGCGTACCGCACAAGGCAATCAGATATTAATGGACGACATGTTGGGTCTAATATATTTGATTAATAAGAAAGGTAATGCCTGGTTTGAAATGGATATGAACGGCCATGTTCAAATCTATGCAGAAGGTGGCATTAGTATGCGTACCCGAGGCAACTTTAATTTACGAGCAGATAAAAATGTTAACATTGAAGCAGGTAATGACGTACAGATTCGTGCAGCAGGCGACAATATAGGTGTGCTTTCAACATACGATTACCTAGGCCCAAATCCAATGAGCAAACTTGGTAAAGGACCTTTAGGGACCGGTGGCGACGTAAGAATTGAAGCAGCGGGACAGCTGAATGCATTAGCTACTACTAGCATGAAGCATACAGCACTAGGCGGCGACTATGATTTAAGCATTGGCGGAAAAATACGAATGACCGCAGGAAATCCAGCGGCTGCACCGATAGGCGGCATCTCGATGACAACGCCCGGCGGAATTTTACTGGATTCTGCGTTTGAAACAAGAATACAATCAAAAACTACAGTTGGCATCTCAGCCGCTGCCGGAGCAGTTAATATTGTTGGCGGACCACTTATTAATTTAAACTCTAGTGTATTACCACCGGTTATACCTGTACCAGCAGTTGCAGCACCACAAATGGCACTAACAGCAAACAAAGACCAACCATTTGATGCACCAAAGTTTAACCGAGAAGCAGCACTAAAAGGTGGAACTGCCCTCGAGGGCGGCGGACTACGAACTGGTAAGGTTGACAATGTACAAAGTATTGTTGCTAACTTTATCACAGCCGAACCATTCTCCGGTCACTCAAACGCAGATCCAACTAAAGAAAATCCAAGAGCCATAGCTAATAATAAGGCATTTGTTCCTGGGGCGCCGGGTGCAAGCCCGTCAAACAGCACAGTACCAGCAACAGTAATTAATCCCAACGGTACAGTTTCTGTTGGCACAGGGTATGCAGATGCTAACGGTAACCTAGTTACAGGTACACGACCAGGAGGAAGAGGATAATTTATGGCTAACACATCACCCACAGGCAGCACCCCAGCTGGCACTTCAGGACCAGCGTCATCAAACACAGCACCGGCGGCAGGTGCTAGTGATAAAAAAGTTTCAAGTGTAAAAGACTTTGAAAAAAATATTGCTGAGCTTGATAGAGAGAAATTTAATCAAGCACAAGCGGCTCTAGCATCAGCACAAGCACTACTAAACAAATTTGCTGATATTGCTAGAGATCCAAAAGGTGCAGCCATTGCTGCCGCACAAAAAGCAGCGTCAGATGCTATTAAAAACAGTCCTCTATATAAACAATTAAACAACGTGTTGAACAACATTGATTTGGGTAATTTAAAAAATCTACTTGGTCTTGATAGGCTTAGAGATTTAGCAAAATCACTTAATGTTGTAATACCGCCAATTAGATTTCCAGTAACTAACGAAAACTTAGATAAAATCATTGGGATCGCAAAACAATTAAAAGAACTTGAAGCACAGTTAAGAGCATTTGCTATCGCAGGCAATACTGGCTTGCCCGCAGCACTAACAGATGCGGCGTTTAGAAATATGATGAATGATATCAAAGATATCATGGCTACATCAAAAGATAATGCTGAAGCACTAAAACGATTAGAGGATGCAGGATATAAAATTATTTCAGATCCTCCCGGTACAATTTTTGAAGACGCTAACGGTAATAAGATTGTTGACTTCTCAAACGGCCTAGGGCCAATTGGCACAAGTTTAGGTTTGCTAGCCGATCTTAACAAAGCATGGGAAGATGTGAAAGGAAGAATTACTGCCCCAATGAGTAATAACCAGACACTAGCGATGGCAAGTTTTTCAAACCATGTTGGTGCAGAAAACTTTTTAAACAGTGATGTTTTAATTGCGCTTAACGAACTAGCCTATGCTGAAGTTCCAAGACTATTAATGGGTTGGGTAATGGGTTCACCTCCAGGTGGCGTTGGCGCGGCTGTGTTTAGACAAGACTATTATGATAGACGACTATATGAAGCTGAACTATTTCAAACGCCTGACGAAGTTGATATTTCTCCACCAGAAGGTGTAAATCCGGGCGAACTAACATTTGCACAATTGGCAGCAATTTTAGAACTTAGACGAAATAGCTACATTGAACAAAAAATACGAGAATTTGGCTCCAGATAAGAATATAGGGCCTTTCGGCCCTATATTCATTTTATTCTACGCTCTACACCTGATAACAAGTATGCTTATGCACGCTTGATCATGTTTTCCATTTCAGCAAATTCGTTTGGCAGGATGTTATTGCTATAACGGAAGTTGCCTGTTAGATTGATTGTATCAAACAACACATACTTCTTGGTTACAGAATCATACAGTCCCATGCTAACGAACTTTCTGCTTTGATCAAACATACGCAAAAATCGATCAGTACGATGTTCCTTGTTGTACTTCTCGGCGCTAGCGCAGATTTCATCAAACTTCTTTGAAAGTTTATTACGCATTTTCATGCTCTCAACTTAAGGTTGAACCAATAGTGATTTATTTCTAAATCACCGCCCTATGTAGTTATGCACTACAAGTCTTACTATACTTGTTTTTTTATTTTTGTCAAGCGAAAAACCGGCCTAATTAAAATATCTGTTAAAGAATATGATAAATAATTGTATGGCAAAATTCAAAGGTTTCAGCACAGTTGATAGGGTTAGAGCACCATACACTCTAGTCGATAATGAACTTGTAAAGCGAGATTTATTGAATACCTTTTACACAAAAAAGGGTGAAAGATTAATGCGTCCCAACTATGGAAGTATCATATGGGATTTATTAATGGATCCTGAGGATGGTTTTACAAACAGCGAAATCATCGAAGATATTAAAAAAATAGTTGAAGCTGACCCTAGAGTAGAATACCTTGATGCAACAATTTTTACACTAGAACACAGCATTAGAATTGAAGTAGTTTTAAGAATGCTTCCATTCAACAACACTGATACCTTGTATTTAGAATATACAAGAAAGATTATTGAGGGCGTAGATTAATGTCGCTAGTAGCCAGACAGAATAACCTATTTGCAGCAGAAGACTGGACAGTTGCGTATAAAGCATTTACCAATGCTAACTACCAGGCTTATGACTACGATACTATTAGAGCTGCTCTAGTAAACTATATTCAGCAGAATTTTCCAGAGAATTTCAATGACTATCTAGAAAGCAGTGAATTCATTGCTATCATTGAAATGCTAGCTTATTTGGCTCAAACCATTGTGTTTAGAATGGATCTAAACACACGCGAAAACTTCTTAGAATCAGCTGAACGTCGCGACAGCGTATTTAAGCTAGCTCGTATGCTAGGCTATAATCCAAAGCGAAATTTCACAGCCAGCGGCTTAATGAAACTAACATCTGTGCGTACCACAGAGGCTCTCTCAGACAGTTTAGGTAACAACCTCAGCAATCGTCAGATTTATTGGAATGACGCTAATAATCCTCAAAGCTACGAGCAGTTTATTACAATTCTAAATGCTGCAATGGCAGGTTCAAATCGCTTTACCTCACCTTATAAAGTTGGTAAGGTTGGGGGTATCAATACCGAACTATACCGAATTGCTACTCCTATTACAGCACCAATTACATACAACGTTGAAATGAGCATCAACGGTGCTAGTACAGCATTCAACATTGTAAATCCAAATTTCTTAGATAGCGGTTTCTTTTATGAAGAAGCACCAGATCCAACAAATTTGTTTAATTTGATTTATAGAAATGATGGTCTAGGACTACAAAGCAGCGATACTGGTTTCTTTGTGATGTTCAAACAGGGCCTACTTGATTTCGTAGATTTTGAATTTACTGCACCTGTGCAAAATAGAACAGAGGATATTACTGTTCCTAATATTAACGAAACTGATGTATACCTACAAAAGATTAACACAGCAGGCGCAGTTTTAGAACAATGGGTACAAGTTCCAAATCTAATTGGTCAGACATTAAATTATAACAGTGAATTGTTTAATACACGAAACTTGTACTCCGTTGAAAATCTAAATAACGGTGGAATTAAATTAAAATTCTCAGACGGTAACTTTGGTAATATTCCAGTTGGGGTATACCGTTTATGGTATCGAACCAGCTTACCTGAGCGTTATGTTATACAGCCAGAAGATGCTCGCAACCTAACAATTACTGTTCCATATGTGAATAATAAAAATCAAGGTCAGGCTATTACACTAACTTTCCGATTAGAAAAGAAAGTTTCTAATAGTTTACCGCCAGAATCACTGTTGTCAATTAAACAACGTGCTCCACAGGTTTATTATACTCAAAACAGAATGGTTAGCGCACAGGACTATAATGTATTTCCATTAAGTCAGAGCACCAATATTACTAAGATTAAGGCTATTAATAGAACTCATGCTGGTCACAGTAGATATATTGATATTAATGATCCAACAGGTACATATCAGAACGTTGATATGTTTGCCCGCGATGCTATTTTATTCACAGAAGAAAATAACAAGACTGATACTATTATTATCAATGATAATACTACTCCAGCAGAAGTAACAGCAGGTATTTTACCTAATCTATTAAAAACACAAAGTTTAAACAATTTTGTATATTATGGATTAAGAAATCTATGGACCGATTATACTACAAACAAGTTTAAAGTTAATTCACTAAACATTAGATGGGAACCATTGCCACAGAAACTCAGCAGTGATGTTGGCTATATGACTGAGACATTTAGTAGTGGTACTAAAGTTGTTATGACTAACAACGATACTAGAACATCAATGTTTAGAGAAAATAACTTTGTTAAATTTGTTAGTTCATCTGATCTAAGTTATAAGTGGGTGAGAATTCTAGGTGTTACAAATAACGGCGCATTGACTAGCGGACTAACATCCGGGACGGGATCATGGACATTAAGTAGCGAAATTCCACAAGGCTGGTTCGCTGACGAAATGATTGTGAGCTTGAGAAAGTTATTTACGTCTGCAGAAGCATCATTGATTCAATTTGCTATTACAAATAGACAAACATTTGGCCTAGGTTATGATGTGTCATTGGATCAATGGTATATAATTGAAAGCCAAAACTTAAACAGGGATGATGACTTTAACCCAGCTAATGCTAAGAATACATCCGGTCTAGGAAAAGATTCATCTTGGTTAGTATTAATGGAATACTCGCCAATTGATAATTTTAGATATCGCTACAATGTTACACTACGCGGTGAACATTATGTTGTTCAAAGTCGCGATGAACTAAAATTCTACAATGTAAAAAATGTTAAAGTAGTTGACGTTACCAATAAGTCATCGCAGGATACAATTACATTTACTACGCTGAATACAGCACCAGGTTCAAATGAAATGTTTGAGTGGTATAAAAAAGATAGCGAGACCTACGGCTGGAGAAATACAGAAACCGGCGCATTTCATATTCCTAGAGCATATGCCACTGACATTGCACTAAAAACTAGAGATACACGATGGTTTGACATCAGCGTATCTTGGAAGAGCAACTTTGGTTTATTTGATGTTTCTAGTGCAGGTACTAGTTCAAATCCGGTAACAAGAATTGCTAATATTATTAATCCATCAACAGGAAACCGTTATGTAGGTGAAGCAACTGTTGCCCTTAACACATACTTTGATGATGGTACTGAATCTGCTATTACTAGCAACGTTACAATTGCTAACAACACAGGCCAGATAACTCGAATTCCAAGTTCTATTGTTATACCATTTGATACTACAACTTTTGGTAAAAACATTTTAGATGCTAACGGAAATATTACTTACAGACAATTTGCTAATAATAGCGTTAACGAAACTATTTTCCATGGCAACGCTGTGTGCTATTCCTATGGTGCATCAGGCGCAGCTATTGATACATCTAAATCAGGTAGACTATATCTAGCAAATGCAAACGTTACTGCTGGTACTGGTAATCTTGTATACAGCCATTTAGAAGAGAACGATTATTTTATATCTAAAGATAGGTTTACATCTTATAAAGATCAAATTATTGTAACATACAAAACTAATAGAGATAGAATTTCTCAGCCAATCGAATGGCAAATTATTGACGTTTACAAATATCCAGACGGTTATGTAGATCCAAGAAAAGTTATTGTTGCCCCAGTAGATAGTGATGGCGATTTAATACCTGATCGTCCGCTACAGTTTTCTGAATATGTTGACCGTGATGACGTTACAGTATATGAATATTACACTGACTTTGATGGGTACAGCTACGACAGACCAGTATATGATGTGATTCTAGATTACCGCAACGAAAATGCGTTAAATATTAACTTTGCTGACGATACAATCAGTGCAACAAGTTATAAGTTAGAATATACACTTTCTGCCGTAGAATGGTTGTTAGTTAAGAACCTAAACGTTATTGCTACTGGCGGTTCGTCATTACAACCATTGCAAAACAATCAGGGTAAAGCTGCTGGTATCAAAGTATATGCTGAAGAAGAAGATAAAGTTTATCTAATGACTCAGCAAAGTACAGATCCATTAAATGTATATCCTGTAGAAACTACAGATTTCTTTGTTGTTCGCGGACGCGGCCCAACACAAAATACAGCCGCAAGTAATTTTGATCAAAGTATTATTCGTTGGGAGCATGTTGCGCCTAAAGATGTACGAATTGATCCGAGCATAAGTAATGTAGTAGAAATGCTTGTATTAACTAACAATTATAACAATTTAATTAATGAGTGGAAGGCTGCTCCAACTAGAACAACCTTCCCACTGCCGCCAACCAGCGCCGAATTGGCAAACGAATTTAGTAAACTAAACGAATACAAGTCTGCAAGTGATACGTTAGTGTTTAGAAGTGCTAAGTTTAAATTATTGTTTGGTTCCTTAGCAGACACAAACTATCAAGCAAAATTTAGAGTAGTAAAACTTAATAATCAATTAAGTGACAACGAAATTAAGACTAGAATTTTGCTTGCTATTAATGACTACTTTAATGTTGAAAACTGGGAGTTTGGTGAAACATTTTATTTTACTGAACTAAGCAGTTATATACATCAACAACTAGGTAGTGCGATAGGTACAGTAGTAATCATACCTAGAATTTCAACAGGAACATTTGGAAATCTATTCCAAGTTAAAGCTGAACCAAACGAATTATTTTTAAGTGTAGCCACAGTTGACGATATTGAGATTATTGAAAAAATTAATTCAAATACTTTAAGAACTGATCGTTAAGGGTAAAAAGTAATGTCAGAAAATAAGATTTATAAAAAGTTACCAGGTGTTTTACAAACAACAGCTATTAAGAACTTCTTTGAAAGTACTGTTGAGCAGTTGTTTAGTAAAGCCAATTCTGAAATTATTAACGGTTTTATTGGCGAAAGAAATCCAGAAAATCACAAATCTGGCGCTGCTTTCTTACAGGAAGAAACCGCTACTAGACAGTTCTATAGCTTATCGCCTGTAGTTAATACAATCAATAGTGCAACTGGTGAAAGCGAAAACTTAATCTTCTTTGACGAGCTATTAGATACATTAAAGACCTACGGCGTAGACACAAAAAATCAAAATAAGATCTTTGGTGAAAACTACTATTCATATCTACCACCAATTGATTCTGACAAACTGTTAAACTACCAAGAATATTTTTGGAGTCCAGAAGGTCCGCCAAGTATTCAAATTCAAGGCACATTGTCTAAGCCAATTGATATTGAAAAAGATATTATTGGCAAAACAAGTCATACAACACCCAACGGGCTTTCACTAAAAAACGGCATGGTTGTGCGTTTTGTTGGCGACTTTGTTATTCCTAGAGCTTACTTGAACACTGAATATATTATTGAAGGTGTTGGCGAGCAGATCCGTTTAGTTGAAAAAGACGATAGCTTTGAAAGTTTTGCTAGTACTTCTTATACTGTACTACCAGATCCAGCTGACCAGTTTGACTCATCAATATACAGCCTAAGTGATTCTAATGTTGTGTTTAGTGCAGCAAGCATCTCAAATGTTATTGTTGTGAATGCTGGTGTTGGCTATGTAAACCCAACTGTATCATTTATAGGTGCAAACGACTCACCTGCTTTGGCTACAGTATCTCTAGATAGTAACGGTAGTGTTACAACCTTTGTTATTACTGACGGTGGTATCGAATATAGCGGTCCTGTTGGTGTAATTCTCAACGATATTAGTGTAACAGCAAATGTTACTGTTAGTGATTTTGTATCATACGGATCTAATCCTATTGTAGCTAAACAGTTTGTTTTAAACACTAATACTAATATTAAAGTTGGGCAAGTAGTAACAGGTTTCGTATCTGGAATAGTTGATACAATTTCGTCAGACTTTGATTCAAATGCTAATACTTGGGTGCATACATTAACTTTAGAAGATGCACAAACCTTTAACTATGCTGAAGCAAATACGAACCCAACGTTATCTTTCACTGGTAGAGATTTCCTAGGAGAAGTTCGTAGAGATTTAATGCATACCATTACTGGTAGCAATGTTAATGTGTTAGCAACACAGGCGGTTACAGGTATTGATCCAAACACTGGTGAATATTATTTTAGAGGCGGACGATACTCTTTTGATAAAAATCTAACTACTCTAGAAGGCGGAGACGGCGATAGCAATACCGGCGACTTAAAGTGGGGCGGCCGAAAAAATGAAGTTGCGCCTGACTATATTCTAATTGGCCGCGGCGCAAGAAATAAAAACGTATGGAGTCGTACAAACTTTTGGTTCCATAAAGATAACTTCATTGATGCCGGTGTCGAAGTACCAGAAAATACCTGGCGTGCAAAGCGTCCAATTATTGAGTTTCACCACAATATAGAACTATATAATCATGGTTCTCAGCACATTGGTACTGCTACTATTGCTGCCACCGAATACAAAAAGGATCAGCAATATACACAAGTTAGCGGTAGTAATGTTGAAGTAGGCGGCGGCGTCATTGGTATGATGTCTGGTAGCACCATTGACGATGTACCTGTTGAAAATGCAGTATTAATATTCCCAAATGAAACTCTTGATGTAGCAAAATATGTTTATCTAGCATCTACAGATATTGATTCGTCGAGTCCAACTTTTGGTAAAATTAAAGTTAGACGATTAGGTCACCCAACACTTAATCCGTCAAATAAAGCCGATGGTGATGTTGGCTTCGTGCCATGGGAAGTTGAAGTAGGTGATGTCATACAAATCACATCAGGTCGCTTTAATATTGGTAATGAATATTATTGGACAGAAGATGGATGGAAGCTAGCACAGCAAAAAATTAGCAATAATCAGCCTCCACTGTTTAATTTATATGACGATCAGGGTAATTATCTTGGTGACGAAGGTTTATATCCTGCAAGCTCCTTTGCTGGTAATGAAATTTTCAGTTATAAGGTATCAACAATAGTTGGTGCTGACGATGACAACATTTTAGGTTTCCCTCTATCATATAGAGCCTTTAAAGCCAGCAGCGAAATTGAATTTGAAAACGACATCATTAATGAATCTGTAAATTACACCCCAATTGGTACAACTACAGCACAGTCTGTGGCTGGCTATTATTTTTACAAAAATAGTGATACTGGTTTATTTGAAACCCACTGGAAGCCAAGTAGTGACAGTAATAAACAGAGAATCATTACAACTTATAACATAGATCAATATGATGTTGATGAAAGTCAGACCCTATTTTATATTGGTGCTGTACCAAACGTAAAACCTACAGAAAATAGCGGTTACGATATTAAAGTAACAGTCAACGGTATTAAAAGAGAAGACTTTACCTATGTAACAGATCTACTAAAACCAGGATTTATTAGATTTGATACTTTTAATTTTAGTCTAAATGACTTCATTGAAATTAGTGTGCTCAGTGATAGCGGTTTATTATCTCTAGATAGAATTAGTAAGTTTGAACTACCTATTTCTTGGAGACAGGATCCAAGTAACGTAGTTGACGTTATTTCAATATCAGAGCCAGAATTCCTGCCACATTTCAAAAATTATATGGAATCTCAGGATGGATTCCAGGGAAATCCTTTAGAGTCAAACAATTTTAGTAATACAGCTAAGGAAAGTAAGTATGCCAAGGATATTGTTTACACAGATCAAAATCTAGTACTTGGTGCGTTCTTAATTGACGATCAGCCTCATAATTTAGTTAATGCTCTTCGATTTAACTCAGCTGAATATGAGAAATACAAAAACAGATTAAAGAAAGAAATTGACAACTACTATAATACATTTTCTATAGAAAACTTTTCAAATGAATATGTATTAGAGCGTGTTCTACGCAATTTGATTTCTTATCGTACCGGTACCAATGTATTCAATAGAACTTATGTTGTACCGTTTGGCGACAATTATTCCGAGGAAACATTTGTAATAAACGATGTTACACGAACAGAATTTGTATCTTCAATTGACTCAGATCTAGATAAGATTGAAAACAGTTTGTTAGTGTACAAAAAGACAAACAATGTTGTATCACTATTAACAGTTGACAGGGACTATTCTATAACAAATTACAGTCCTATTACTATTCAGACAACTAGTGATGTTTCATTTGTTCTTGGCGATCAAATAATTTTTAAAATTTATAATGAAAATAGAGACAGCGCACAATGTCCTCCTACGCCAAGTACAGCTGGATTGTATCCCCTCTCAAGACCAGAAATTATGTATGATTATACATATGAAACACCTATACAGGTTGTTCTAGGTCATGATGGATCTCGTACACCAGTGCTTGGAGATCGTCGCGATGAGATCTTGCTCGAGTTTGAAAAGAGAATTTACAACGCAGCCAAAGCTGAATTTCGATCAGCAAACAGTTTACCAGCGTTAAACTTTAGTGCTGTTAAGACAGGTGCTTTCCGTAATACAAATTTTGCCAACAGAGAATGGTTTGATCTATTACGATTCAGCTTTGCTAACTGGGTGTCACAATATAATTTAGATTTCGTTAAGAATGAATATTTTGATGAAAACGACGAGTTTTCGTGGAACTACAGAGGCACTTCTGATATACCCGGACACTGGCGTGGTTGGATGGAGTATTATTACGATACATACGAACCACATCGTCATCCATGGGAAATGCTAGGCTTCTTTGAAAAGCCAACATGGTGGGACAACCAATACGGCACAGACTATAGCAGCAACAATATTGCTATGTGGAACGATCTAGAAGAAGGTATTATCCGCCAGGGCGATAGAGAAAATGTTACAAATAGCAAATATTTAACTAATAATCCTTTCCGTAGAGAAGGATTACACATGGTTATACCTGTTGACGAGAACGGTGAGCTAAAGTCTCCGTTTAATATTATTTCAACAGGCACAACAACTAAAACACAAGAGTGGACCAATTCTAGAAACTCATCAGCTATTTCAAGTTTGGGTTCTAGTGCATATAAAGCAAACAGTTACTTAACAGT